AGTCTATTTTTTATCTAGATTTCGTATCCCAGATATTAAAAAATACAGTGGTATTCAAACGCTTACAGAACAGCTAGGACAATATGCATTTGCAGCTGAAAAAAAGAGTCCATTCATAAAAAAAATTATAGATAATATTATGATTCAACTCATTCCCAACGAAGATATCCCTAATACAAAAGAGGAGGAAGTATGTTGTACAACTGGACCAAGAATGGTTACTCTTACCTATGTGAACTATGATAAAAAAAACGAAATTACTATAATTAAACCAACCAAATATGAAAATATGATGTTCGGTGACTATGGAAAGCATCATCATGAAGGAAGCTGGAAATAATGTGAAATGCATTGTTTTGTATTGTATCATGATAACATATAGTATGCGATTCTTATCTTTGACACATTTTTTATCGATGTTCTCTACCATTCCAGAGAACCTTAATAGTTTAGCCAAGTTTAGGAAAAATGCCAAAGTAAAAACGGCGAAAACAATTATACCATTTCTAGAATATATATCCGATAAATCCATTCATTCAAAGGATATAGAATTACTGTATGAGAACTTTCGCAATCGTTTGGACTATTTAGAACGTTTTTATCATGTTTCTCTAGAAGTCGAAAATGGACGACCAATGGCTATAGACGGCGAAGTAGATGCAATGTCTATACGATCCATCAACAATGACTTTTCCGTGAAATACAAGAATATTATTCGAAATATGTTTTACAAAGATATTTTACTAAAAACGAAATCCGGATTAGAGAACATTCCCAGTTTTTTGGAAGTTTTAGGCGATTTTTATTTACGAGGAATAATTGATTATAAAATATTAACCCCCAGTTCTCTTTTTTATATGAAACAAGGACGTTTAGGAAGTGTATTTTCTTCCTATTACTTTCGGGCTTCTATTATGAACCCCCTTGTTCCATATTCCATCAATCATTCGTATTTAAAAGGCCGTCGGATTTTTACACCAACTTTAGGATGGGGATCTTATTGCTATGGATTTCTAGAATGTCCTATGGTAGAAGAATATGTTGGAACGGATGTCATTCCCGCGGTATGTAAAAAGACGGAAGAGTTTGCAAAAACCTTCTATAGCACAAAAAAAACAACTATTTTTTGTGAACCTTCGGAGAACCTTTTAAAATCATCGATATTTAGACAAAAATACAAAGGACATTTCGATGTAGTATTTTTCAGCCCTCCCTATTACCGGTTGGAAATGTATCCAGGCAAAGATCAAAGTACAATTCAATACAAATCTTATGAAGAATGGTTGGAGAACTATTGGAGTGCTACCATGGAATTATGCTATTGGGTTCTAAAAAAAGGAGGAAAGATGTGTTATATTTTATCGGGATACGGAGCAGAAGGGCATATAGATTCGTATGATTTATTGGGGGATATGAATCATTTAGCAAAAATGGTATTTGGTAGTTCTCCTAAAATATTCGAAATGGGAAATAAAAATGCAAACATGACAAAACATAGGGAGACGAGTGAAAAAATAGTGATATTTAGTAAGAACTAAAAATAGATTGATTGTATGTTATCTATAATTACTTGTAACACGCTTGCAAAATATATGATAATATTTATATATAATGTCAAACAAGAGACCAAGAACTGAAAATGGATATGATCCATTGCCATCAGATGAGGCTCATATAGATTTGTATTCGTCTCAACCCGATGAAGGAGGAATTGAAGGAGTAGAACCAGATGTATTAAATACAATTGGTGTACTTGACGAATATGATACAGATGCTAGAGAACCTTTATTGGCATCATATAATGATTCCGCTTACAATGCAGATGATAGCCAATCTGAAGCAAGTACACGTACGGCTCAATCCGCTTCGAGTTTAGTTACATCTATAGCTAGTTTACCTGCTCTTTATACACCAGATATAGTACAATCACTTGCACTTGCTAATTCAAATAATAACCTAGTATTACAAGCCAATCAATGTGGTACATCTATAATAGAAACTGGGTCAAATATATTAGCAGCTACTGCACAATCTACGCATGAACTTGTAGATCCATATACAAAAGTGTTAAAAAGTTACGGCAATCTTCTTACATGGGCTATTCAGAATCCTACAGATGTAAGAAGACGTCTAGAAAATTTTGAATCAATAATTAGATTGAAAACAACATTAGGTATAATGAGATGGAATAGAGGTAGTTATGAACAAACCGAAGCCCCATTTTTACTTATGAAAATAAATATGTTGGATACATTTCGGTCCATGGTTTTAAATATGCTAGAAGTTAAAAAAAGAATATCCGGTTTCGGAGAAATAACATTATCTATGGTAATAGATGTTGTAAAACATCCATTAGTTGCGAGTGCATATCTTATATTACAAGCAGTAGATTTGCTTCATAAAGGTCGTCCTCTTACTGAATTAGATCCTTTGGTTCAAATGAAAGACAAAATTAATTTTATTTTAGAACTTTTGATAGAAACAAAAGATAGTCCTGAAGGAAGTACTCGCCTACGCGGAATTACAGTTCGTAGTCCACGAATACAATTATTAGCACTTTTACCTAATATCAATCTTTCAGATGAATTATTACTTCCAATAAACTTTGCCCATGTTTTTACTATTAATCACAATTCAAATGTATATAAAATTAATTTGAAACATGGTGTAATATTAAAGGCATACATTGATTTAATATTGGGTCAACAGCTTGCAGGAGTTCATGCAGAACAAGATATAGCAGCTGGATTACCTCAAGAAACAAAAGATTTTTTAGCAAATATTCATACATTTTTAGGTCAAGATAGAGAAATGGATATAGGAACATTGATAAATCAATTACATGGAATAATGAGTCAAGCACCTCAATCAGTATTAAATCCCCAAGGCCGGTTGAATCGAAATGTTAGAGAAACCCCAATTACTATACATGGACTATTAACTAAGCTTAGTGAATATAATGTAGAAGGACGCAGTGCTGTAAATGTTGAAAATGTTGCAAGAATATTACCTACTTCTAATTTTGCAAACGGAGAAATAGTAATTGATAACGAAAACTTGCTGCAAATTGTTAGTATTTTAGCTAATGCGACTGTGAGAAAAGAGAATGGCGAAGAAGCGTTTCGTGAAATTGGATTTAAACAAGAAAATAGTGGCGTAAATGCTATACTAAATTATGATATTGTAATACAATGGCTACGTCAACCTGCCGAAGAAGGAGGATTACTAACAACGAATGGGTTAGACCGAGTACATGAATTATTTTTTACATGTCAACTTATGGTAATACAAGGTATACCATCCATTTCATGTTCTATATCTAGCACTGGAAAACGTCGGCGTGCAGGTGGTTCGTCTAAATCAAAAAATAAAAAACATACTCGTAAAAATAAGAAACATTTTACACGTAAACAAAATAAAAAACAAAAAAATAATAAGAACACTTACAAACATAAAAAACGATAAAACCCACTGAAAATTGAAATACTTTTATTATTAATTGTGTTATAGTAATTCTATTACACAATTAATCATTGTTCGATATATTCCAGATAGTTATTACATGCAAAAATGGGTTCCGGAGTTAGCAGCGAACACCATATGTTCGAAATTATTCGACGCGACTTGACACGAGAGTTCTATGAAAAAGATAGTGCAAAACCTAGATTTATAGACGGCATTGAAATCCCCGAAGACTTTTCCGATGAAGTCCGGCTAAAAAAAGACATAGCATGGGCAAAACGAGAACTTGTACGTATTCGGCTATTACAACAAAAAACAAATAAAAATATATAAATATCCATCATTCGGTAGGTGGTTCTCAACAAGCATTGATACTATCCAACATTTCCTGTGGATAATTCATTTCTTTCAAGATCTTTATCGCCCCCTGTATTTTAGAAATACCCTCTTCCAATCGGTATGTAAATCTATATCCTCCTTCTACTTCTTTATCTGCAATGACCCCCATCTTATAATTCTGTATTTTTTTTGATTTCCTAAACTTCTTGCAAACATAGACATAATGAGTAGTTAACATAAAATCGATATGGTCATATTTAGACAAATATTTCAAGAACGCATAGGCCGATTTACCAGCTTCTGTCGGATTGGTTCCGGAATACAATTCATCCAAAATAGCGAAATGACGGCATCCATCCACATTTTCAGAAACCAAATCGATAATTTCTTTGCACCTGCGGGACTCGGCTTGGAATAAACTATCGCGACCAGATGTATCTGGTATATTCAAATAAGAATGAATATGGGTATAGGGTCGAATGATAGAGCCTTGTCCATAAAATCCACATCCGACTTGTTGCGAAAATACAATATTAATTGCCGTGCTTTTCAATAGCGTGGTTTTCCCAGCAGCGTTGGGGGCACTAACAATCATGTTTTTTTTAAATCTTACGGTATTGACCACGCCTCCAATATGTAGAGGATAATACTGGTCTACAAAGTGAGTAGCCTCTTTTTCCGAAAAAGCGGTATAAGATACATTTCCGGAAGCCAGGTTCTCATAAACACCTCTTAAATTATCAATATATCCTTCAAATCCAAAAGAATACCGTAAGGCATCCCCATATTCTTCTATAGCATGAATCCGATAATAACATTTTAACAAGTATCCAAAGGAGGATGCCGTATTGGCAGAATAAGAAAATCTCTGTATAGTAGATAATTCCGCGAGCATGGTATGGAGAACATCGCAATGTTTGTCCGTGTTTTTGCAAAATAAGGTATAGGATTCTTTGTTTGAATGCATAGTAGAAAAACATTCCATTTTTTTCACCACATTAGAAATATATGTCTTCATTTCTAATAAATGACGATTGATTTTGGTTATATTTTCATGAAAACGCATACAAGACCGAACATTTTGATATATTTGAAATCCGTAAAAGGCAACAATGAGTAACAAATAAGCTATTTTTTCTATACTCAGATTTCCACGTACTTGATTCATAATCATACCTATAAAATGATTTTTGGTAATAGAATGCAACATATCAATATAGCTGGAAACGGAAATATCTATGCCTCGTAGTTTCAATAGAAAAAACGGTATCAATAAAAGTAAAAATGGCAAGAGAAGCGACAAGACAGGGGAGAACAATTGTACCATCGAAATAATTTGCAAAAAATAAGCCGAATGATTTAGATGATGTAACATTTCCCAATCCATGTATGAATATCTTTCCATAAAAGAATCATCATCTTTTATAGACCCCCATATTTCCACTATTTTTTGAGTATTTAATACAGGTTCTCCTTTTGTACAAGAAGATTCTATATATTCAGGTATTTCACGAAGCACACATTGTGTATTTTCTAAATACGTGGTATCGGTTGTGTATTGTTTGGCCCAATCAGGTATCAATGCTTTCGCAAAATCATGAGATGGACGGAAGAGAACCTCATACATAGAATTAGAATCACTTAGAGAATCCTTTAATTCTAAATCAGAACATACAATAGACGATAATTCATGTTTTTTGGATTCATCTAAATAAGTAATTGGAAGATGAAACCCGGAATGCAACTGATTTTTTATAGGTGGATTGTTTGTAGATAAATCTATATCCGAAACCGGAGTTTTTTCCGGTTTATCTAAAAAAGAAGAAGCCATATTCTCCTTTATGTTCATTAAAAAAGAATGCATCTATAGGATGATACCATATATATTGTTTTTTTATCTTACGCATTTTGAATAACATTGTAAACTCCTATAAAATATTTATAGAAGGTAAAATCTATATATGTAGTATATATCCTCAAATTATAAAAAATCGTCAATATTTATATTGGACAATGAAAGATTCATTAAAATTCTTTGTAAAATAGTATCAGTAGACTGAGATGTTTTAAATGTATTAATACTAGATATTATAGTATGATTACGTTTTACATAAGAAGCATTCATACATATTGCATTTATTTCTTTGGTATTGCAAAGATGTCGTATTTGTAAATCAATCGGAATATACATTGTATAACATTTTTGCATCAATAATTCAGCTCCTTTGTATGATACTACATATCCTTGGGTACCATACCCCGTAAGGTTTCCTGTAAAATCATATTGATTCATTTCTGTATTAATAAATGTAATATCCTTTTCTACATTTATTGTTAAATTATGAAAATCTTCTCTTAAAAACTCAATACCTTCTTCTAAAATCATACAAGCATCTAATTTGTTTTCTACTATATGTTTCCAACAATTATAATGACTCATAAAACATCCTATTTCACCTAGTAGAGATTCCTTATTTTTTCTAAAACCACTTCCGTTGATACTAATTCGATTATTTGCTATATATTTTAATATTACATTGGTTTCATTTTTATGGTTAACAGCTGGCATGCGAAACAATCGTTTGTTCAAAGATTTCCATTTTTCTCTAAAATCGGTAAAGTTATCCCATAATTCTTTACGATAATCCAAATTAATAATAATACAGTTATTTACATGTATTTCAGAAGTCATTAGCTTTTGAATATTTTATATCTATAGTATAAAATATTTAGTTTCTTTTGGATATTGAATAATTTATATATTTTTGTATTTCATATTATAGGTTTATACTACTGGGGTTACAGTTTCGAGAGCAACCACTTGACGCTTCAAAAAATGTTTATTGATATATTTTTGAATAGTAAAGTGTGTCAAAAGTACATCCTTTACTTCATCTCCTAAAAGACGCAATAACGGATCATTTGGTACAATGACCGACTTTTTCTCAGGGTTTTGCAACTTGTTTTCTGAAATATATGTCATCAACTTTTTGGTAACTTCGGTTCTTGGAATATGGGTACCGCGTTCTAATCCCATGAAATCACACAATTCATCTGTAACAGGAACTGGCAATGCAAATCCACTGGGCTTTCGATGTTTCTTTTGTTTCGAACTTTGCTTCGACATTTTCTTGATTGCCTTTTCAAATGCTTTTTCTAATTGTCTAAAGTCAGATAATGTGTCATCGGCCTCTTTTTTATTTGCCAATAATCGCTGCTTCATAAAGTCCATCTTATCTTGGAACTTTTGAATATGCGGAGGATAAACAATGGCAACTGGTTCAGATACCTCAAGTGTAGATTCGGGTTGTTCGCTCATTTTAATGCTACTATTCTATATAGTATATAGTAGTTTAGTGTTTATATTGTTTATCTAATATATGATTTATATCCTACAATATATAGGATATATATCTTCCATGGGAAAACATAATTGCATTCTGTGGGGTTCGAACCCACGTATCTTTACGATATTGGATCTTAAGACCAACGCCTTGGACCACTCGGCCAAGAATGCATAGTTTTTATAGTACATTTTTATAGTACATTTTTATAGTACATTTTTATAGTATATCACATAATAAATGTGTATTTCACGTTAAATAGTTGATTTACTTAGATGCACGCTTCGGAGTACGCTTTACAGTAGTAAAGCCCTCGCTGTCCTTATCCTTAGGAGGACCACGGGGTCTGACCTTACGGGGCTTAGACTCAGATACAACTGGCTCGCTTGGCAATTCCGAATCATCGGACTTTCCAGAAAGAGCATTCAATCGACGCGTCTCGCAAAGAATCAATCCGCCTCGAATACCAGTGACATCCACCGCATGGAACTCATGCTTATCATTGGATGGCTTAGTAAGGCTAAACTCTACATACTCGCCTTGAGTCAAATACTTGTAATGAGACGAATCAGATTTAATCGAGGAATAATGGACAAAAATATCCTTGTCCAAAAAATCACCGGTATCACATACGGTAATAAATCCATATCCGGCCTTACTATTAAACCACTTCACCTTTCCAGTTAATAGGGAACTTGTACTACTCATTGGTATTACTTTTATATACCATTCTATAAGGATGGTTTTATATTGTTTCAATTTATATTTTCTAAAATGTATATATAATGTTTGAGTTCGTATTTAGAAAAAAAGCATCGATTATTATTTTGTGTACTATTATAGGTCTGTCTATTATATTTTCTATATTATTTAATATTCATTTGCAGGAAGGAATGCAGGGTCAGGAAGAAGGTGCTAAACCACGTAAAAACAATGCAAATACAGTAGTAGATACTACAGACGATAATTATAATGAAATAAAACCACCACCGCCTATGAATAATCCACCTCCAGGTATGAAACAAAAAATTACAGATCTATTATCGAACGAAAATCTTACTATAATGGAAAAAATGAAGAAATTAGAACCCGTTGTAAAAAAATACATAGTACTGAATGATATTTTTAATGAAAATGAAAACGCATATTATAATGAGTTTGCAGATGCAATTTCTGAACCAGCTAAAATGGATTCGAATGGTACAGCAAAAGACCCGAATGCAATTTCTGCAGGAAATCGAGAAAAAGCCAAACAGGTTTTATCAAATAATAAACTATCTATGATAGATAAAATCATAAAATTAAAAGAATTGGCAGGAGAAGACAAGAAATTAACTGCAATTCAAACCAACTATGAAAATGCATGGAGAGATATGATAATGAAAAATGTTTCATCAAAAAATACATAGATTTATATTTATCTATATGTTAATGTCTGGTCATATAGAACAATATTCTGTATGACCAGACATTACAGATACAAACAACATACTTATATGTAATTCCATATACATTATATTTTCTGAAAACAATATATAATGTTTAGAAAAACCGCCGCAATTATTCTATTCATAGTGATACTAATTATATCACTTATTTTTTCTATAATAGGAATGAATAAAATATTTGAAGGAATAGATGGAGATACGGTTCTAATAAATAACCCTCCACCAAGTATAATACAAAAACTGTCATCTACTATAAACAGTGATAATTATACCATTATGGATAAAATGTTGCTAATACAACCTATCGTAAAAAAATACGTTATTACGAATGATATATTCAATGAATATGTTGATTCATATTACGACGCATTACGTTATGCTTTTCAAAAAGTACCGAGCTTAAACGAAGACTCACTAAATCCAAAAGATAAAGAAGATTCACCTATTACTATGGAAAACCGTGTAAAAGCAAAAATGATAATAAATAATACAAATATAAATACGATTGACAAAATATCACAATTAAAAACTTTATCTGGTGAAAATAAAACTATTAATGATATTCAGGAAAAACATGAAAAAATATGGCTAGATAATATTAGTGCATATTTGAAGGAAAAAAGTTTGAAATAAAAGATCGGGTTATAAATATTTTTATATAGTATGCAACAAAATATCACATAATTCGGAATAATCTGGTATTTCGTCAATTATTAAATTATAACATATACCAAAATATTGCAATACATTTGAAAATATTTCTTTTGTTTCTCCACGGATAGAAATTATACCATATTGTTCATATAGTTTGTCAAATATTTTTTCAATACTACTATATTGTTTCCATTTTTTTCGCAACAAATTTTTTGGATGCAATATATGTATTTCATCATATATAGTTGATTCTATTGATTCTGTAGATTGTGTGTATTTGGTATGCGAAATATTTGACCACGGTACATCTCCTAATAAAAATGAAAAAAATATATATACTATAGGTATCAAATCATCTCGATAAGAGGATTCACATCCGTCGTGAACATAGTAACTAATATATTTAGGTGTTCCTATAATAGTTTCTTTTGTCTGGATATTCGGTTCACTTGAAATAGGTTGGTCTCGAACCGTAGATGTAGCTAGTCCAAAATCTATTAAAAATAATTCTTTATTTCGCATCATAAAATTGGCAGGTTTTATGTCTCTGTGAATAATTTTGCGTTTGTGTATATGTCCCAATATATTTACCATATTTGCCAACAATTTAAGTATATGAACCATATACTCCGGTTGATTATGATTATTATTGTCACCATTCATAGATAAATAATTGGTTTTTACATCCGATATATATTGTGACACGGGTGTATCATAATAGTCCATAACTAAACAACGATAATTCGAAAAAATGCCATACCATAAAACAGCTGGTGTTGTTCTGCATCCATCGGAATATAAATAATTTAATATCATAGATTCCTGTCGTATGGTACTATATTCACACTCTTTTTTTTCTAGTTTTATAGCTACAATAGAATTGGTTTTTACATGTTCTCCTTTGTATACACTTCCAAACTTACCTTCTCCAATTTTTTCTACTATAGTATATTTATTTGCTATGACAGGTGATTTGTCATTTTGTGTATTTTCCATTTTATTATAATATTATAATGAATAATAATGACAATCATTTATATAGTAATGATTCTATGTAAATCATATTGAAAAATGTTAACATCTGGAGACATGAAACAATATTCCATATTACCAGTATATATGCTAAACCGTATATGTTTTTGTCCATGAGCAACTCAAAGTGAGAGTATAAATTAAATAAATGCATATAAAGAAGCTACACCACAGCATAGATGTGATAGTCCATGATAAAACAAATGTGAAGAACAACACCATTCATTTTTAGAAAAATAATCGCTTAAATAAAAAAAATAAATCATAAAAGCAATAAAACATAAATATGTACACAAAAGTATATTACCTAAACGTTTATAAAATAATGTATAACATATAAATAATAAAATTGCTATTTTTGCAATGAAAGCGTCGATTTTATGAATATATGAATATTGTATAGGATTGTTCCAAAATAATTGCGAAAATATAAATGCAATCAACACTAATATAGCTAACGTAATTTCCGGTGTATTTTTACGTGAATAAAATATAAAAAACACAAAAGACACAAGTAATATACTGCTAGTTATTTGTAAATATTGCGGTTGAATATTATTACAATAGTGATTATCATTATTTATTACTGTATTTATATTTGTATTTGTATCTATCATATAAAAATGATAACGAAAAAATCTCCCAATAAAAATTGCACAAATAGTATAAACAATAATTGTAATGTTCTCTATCGATTATGTCTGAGTTATCTGGAATCAATATAAAAAAAATATATGAGGATGCTTTAGCTGACCCCGAGTTATTATCCACTATCAACATAAATAAAATCCTAGATACATTAGAATGTAGTAAAACGGATTATTTGGAGAACAAAACATTTACGATCATCCATAGTGATATTATAGATGCATTGCGTGATCTTGATATAAAACAAGAACAAATCGAACAATTATCGGATAAATTGGTAGAATATAGGTATGTAGATGAAATATGCCATTTACATAAAGGTAAATATGTTCGATGGATGAAACGTGACCGTCCGGGAGAACTTACTAAAGGCGGTGTAGTAATGAATATAATATTTTTGGAAACGGGGGTTAATATTTTATGTATAAATCTTGCCAAACAATTCATCCAATATAAATTCGACGATTGTATTACGTTTCAAAAATTAAACATGGAGGAACAATTGATATTAATGGCATATGATCATTTGGAAAAGGAGAACCTGTAAAAATCTACATAAAATATAGATATACAAAATGCATATTTCACTTATCAATGATTTTAAACAAGAAACCCCTGTGAATAGTAAAAATAAAAGGGGGCGATATGTGTGTCCAATTACATACGATATATTAACTATCAATAATACTATAAAAATTGGAAATGTTCTCTATTCCGCAAAAGGACTATGTGAATGGACGAAACATTCTATATCTCAGCAATATGAAGATTTAGTGGACTTATGTCAAAACCAAAATTGCACCGTTGATAATATTTTGGAGAACATTATCATCCGTTCTCCTATAACCAATATTCCATTTGAATATTCGGTTGTTATATTATTATACAAATTATTTATACAGCAGTATGACAAAAATGTAATAGAATCGATTTGTTTATTCATAAAAAAAACGTGTGATTAGTTGTTAATTAGGTAATTAAAAGTTCATAGCAAAATCATATACAAAACAATGAGGATTCTTAGAAAATCAAAATATAAAATCATATAAATTGGAGGCAATTTTTATATTTTTATTTATTCAAATATTTTTATAACAAAACTTACAATGCGATCTTATGCGGTTTTCACAGGGTCTGGTGTAGGTGCAGATGCTGCTACTGCTACTCTGGGGACAAACTCTTCGATGGTAGCATCCCATACGACGGAAGATACATAGGCACCTACTTCGGCATCCCAAATCATGGGAGCCGTCAAATGGTAATGCGGTACTGATTCTTTTTTTGCTTTGTAGCCGGTGATGGTGCGAATAGACGCATTGCATTCTTTGCAGCTAAATCCACCATTGCCGTATTTCTCCGACCATTCATCGGGATCAACACCGCATGAATTGTAGCCTTCCAAGTAATAATAGCAGTCTTTGCAGTAGACATGCTTGCAGTTGGTGCGATAAATATTATCATATTTGTGGGGGTTTTTACAGCGAACACATTGGTCCGGATATACTTCCTGGGTTTTTCTGTAGTTGACGGTAATGTATTTTAGGCCTTTGGACATCTTTGTAAATGTAGCTTGCGAGCGAAAATAGGGTTGTAGTTGGTCGGTGCCAAGTATTCAAGGGTGAATAAGAATGACATATAATAAACATTAAAAAAGTATTTCAATTTTCTGAAATGAATATCTACGCAAATATACTGTATTGTATTACAGTATATTTGTTGACCCCACAAATAAAAATTGCACACACTGGGGGTTGAACCCAGGACCTCCGGTACATAAGACCGACGCTCTAACCAACTGAGCTATGCGTGCCTAATATTATCTACCACCCCATGGGGTAGATACAATATATAAGTGGTTATCTTTATATATATTTATTTTATTGTTTTTAGATTAGATTACCTTATAAGAATAGACATTAGTTACGACAGATTATGTATGTTTTCGCGTACATCTACTTAATCTTGTTTTTGTTTTTTTGGTTTTATTTTGTGGAGTAGATAAATAGAAAAACTCTTTTATATAATACATCATTTTTTTTGATACCTGTATATTATTCATATGATTGGTCGGTTTTGTAAAATGGTTCGCAAACGTCTTATGCATGATTTCTTTTGTAAATACAAAAGGTAAATATGCAAATGCCCTTTCTATGATAGTATTTTTTGCCAGATTGTGATAATATGGTGCAGGTTGTATATAATATATTTTTTTATAATTCATTTTAGAATGATATACATCATCTACAAAACAGATATCCGTATTCTTTGGTAGTAATGTACATTTTATAAAATCATTGTGTGTTTTTTCATTGGTAGTTCTCCTAGGCTCAATAATACGATTACCTAATTTAAATCTGCCAATAATACTATCAAATAATGGAGTAGAAATGATCCCTAGTTTATAATCAAAATAATTTGATATATATTTAGGTATTTCCGGAGAGAACCGGTTGTTTGTATATAAATAAATATGCTTACAATGGCCTATTTTTTTTTTATTATATAAATATTCCAAAATAGTCACAATTCCGAATCTTAAAAACTCTGGAAAAATGTCCAATAATGTATTGAATTGTTCCTGTGTTTTCGTAAAAGAATCAATACTCCATAAACGCACTAAATCTAAAAAATCACCTAAGGTTTCGTCTAAGTCAAAAACAATCACTTTTTGGTTTTTTATCGTGGTTGTTTTTACAAAAGACCCCTTATGAATCGTTATATATGGTGGGTCATGTATCATACCTATACAATAATATTATAAATATTATTATAAAAACATTTTCATCCATATAACCATTATAAAAATGATACATGATAAGACTATATGTTTGTCTGTTTATATGTCTATCTAGTATCAAGTATCTAGTATCTAGTATACAATAAATACTATATGATATAAAGAATATAAAGCATAAATTATATAAGACTCTATATTGTATTGAGATCTTGTAACAATGACTACATTTTATACTATATCAGATTTCAACAATTTTTCTACGGAACTTCCGCAATACAGTTTATCAGAAACTGTATTACAGGTATTTCGCACATTGGAGGTAGAATTAAATATAATGGCTATTCCTACTATGAACTCATATGCTCCAACGGATAGACCAAGAAATACATCATATAATGGACATGGTCATGGAGGTGGTGGGGGAGGTAAACGTAGACATATATCACAATCTTCTTTACGTAAAATGGACGAACAGTGGGAAAAAACGCCAGCTTTAATGCCAACCGTTATTCCAGTTGCCAGAGAAGGAATTGATAAGAAAATGGGGGAATTGCGTATTTTTTTAAATAAAATATCTACAAAAACATACGAGAATATGAAAACATCTATTATTGCAATAGTATGTGAAATTATGCAAACCGAAACTGAAAATAAAAGAGAAGATATACAAAAGATCGTACACTTTATTTTCGATACTGGATGCACAAACAAGTTTTATTCTGAATTGTATGCCCAACTATACAAGGAATTAATTGGACAATTTCCTGTATTTAGAGAAGTCATTACACCATTTATTGAAAAATATATTGAAAGTATTCGAGAAGTAAAATGTGTAGACCAAAATAAAGATTATGACGGATTTTGTGAAAACAACAAGAAAAATGAAAAACGTAAGGCAACCTCTGCATTCATGATGAATCTATATACGAATGGTATATTGACTTCTGAAATTATTTTGGATATTTTTAATCAATTTCAAACGATGGCAATAGAATATATTGAAGATGCGACAACTACAAATGAGGTAGACGAAATTACGGAAAATATTTTTCTTATGGTAAGTATGGTAGGACATTTGTTAAAAGACGAAACGAATTGGACAAATCAAGTATTGCCGAATATTCATCGATTCGCTTCGTTTAAAATGAAAGAGAAGCCTGGATTATCCAGTCGTACTATTTTTAAATACAAGGATATTGTTGAAAAAGTGTTGAAAGCATAATTATTGGTATAATAATTAGTCTATATATCTATATAGCAAATACAACATGTCTTGGCTAGCAGGAAAAATAACGTATAGTAAGGTTTCTAATATTTTTAATTTTTCAAATATTCAAATAATTTAGCAACAGCTCCGTCGAATAGTATTCAATCACTAACTGATGATAATACTATTGCAACTACTGCATATGTTGCATCTCATATGCCTACTGGTATGATTATTTCATTTGCCGGTTCAGTTGCTCCAGACGGATGGTTAATGTGTGATGGAAGTGCAGTTTCTCAATTTACATATTCAAAATTATTCTCGGTAATTGGACATACATATGGTATGTCCATAGATGATGATGTGTTGTTTTTACTTCCTGATTTAAGAGGACGGAATGTAATTGGTACCAGTAATAGTTATCCTTTAGCTCAAAAACAGGGTAGTGAATCAGTAACATTATCCGTTACAAACTTACCTAGCCATAATCATACAGGAACAACCGATTCCAATGGAAGTCATAGTCATACCGCAAGTGATTCAGGACATCAGCATGGTTATGTAGATGGGTACTATGCAGAGGCGTACGCTGGTGGTCCGCGTGGTTATTATGGAAGTAACAGTGGTGCGGATCAAGATAATGCTGTATATGAAAGGAATATGACGTCTAGTTCATCCACTGCGAATATTAGCGTACAAAGTGCTGTAGCACATACTCATTCCTTTACTACATCGAGTGTGGGTTCAGCATCTGCATTTTCGGTAGTTCAGCCATATGTTGCTATTCATTATTTAATTAAATATATTTAACGTCTAGTTGTATGGAACAATAATCCATATGACCAGTGTATATGCTAGATTGTATATTTTGTTACCCGTGGTCAACAAATCATATAACTATACATTAACATCTGGTCATAGATACAATGAACGACGAATAAACCAGACTATGAAAATATGTATAGTCGATTTTAGTAAAATAAATTATGTATTATTGTAAAATAATACATAGTCGTCACGAATGTCCAAACAAGATTTATTGTATTTCCGTATTGTCGGTAATAATTAATTCTTTTGATACAAAAAAGGCGGTCGTTTGTTCATTTGTATTTTCACATGTATCTAAATTATTTATAACATATAATCTATTATTATAAATGCTATCATTATTATACCATATAAACAATTTTGGAGAACTATATGTAAACTGTATCCATCTAAATACTCCTGTATCACAGTTTATCCAATAATCATAAATAGCTAGATATATATCTTTTATATCAGAATACGTTCCTAAATAATATACATCATCATTATTAAATGGTTTAAAATCATTATTAATTGGCAATTCTTGCGATATTTTTTTATCATTGCAAATTGTTAAACATTCTTTCACATTTAAAGTATTAAAAATAAACCTATGATATGTATGATAATATTCTTTCCAATATTGTACAATGCCAGTATATACTATTTTAGAATCATTAATTTTAGGTAATATTCCACCTACATCAAACATTCTATCATATCCGTAACCATTTGCAAAAGTGGTATGTTCATATGTCCAATCATTGAATTGATACAAGTTTTTCCTATTCATAAATAGTTGCACAGTAACAGATTGAACTAATAAATCTCCCCATCTTCGCGTGTATTGATAGCCAGTTTGATCAATTGTATACAAAAAATCTTGTACATCTTTTCGCAGCCAAAACTCCAAGTTTGTTATAGAAAAATTGTTGTAATATCCTAATATGTTGTACTGATTTGTAGTAATTGAATTATTATACTGAGTAAATCGGTTTATAAATCCAGGAGTAATAGAGTTTTTATTACAATAATCTAAACAAAACTCAAGTAATCCAGTAGATACATTTATATGATCATTACTATAACACCTAAATCCATATTCGTAATTATTTTCATACATAAATTGAAATAAATCATAGTCTATTTTTGAATGTATAAATGAATCATCATCCATACGCATATACCATTTATATCCCAAATTAAATAAATATTTGTATATGAGACATCCATACCATCTCATCATATTTCTATATCCTATAGAAAATTGAGGACAATTCCAATTTTGTAGATGTGGATTATTATGTATTTCGAAACAATCGGGAGGGCACCACAATTCACCGTTTAGTAAATGAAACTGTATTTCATTTCTACCTTTTTTAATATCTATTTGATCTTGTTCTAAAAAAGGATGCTTATTATCGTAAAAAATGATTATAGTATGTTTAAAATTATTATTATAATTTTCATATAATAAATCTAAGCTTTTTTCAATCATGCTTCTAGAATCTCTTTGATAAGTTTCATCTTTTTGAGTATTCATAGCTAAATATACAATAACCGTTTCATGTTTATTATACATTTTATTATAGAAGTTTCCAACAAAATCTTTATATTTTCTTAAGTAAAAACGATATTTATTATATATAAAATATAAAAACTTATATATATTAGCTATTTAGACAATGGTATCTTCCAAGATAGATGAATCAATCAATTATAAAGAGAATCGGTCGATTGAAGAAGAAGACAAAGGTAATTCGTCCATCGTTTATGAAATGGAAATAGCAGATATACCTATACAATTCATATTAGGAAAGCAAAAATATACTTATTCGAATAAAAATGTATTGTATTATCCTATTTATTTAGTTTACGAAGGTCAAATCCAATCTCAAATTGGTGTATTTGAATTAAAAAGTAACGAAGCAATAAATATTTTGGATTCAGATGGAGACGTAGATTTGAATGAAGTAGATGATCCGCTTATATACAGTTTTGCAACAAAGAACTTTCTAGAACGTATTACTAAATCAAGTCAATCAAACCCGGTAGATGATACAGGATCAGATACTTCATCCGACGAAGGTTCAGAAAATAATTCTATATCCATGGAAATAGAAGATTTGGATGAAGACTCCGAAGAAGACGAATCTGACCCAACATCATTAAAAATACCAAAAACGGTATTATCTGAACAAACTAAACACCTGGAAGAACAAACCCGTGATGGTGCATTTGAAATAGATACAAATCATAAACAACCTGCACTATTATCCGAAGAAACGGATGCGATGGATAGAGAAATAAAACTGGATTATAAAGAAGATGCTAAACAACCTTGGATACAAAAATATATGCGTAACAATAATTACGGAATTATCGAAGTGGAATCCAATGGAGATTGTTTTTTTGCTAGTATCCGTGAAGCATTTCGACAAATTGGATATAAAACGACAGTCGCGAAATTACGTGCTATTTTAGCGAAAGAATTACCCGAACGTATTTTTGCAGATCAATTGGAATTATACAATGGGTTTCAAGGAAATATACGTGAAATAGAACGACGAATGGAACAAATTAAAAAAGAAAATGCCGAATACAAAAAGCGTGTGAAAACCGCATCGGCAAGTGGTCGCGAAGAAATATTAGAAAATGCAAACCGATTGAAAGAAGAATATAAACAAAAACAAAAAGAAAAACAGGAAACCGAAATGGCACAGAATACATATGTCGGATACATGAAAAATATAAAAACGCTCGAACAATATAGAGAATATGTACAGACTCCTAGTTTCTGGGCAGATGCATGGGCAATATCTACATTAGAACGAATACTGAATATAAAGATGATTATTTTATCGGAAATGGCATATGATGAAGATGCCTTCCATAGTGTACTAAATTGCGGAGAACCTAATGTAAAATTACAAGACCGCGGTATATTCAATCCAGATTTTTATATTATGGTTACCTATAGCGGAAACCATTATCGTTTAGTTACCTATAATTCGAAAGGTATTTTGACATTTAGAGAAATACCCTATGGTATTAAAAAATTGGTTGTGAACAAATGTTTGGAACGTAATTCGGGTGTATTTTATTTGATTGAAGATTTCCGCAATTTCAAACAAGAATTGGGTATAGACCCAGATACAGGAAATCCAACAAAGGATGATGATGAAAATACAGATTCAACTAGAGATGCCGAATTATATGACGATGATGTAATATTTATGTTCCATCAACATTCCGAGATATCGGCTAAACCTGGAAAAGGATCAGGTGAAAGTATTCCTATTTCTAAAATACCGGATTTCAAAGAATTAGCGAAAATAAAAATGTGGCGTAGAATGTTGGATGATACGTGGTCGGATATAAAAATCGATATAGACAATCGTAAATGGACATCGGTAGAACATTATATGCAAGGGTCCAAATACAAAAATGGATTTCCTGATTTTTATCACCAGTTTTCATTGGATTCAGAAAGTGAAATATCTACAAATATAGATTACGCTAAAGCGGCTGGAGGGGAAACCGGTAAATTAAAACAGAAAAAAGACTCTGGAAAATCGAAAGAAATTGTTTTGCGTGCTAAACATATTCATCCTGATTCAAATTATGATGCGATAGGATCGCGTAAGGTCGCATTAGATGCCAAGTTTACCCAAAACCCGGATATGGAAGCAGTTTTGTTGAATACAGGACATGCCAAATTAGTGCATTTTTCACGAGGACCACTAGGAAACAAAGAAGATATACCACTTATGCAGATGAGACAGACATTGTCTTCTAAAACATACAATAACCTATAGTAATCTATATCGAAATATAGTAATATATAATAAAATATAAATACTTGAAGACAATCTATTATATTATATAAGCCAAAATATAATGAGTTTTATACAAGCCATAATAAGTAAAATAATTCCAAAGAAATCATTCAATCCACTTGGTAGGTGGAAAATCGAACATTGTGATATAAAAATAAAAAATAAAATCGATTTATCCAATGAAGATCACTGTGGTCCCTGTGGACAATATGCATTAACCAAAATAGTGTCGGAAAATAATAAAGTGAATTGTCATGCTACTAATTCATCGAGTGATAAGTTGTATAATACAACTCTTGCTTACCCAGTTGTAAACATTAAAAAATAATAAAGGGTATAAAAATATAATTGAAAAGTGAATAAACATAATTATACATAAAACATCATATCTATCGTATGTCGTTTTATCATAAATACAAAGCGTTCTATTTTACTTATTTACCAAGTGCCCTTATATTTTCAAGTGCAGTTGGTGCTGTATCGGGATTGTCTTTATCCGTATACAATATTTCACCAGGTCAATTATTTGTAACTATTATTGGGTCTACGACTATCGGGTTTTGTGCAGGATTACTATATCCGATTTCATTCCCTTTATGTAGTTGGATTTTACTACGTAATAGTTGAAAATGGTATTAGACAAAAATATAGACTCCTAAGATTTATGCATATAAATTGTAAAACTCTTTCGAAGTTCGTTCTCCAGAGATCTTCGTAAGAGTGTCTAGAAAATTGAAATACTTTTTTTATTTATTATGTATACCAGATTATTACACATTTGACTGAACAAACAAACTCTCTCTTATTATCTTTTGCAAACTACTAATCAAGAATGTCCACTGTTGCTTTCACTAAACCCGCTTTCAATAGCATCTATATTCCAGTTATTCCCGCAAACATGATGTATTGCGGTAAACCTTTTGGTACAGAAGAAGATATTGCTTACTTGTTCGAACATGTAATGCAAATTGGTATCGTAAGACGCACGGATATTATTACTCGACAGAAAGGCCATATCCATGTTCGTTCAGCCTTCGTACACTTTACTGAATGGCTTCCTAAGGCTTCAGAATGGTTAGGTGGTCTTGTTACACCTGATTCCAAAGTCAGGATACATGGATATGCATGGAACGGATTCTGGGGAGGCGTTTCCGATAAAATACATATCAAAAGAAACACCAATGAATGTAATACATACATTACTGGCTATTGTACTAGCAGATATCTTACAATCAAAATCAATAAAAATCCAATCATCGATGTCGATCCAATGCAGCTCGAGCAACTCAATGTCCATCAACTGGTTGACAATATTCGCCGGTTGGAAGAACAACTTACCGCACGCGATGCACGTATTGCGGAGTTGGAAGAACGCGAAGTTCGTCGCGAGAATGACCGTGACGATGTGTTGGCTGGAATGGCGATTGAGATCACCGAATTAAGAAAACTAAACAAAAAAATGGAAGCCGAAATGGAATGGCAAAATCAATTGTTGGATCACCGTGCGGATGTCATCGAAAAACTAGAAAAAGAAATCGCCTATGCAAATGATGGCGGCTATCCAGACGACCCACTTACACTTGCGGATCTACAGACGGAATCGCCGGAAACCGCCGAAGAAGAGTATGTGTACCGTTGCAACGATCGTCGCATGAAGAAGTTTTACGGATATGATTCAGAAGAGGAGGATGTAATGTGCCCTCCTCTTTCTATGGAAGATCTGGAAGTGCAAGAAATTACCGAATCAGCTCAACATGACGACTATGAAGATGGCGAATGTGACGAAGATGAAGAATCAATTGACGGCCGTACACGAAAAATCATGAATGAAAATGAACATATAGATGAAATGATGCAACAACTATACGGTAATTACACAAAAACGGCATGTGTTGCGGCTGAAGAGGCAGAAGCTAGTGCGGGTGACGACGAGTTTACGTTTGATTTCCAGCCTCCCAAATCTAACCAGACAATGTCTGTTAGCAATATCAAGAACATACCTTCAGCATCTGATTGGCCTACATTCCCAGTAAAATCACGCGGACTTGGATTGCATTTTGTAACCGAACTACCATTCAACATAGCAGTATTGCATATTCACGAATGCCTATCTTCTATTGCTCGCAACGTTTCGGATGAACCGGTAGGGGGAGAAAACTCAGCCGACGTAATGTTTCAAGAAGTGCGACCTGCTACTCAACCAGACACTCGTACTTGGGGGATTTTGTCTCTTGTTGATCAGACCTATATGGAGGTTAATATTTACCAAAACTGCGGGTATGCCGAATACATCGTTGAAGCCAACATAACACCATCAGAAACATTGTTTGATATTTTCGATATGATTCGCATTGCAATGTATGATAAAGCACCGATTGGAATTATCACTAGTAACGGCAGTCGTGCAACTTATGGATCATAAATATATCCGATATTGATACCTTTTACTAAAAATAAAAATAAAAATTTGTATGCTATTTGTTTATTATAAATATCATGTAATTTAACTATAACTATTAACTTTTTTACTTTACATAGAACATATGAATATTCTGAGTATAGAGTATATGCTATCGTATATGTTGTTATACATAGCAACAACATATATGACCAGACGTTAACCCATTTTATAAACATATTTCTTTAGTAGAAAATTGAATTACTTTTTTATAAAAAATGTATATCAGTACTATTCTACTTGATAATTAAACCCTTCAGCTCCTTCTTTACTTTTAACAAACTCCATTTGCGAAAAATGTTTAGTAACATAATTCCTTCTTTTAACAGTATTTACATTCCGGTTATTCCTGCAAATATATTGTTTTGTGGTGAACCCTTTGGTTCAGAAGAAGACTTGAGATATTTATTTCAAGAAGTTCTAGGTACAGGTAAGGTTAAACGTGTTGATATTATAACTCGTCCAAAAGGAGAGTTTCATGTTCGGTCTGCATTTGTTCATTTTGAAGAATGGTGGACTGCATCGGGTGTTTGGTTTACAGATGCATTGATGCGAGGCGATTCTCAGGTGAGACTCTATGGATACGATTGGAATGGATTCTGGGGAGGCGTTCCATTTGTTACGGCTGACCAAACAATTTGTATGTCTAGATATCTTACAATCAAAATTAACAAAACACCAATTATTGAGGTTGACCCAATACAATTAGATCAACTCAATGTGCATCAATTAGTCGACAATATTCGCAGGATGGAGGCAGAGTTGCAAGAACGCGACAATCAAATTGCGATAATGAGAACGACGATTTGTGGATTTCAAGATAGAGATGATGAAATTGATAGATTGAGAATGGAAGTAGCGGAGCTCGGCAAACGAAACAAGGAACTTGATAATCATCTAGAATATCAAAAACAAATATCACAGGATCAACTTGAGATAATACAAAATCTTTTGAATGAAATTGGATCGATAAAACAATCAGTAACCCGGGTTTCTGATGAAGATGCATATGAAGAGCTTCAGTATCAGATGGATGGTCGTACCCGTGAATTGATGGAAGCAAATAGCTGGATGGATGATTGCGTAAAGAATTACTATTCAAACCGAGCCACCGGCAAAAATATAGTTGAACATGGGGATACATCATTGTCCGCAAAAGAAAATGACGTCGACCTGGAAATGGGACCAGTTTTGCCAACAGCAGATGATGCAAATACTCAGCAAGAAGAAGATATCATTCAATCATTTTGGGAATCTCTTGGCAGAAAAGAAGATAGTGAAACTACTAATTTACCAAAAGTGAAACTCGTTCGAAATCAGCGTATTCAAGACGAAAATCATGATGTTTCTAAGCCTACGAAAGAGTTGGTAGACATCAATGGAAATAATATCCAATATCCACTTCCACAATACGATTTTCCGTCGGCGGAAGTCATGAGGATGGAAATGATTCGATCCCGGCAAAGAGTGCCGTTTTGTCATTTTGTCACAAAATTGGCATTCAATCTATCTGTGTCACATATTATAGAGTGCTTGAAAAATAGCAACTGTGTATTTACTGAAATATCTGTCATTGATTTGGATAATCCTCATCGTTCATGGGAAGTTCTATTATTGGGGTGTGAGAAAATGATAATTGATATATACCAAAACTTTGGTATTCCCGAGTTTATTATTCAAGCGGATTTAACGACATTTTCATCCAGAAACTCATTTGATATTTTTAGGTCAATTGAAGAAGCTTTTAAAAAAATAGGACCGATTGGAACAATGTTTGACTTACCTCCTGGAGATCCTGCTATATTCTAAAATCTGGTTACATAAAAATATTTATAGAACATACTATATATTTATAAAAATATAAACAAATAATCTTACCATATAATAAGTGTTTGCTATTACAGATTTTTAATTGTGTATTTTATAAAGAAAAATACTATGATAATTCCTATTGAAATTATAAATAAAATATTAGGATACGTTAGTGATTTAAATGCCAGTATTATTATAACTCAATATCATCTACAAACAAATACAGAATACTATAAAATAAACTTTAATTCTGAGCTAATATGGAAAATACATTCTACCCTTTTAATGAAAATATATTATCCAATTCGTTCTGGCGATTTTTCTGATAAGTCTTATGAACTTTACAAATGGGGTATACCACACTATGAAAAATATATTCGATTAGCGTCTAGACGTAGGGATTGATCCCCATGGGCATAATAGTCACTACATACAGACGTTAAAAAACTTTTTTATTTTTCATATTATTTTATATTGTAGTATATTTACTGTACAAATACAAACCCGTCGGTTTCCATAATACTCTTCAAATCTTCCATATTTATTTCTATATGTTGAGAAGGAATATCTTCTAAAAATGTTTGATTTACATTTGCATATATATCGATATCAAATAATTTTAAAATACTAGTATTATACGTATATATGCTATGATAATTTAATATTTCCATATCATTGGAAAACAGTTCTCCCGATTTTTCTATAACCCATGAATAAAACGGGATTTTATCTTGTATATTATTCTCCAATAATGTATATTTTTTATATAAAACAAACAATTTATAAATATCTATATGTAGGTTTATATTATAATCAGTTCCAGACAAAACGGCGATTTCTCTAAACGCAACTAGTTTCATATCCAAATCCTCTAGAATGGCATCCATATTATATTCCATTACATTGTGATGAAGTAGACTAAAATTGCGAAAGACACGATTGCATCCATAGAGAAACATATCCATATCATCGCTCATGCATCCCCATGCTTTTCCAGATAAAACCATTTGTGCACATAATATATCGGCTTCCCCTTCTGCACAATAATATTTAACGCCATATGCGGTCATAAGTTTTTTAACAATAGCAAGATCATCATATGAAATACTGGTTGCATCACGTTTCAATATTTCTATTTCTTTTTCTAATTCTAGTTTTTCGTCAATATCATCTACTTGTTCTAATTCTGCTTTTTTTATTTGATATTGCTTTTCGGATTCTAGCCTTAAATTGCGTCTCTGTATTAACAATGCCCTCTTTTCTTTGGGAGGTTTTCCATCAAATATAAATATAGGTATGATTTTGTAATGATGAAATATAGAAATCATCAGATAGAAGTGTTCTAGTAATGTACCATCTGCTGCAAACTTATACAAATAAATACTGGTGTCTATAACTATTGTTTTTGATTCTAATTCCGAAAGATGTGTTCTTTTTATAGATGATTTTTTACAATTATCTATAAGAAATTTGTTTAGATTTTTTATTCCCATTATTGTTTTTACTATTATAATGCATCGGGTTTGTTATTTCTTTAAAATCAATTTTACATATATTTGATTTTAAATTGGTACTATAAAAATATACAAATAATATATAATGAATGAGGTTACGTTATCGAACAATTTGAAACAATATATACAAACCGATTGTCAATCGGTGAAAAAAAAAATACATCCGCACATGTCGTCTATGCAGTCGTCTTTTTTGGATTCACTTCATGATCTCTTTATGAAAGCACATATAAAATGGATGGAAGTACAAAAGTCAAATGAAATAACAGAAGTATCGTCCGTATCAAAAGGAGACGATTATTCGTATATACCAGAAAATGTTCGACAAATAATAGAAAAATCGCTAAAACATCATAAAACATACAATTTTACCATTCATGATAGAAACATAACAGTTTCCTTTTTTGCTAATGCAAATAAAACATATTCGCCTAAACGATGGTTGGAATATACAAAAAAAATATTTATATGGCTTTCTGTTATATCCACATTTTCAAGTCGCAATTGTGTAAAACATTTACATATTTATGTCTACTTAACAAATGAGAAAAAACAAATTCCACGCACATCGGATGTCCCAATTGGTAGAAAACATGTCAATACGGCATTTACTACTTCCTGTACCAGTAATACGGAAATACATTTATTTAGAGAAGAAGAATGGTTCAAAGTATTTATTCATGAAAGCTTTCATTCTTATGGATTAGATTTTTCTACAATGGATACACAATCATGCGATATAAAAATAAAAGAAGTATTTGGTATTTCAACGGATAGTAGATTATATGAAAGTTATACAGAAGCTTGGGCCGAAATAATTTATATTTGTTTTTTAGTACATTTTTCGATGGTAAGTTCTCCTAAATGGGAGAACCCATCCTTAAAATATATCAAAAAAATAGAAGAAAAACTTTCCTACGAAATTGTTTTTTCATTATTACAATGTATAAAAGTATTAAAACATAATAACATTAGTTGTAGAGAGTTTTTTTCATTTACAAAGGAATCAAAAGCGAAAACGATACAATTATATAAAGAAGATACGCCCGTTTTTTCCTATTATATTGTAAAGTCGGTATTGCTATATTATGTAAATGATTTTATAGAATGGACGCTTGTTAAAAACCGTGGTTCTATTAATTTCCATAAAACCAATACAACTATACAATCCTATATTTCCTTTATCTATAATCATTTTAAAGAAAGTGGTTATAGAGAATCTATCGAAGAACTTGAAAAATGTCTACAAACAAACTATCCGTCATTTTTGAATACAATGCGAATGACATTGCATGATGATTAGAGTATTTTAACGTCTGGTCATATGGAACAATATTCCATATGACCAGCGTATATGCTAGATTGTATATTTTGTTGCCCGTGGGCAACAAATCATACAACTAGACATTAATGTATAATAGGTTTAGCAAAATCCATTTGTTTGTACTCTTTCCAAGTTATTTTTTTACCTTCAACTGGCGGAACATGTTCTGATTCATATTGTTTATCCAAGTTTTCACTACGTTTCAATGCTGAATCAACATATAATTCCTTTAATACCTTACCTACCATAACAGATCCTTCATGCTGGTCTACTTTACCATCCTCTATCAATTTCAACACTGTAAGTAATTGTGTCATAATTCCTAAATCCAATTCATTTTTCAAAAGTTTGTTGAAAATGTCGGTATAATTGGAAAACAAAAAAGATGCCTTATTTTGACATAGGTCTAGGAACTTTTCAGGATCTAACGCCATCATATGTTTTTCACTTTTTTTAAGGTTTTCTAATAATCGGATATCATCGCGAATACGGGTACTGTGTTTTAATTTTTTAATATCTTCTGTATTATTTTCACATTCTGAACTATCTAACAATTTTTTTAGATTTAGCTTTTCTTCTGGATTCATGGAGAATATATATAATACAGATTGTGTGTTTTTATATATTTTAAAATACTATATTATAATATAAAAATAGTGTATTTCATAAATGTCAGAAGATAAATACAATACAATGTTAGAAATACCATTGTCGGTACATTATGTAGCCATTCCGATTTTTTGTGTATTGGTTGGTTTATTTTATTTTTTTCTTAAAAATAATGGTTTTAAAACCGTAAATGAATATACAAATAGTATAAAACAAAAACTATTAATACAAACGTATTTAACTCCAGATGGAACAATAAAGAACGACGAATCTAGTAACCATATTAGAGAACTTTTGACAGCATTTTAACATGACCAGATGTTAACATCTGGTCATATGGAATAATATTCCATATGACCAGTGTATATTCTAGATTGTATATTTTGTTGCCTGTGGGCAACAAATCATACAACTAGACATTAAAAGCCGTAATTTAGAAAAACCATCCTATACGACTATTTTTTTATCTATAAAGTTTATATAATGAAACTTCGGTTGGTTCATATTGCATTGATTGTTATATTATCAGTAGTTGTTATTGTTGCGACTTCTACACCTAACGTACTACCATATTCAACAAGTACATTGTTTAGTAATATGTATAAATATGAAGGAATGGAAAATAAAACAATTGAACAGATGCATTCTGAACAAAAACATAAGGTAGATAGAAGAGCAGGTAGTGTATCAGGGCCTATGCCTAGTAGTGACGGAATAAATAAACCTCCCCCAGGTACACCAGTTGAAGGATTTCAATCTCTTCATCCGTCTCCACTCGACACTAATGCAGTATTAGACAGATATAGCCATGTATCTTCTGGTACCCAATGTGTAGGCGATTCTTCTGGATTATTCAATTCCTTAGGTGGACTCTGTTTGAGTCAAGAAGATAGACGATTATTAGCAACCCGTGGTGGTAATGTAACGGGTAAAGATTCGGCTATTGGATCACAATAAGTAGTGTAAAAATAATAGAAGTATCGAGTAATGGTATTGTATATGACCAGATATCAATGACCATACACTAAAACGTACTTTCGCAAATAGAACAATATTGTATCATTTGCGAACGATCAGGGGTTATATCAATCATATCGCAAATAATAGTATGGTTACAATATTTTTTTAAATACGCGTCTATTTTATTACGGATTTCAATATATTCAGGAGTAATACGATTACTTGGTATTTTATTTATTTGTTTTTTCATCTCCAGCATTATATCTATATCAAACTCTTTAGAACTTCGTTCTCCAGAGTTTTCTCGATCTTCTACTGCTTCGCGTCCGAAGATCTTAGCATTCTCATTCGGCAGTTCTTCCATACTTGTTTTACTATTAGTAGTATTACTAATATATTACTATTACATATATGCTTATATGTTTATATAATTCATCATTTATTATTTCATATTACTTCGGGTTGGATAATTTATATTGTTTTTCCAAAATAACTTAAAGAATATTTACTATATTAACATAGTAACTATTTTCTATGACAACCGAATCCAATATTGATTTAGACGTTTGTGGTTATGTAACTGCAGAACGTAAAGCAAACTCTCCATTGGAAGATATATATAGTGAACAAATTGCAAACTCGCAAGAAGCTATCCGTCTGGCTAAAAAAATTGACCCCACTATTCAAGCAAAAATCGAAATTATCAATTATATCGAAAATGATACGTTAGTTGCCGTAAAAGTGCGTGATATGGCAACTGGGTTTACCGGTGTTTCGAATATGAAATCCAAGGAAATGTTCAAATTGTTTCATCATCCTTCTGCAGAAAAATCGGGATTTAGTGAATATGGTATTGGAGGCAAATTGAAAAATATGCTATTGGCCAATCGTATTACCTATAATACTAAAACAAATACAGGTCCTATTGAACAATCCATTTGGGACATTAAAAAATCCATAGAACAAAACTCGATTTCTAATGCAATTACATATGATTGTATTGAGAAATGCAATTCGGATTTTTATAAATACATATCGGACCAACAATATTTTACTGGAACAGAACTTAGCTGCGAAGATATAACGGAACCTTATCGTACCGCTGATGTAGCTGAATCCATTTTAGACGTATCATATAGTGATAATGACGAAGAGGATGATGATACTGAAACAAAACCAAACGATGAATCTGGAATAGCTACGGATGGGATATACAAACGGTTATGTAAAAAATACATTCGTATGGATACAGATTATCCCATTCATTTTATTGTATACAAAAACAATGAATTGGTCGCAGATAAACAGATTGAATCAAAATCCGATTTAGGTGGAAACATTGAAAAGGCTGTATTACATATTTATCAATCGAATGCAACCAAAAAATACAAAGTAATCTACGAAAAGGATACCAAATGGTATGAAAGTGAACCATGCAAAGGTCGTGATGTATTTCGAAAAGACCCGTGCGTATTGAAATCGGACAAAATTGCATCGATTCATGCCAACTATACATTTATTTCCAATATTATCGTATATTGTTCAACTGCTGAACATAATGTCAATAAAAAAATGGGGTATGATACATGGAGAAAAGTGGAAGGAGGGTATATAGTAAAAACCAATTCGGAAAAATTGCGATTGAAATGGTCAAAGTGGAATAGTCACCGAACTAGATATGCAGCATTTCGTGGTGCCATTGAATATACACGTGATTCAGATGTTTTTTTGAATAGTGACAAGGCAAAAACCACGTCAGATGATCGTCCATTCCATGAATTGATTCGATGGAATATATTGCACTTGACAGATAAGTATTTTGCTAAAATGAAAACGGAAAACGGGTTTTATGATACAGAAATTACGAAAAAACGTCCATCAAAAAATCCAGTAGTACCATCAACTGAATCGCAAAAACTGGTTTCAAATGAAAATATTCAAAAACCAGAACCGACTATTACATTTACTATAGAAGAATCTTCTATAGCAGATACTACGAACACCATTCGAAACGAAGTAATAGAAACGAATACAATAACTATAGAAGACAGTTCCTCCGAAGGGTCTGGGTCTTCTACTATTTTGCCTAGAGCGGTATTAGTAGACCCTTCGCCTACTCCATTAATGCAATCGGTACCTGATAATAATAGTAATGATAATGATAATCATACGACAAGTCTTTCCCATAAAGAAGATCCCCCTGTAATAGTAAAGAATAATTGCGTAGAACATACATCATTTATATCAGATGGATTATTGCATGCAGATGAAAGTATCGGTTCTAGTCTAATAATACAAACTACTCCGGTAGTTTCTCTAGAAGAAATCCCTATAAAGGAAACGATTGTAAAACCGCATATAAGAACCATTCTAAACAAAAAAGATACCATTGAAATGATGACTAAATTGGTAGATTTTTATGCGATTTCTAATGTCGAAACTATTTTAGAAGGATTTGTAGATATTTTATGTATACTGCATGAAAAAGGTGGCGATAAATCATTATTTCATACCTTTCATAAATTGGCACAAAAAAATATACTATTGATTTCCCAAATTATTATCGATTTTTACAATAGAAAATATAGCGACAATGAAGATGTAGTTGGTGGAAAAATAATAAAAGAATTGTATAGCTCATTCATGATAAATGCAATAATCGAAACGGAAGAATATTTATAAATTATCTTATACAGATTCGGACCCGGTTATATTATTCCTTACATTTTTATCTATAGTATAATTTATTTCGGGGTACATTTTTGGCGTACTATTCTTTTTTTCAGATAACCTTCCAATCGGTCTAGAAATAATAGTAATAAATTGACCAACAATAACACATGAAACTGCTAAATCATAATTTGTACGTGTAAAAAGAATTGAAAACCCGGACAATATATGTCCAGTATACCATAACCAATCTGCGATATATGTGTATTTCATTATTATGCTATATTACTACTATAGACTATTATAGAATCGTGTTTGATTGATTTATAAATATTTGGAAAATTGAAATACTTTTTTATTTTCTAATGTATATCAGTCATAAACATCCAATTGAATATACCTATATTTTCTGTAAAAACTTTCTAAACACCCGCTATTTAAACCATGTCCCTAACTAATTACGAATCTATTATTGAATTGAGACGCCAATTTGCAGATATTGCTGCAAACGTGCCTCATTTCAAAAAACAATTGAAGCAAGCCCGAAATGGTCACTATGATTTCAAAACGGCATTGAAAGACCTTATTGACAATGTCATTTTCAAGGCAATGCGTATTCGCATTTCGGCGAACTTCAATGAATACGGTAAACTATGTGAAATTACTATTGTAGATGATTACGCCAACGGATTTGAAAATATTAACGAAAAAGGTGCAGCTAATCCCATGAACTGGGGTCATTCCAGACAAGGACAGAATGATGACCGCGAGACATCCGAATACGGAACTGGACTGAATCAGGCATCGTGTTTTATTGCAAATTGCATGAAAGTATTTACTCGTGCAGTGAAAAATGGGGAGGTCTCTCATCGCAAAGTGGAATGCAATTTCGACGAAATGGCAGCTAGACCAGACGAGCTTGATTCCTATCGAACGGACATTCTACCATTGAGTCCAAGCGAATATGATGAGGTCCATCCATTTGAAACTGGGTCTACCATACAGTTGTCTGAAATCAGACTGGAGGAAGACATGCAGTTTTCAAACAAAGAAGAATGCATTGCACTCATCAAGCAATCGATCGCGGAAGCTTACGCGGATATTATGTATAGCCGTATGCAAAACGAACCATTTAGCATTGTAGTGAATGGTGAATCTGTTTTACCGGAAGATGACAAGTTTCGTGCTGTACTTCTGGAGCCGATTTGTCAATCTAGGATGATTACTACAACCATTGTTTTCCCGATATCCGGACAAGCCGAAATTATCGCAAAATGTATTTCGGCAAATGACGGCGAAACCAAGTATTACAAATTGAAACAAAGTGCTAATAAAAAAGAAAAAGTAAGCATTCGCGAGGACAAGCGTCAAGCTACAAAAACGGAGTTTAACCATTTGGAAGAAAGTGTTCCCACTAAGTTGACGATCTTGTCAACAAGTACCTATGGATCTCCATTGGAAGAGACACATCAATTCAAAGGTGCGTTGAGGACTAAGAGATATGGTAGAAATTACGGCGATATTGAACTGGTCAACTTACTTGGAAGCATCAGCAGTGATGGATATTTGAACCATGTATTTCATCAACTTGACTACACATCAAAGGAATTGAACCGGTTCATAGGTATTTGCAGCAACAAGCAGATCAACGCCAAAAAAGAAAACATTCTCATGATGGTTATACGAAAACTTGTTCAAAAGCTTAATACATGTTTACACAAGAAAAAACTTGCCGGAGAACTCGTTGACAATGACAGCGATGCTTCGTCAGTCGTGACGGTTTCTACAGCTATTTCCGATATCACGAATAGTACTGCAAGTTCCAGAAGACGTGGTAGACCTGCCAGAATTGTTGCACCAGTAGCAGTTCGTCCGATTTTACCCCAACCAGAACTACTGCCGCCAATTGAGAGAGAACCAATTCTTCCAGTAAATGAAGTTGTTTTGCAAAACGATTATGAAATACCGGTTGTGGAAGACGTTCCAGATGTCCAAATTGCAAATGAAGACATAGACAATACTATACAAGTATTTCATCAAGACCCAATTCTAGACGATATTGTAGTTGGAGGAGCAGCCGCAATACAGCAAACCGTTGTTCAATATGGGAGAATTACCAACCAAGACCGGACCTACTTGACCAAGCATGATGCGAAAATACAATTGGACAATCTCAGTATTTATGCAAATGAGCATCCGACCATTAGCATTGAAGACGACCTCATGGAAGTTATTTCTTTTATTTCAAGACAACGCGGAAGACATCTATTTCTCATCGAATTGTTGCAAAACTACATGATCAGACCTGCTGCGGATGAAAATGCACATGTTGTGGGAGGAGCCAAGCTAGCGGAAATACATGCCAAATACATACATATTGACGAAAATGAAATGCAATTAGTATAAATTGGAATCTGGGATTATTATAATATCAAATGTCATGAATATATATGAATATTATTGTCGTGAATATATTTTGTAAAATAAAAATAATTACATGTATTTTTTATTTTACCATTTTTATAAATTATTTGTAATCATAAGTGTAATAAAATACATTTTTCTATAGATTTATACAAATTACTAATCATAACAGTTACATAGTACTCTGTCGACTCTTCCTTCATCGGGATAGTTGGTGTTATTATCTTGATAATTTCCACATGCATTACAAAAATACATCTGAAATTGAGGAGAACTTTCATCTTCCTCAATCCAAAATACATAGGCTTCTCTATTTTCGAATGGTCTTGCTTTTCCTGACCATTCTGTAATTTCAATTAATCGTATGATTTTATTTTTTTGCCTTTTGCTTTTTGCCATTACGGTATCCATAAAGGTATAGTCCTTTATAATGCGAATAAGTTCGACGGGTATTTTGAGTCCATGAAGAACAAGTTGCTTATCAATAGAAGTCATGATTGTATAAATAAGATTAATTCAATAATTATGATAATTTATTACATGCCTATATTTTTAAAAATAGTTCAATTTTATATCATAATACAACCATATATGATACAAAAAATATAATTTATATATCCAAGGATACTACATTTTTATCTGACCGCTGTTTGCGACGATTTGTTCTCTTAGGCATATTTCCCATTTGCGAATCACGTAGAGAACTAATACTAATCATACTATCGTCTTCAGTTGGTGCATGAATATCAACTGTACGTGTTTTTAATCCAGCCAAAATAGCATCTATATCACTATTTTGTGGACCACGCATCTCCGGTCTTTGTATCGGGGTTCTATCTTGCAAATCATTTGGATTTACAAAATTATTTCCTATATCTACTCCTTGTTCGCTAAACATCGCACCTCTACTTGCTGAAATATCTGGACGGCTTGACCCTCCCGCTGGAGTAAATTGCATTCCTCTTCCAGGTAAAGGTCCCTGATTTTTGGTTTCTACCGGCGGCGGAGGAGGCGGTCCTCTGGGGGTTTTCATATTGGTTTCGTTCACTAAATTACTTGCCATAGCAAATCCAGGCGATTTTTGACTCATGTTGTTTACAGTAGCATCTGTAAACATCTTCATCAATTCAGGACTTTGACGAATCACATCATTAAATCCCGGAGTAGCGGTAGAAAGAGCCTTATTCGTAAAATTAACAACTGCTGCAGAAAATCCCAATCGCAATAATAGCGACAATTCCGGTGCCATTTTACCACCCTTGTATTTTTCATGCAACTCGGTAAAAATCTCTTCATAACTATCTATATCCTCATTAATTTGTTCTCCCCATCCATCTAAATTGAGACCGAAAGGGTCAAATGCAGCATTCGCATATTCAATGGAATTGACAAATGTCATAAACCACCATCCTTGTAATTTGATACTATCCTTCTTACGTTTGTCTTCCAATACCGTTTCATATTCATCTTCCACCTCCTCATAGTTTGAATCCATAGTATAACGCGAACTGTTTTTGATTTGACCCTTTTCATACCATTCATCCAATTTCTTGATCATTAGACGCTTCTTTCTGCGTTTTTCACGATCAGACATACGATTGGATGATGAAGATTCCATGGGAATATCATTCATCTTACTAAATCCATCCCATGTACTTGTATTACCAGCAGATTCGGCAGTCGCACTACCCAATTTAGAATCCGTATTATCACCATTTGTAGCTACCGATTTAGAAGTATTTGTATTTCCAAAACCAAACATATTACCTAATCCGTTCAACATTTTGGATTCGCCAAACATACCGCCACTACCGGAGGCATAATTTGCACCACTTGCACTGCCAGACAGTTCATTCAATTCCGATTCCAATTTATCCAATTCACCTAAATCTATGTTAATATTGTTTCCGGAATTGGAACGTTTTTTATCATTCATAAGTAATTCAATCCCTGGACCAAAATTGACCGAAGGCTGAGAATTGCCTAAAGAAGAACCATCATTGAAACTCAACGAAATAGGTTCTAAATCGCTTAAACCAATATTAATTTCTTCCATATCTATTTATGATAATCTTACACTATTTATTTTTAAGTTCTCCGCATAAGTTATAATATTTGAACGTTTTAAATACCAAAGTCCTTGTAAAAAACAATCGGCTAAATCATCCCTCTTCGTTTTTTGTAAAATAGGAATATAATCACATAGCCATTCATTGTTTTCTAAAATAGTTTGACAATAATGGATTCCGTCTTTTTTGTGTTGCGTGTAAGTAGTATTTTTTTCTATAACAAAATCCTTGAGTTTATTGGAAGAAGAAACAAACTCAATGACTATATTTGGCTGACCACGCATAATAAAATATTGTGCTAACATTCCTTGAATAGTTTTCATACGATTGGCTATAGTAGATATTTGGTTCTCCAATATGACATGTGTAATAGTGCCATTATGTATATCTGGTATTTCGTCTAATAATTTGGCCATATTTCTTCCTATAGAAATCAAATCGGTTTCATTTGCCGTCTTTTTTTTTGGTTGTTGGAGAACCTGAAAACAGTTTTCTTCGAAAAACTGCAATGTTTTTTCTAAGAATGCCTTTTTTGTTTTTGGTATTTCTATTGGAGGGGACGATTTTATAACAAATGCGTCAAGTGGTTGTTGTCCTGTTTTATTTTTATTGGTAAAAATACCATATTTTTCGGATATTTGATGTAATTGTTCTATATTCATCTTTTTTAATAAAGGCGAACTATGTTCTTTTTTTGGAATAAAATAGGTTTCATGAGAACATGCATGTTTTTCACAAAAAAAAATGCCGTTTTTTTGATATTTTGCCTTTTTATTGCATATTTTAACAAGGGGATTTTTCTTGGTAGGTTTTCCTTTTAAAGGACAACCACATAAAGGCTGCAATGAATTATCTATTTCATCCATAAGGTTTAATACATCCCATTTTACAATATCAAACACCTTTGAAGATTCTATATATTGCCCATTTTCATATATTCGAATACCATTGGAATGATTATATAGATGAAAAGTATTTGATAAATCAAAAATGCAATAAGCCATATTTTTTATACCTATATCAAAGCTTATCAGTTTTTGCATTTTATTTTGAGTATTATGGATTAGTGATAAATAAACATAATATCTACATTATGTTTATTAGGTTTTCTGTTGAATTATATATAATGGAGGCTCAACTACCATCTATCCATATAGATGAAAATAATGAAGATAATATTGTTATGGATATATCTGTTTCAGGTAACATTGATTTAGATTATTTAGATAATCAGTTATTACAACCTATAGAAAACCCTACCATTGATATAATTGTTACTAAAAATAATAGACTATTATTTCATTGTATTGATATAGCATCAATTGTACATGATACCAAAAAATACATTGTAAATAGTTTATCATACCAAGACAATATTCAAAAAATGATAGTAAGTTGTGATGTTTGTATACAATTTTATCGCATATTAATGGGTTCTCTATTATTATCTTTTGTTCCTCAAAAATGCGGAAACCATATTTGCGAAATTACAGAGAATCTGTATACAAGTGATGGTTATATGATTGTGTATATACTTAACTATATGACATTTTTGAGTTTTTCTTTATTTTATTTGGTTGAAATAAAAAGAGAAAACCGTCTTATCACTTATTTAGACGTAAATACTATAAAACCAAATGATGCAAATAGTGTAGAAATTGCATTAAGGCAATTGCCTGATAATAAACGTGATAATATCATATTTATTAACAAAATATATCAACAGGCAGGATGGAGTTTGATAGGTATCTATCTCTTTAATACTGTATTAAGTGCTATAGTTATTTATAGTAATTATTTAGACAATAAAACAATTACAGCTTTTTTTACAAATGTGTTGTTTATGAGTATGAAAATAAAAGACGTTTATGCAATAACTACAAGTGAAAATAATATATTTTATTCTGCTTATATGACAAACCGATTGCAATTTAATGACATCGACCCAGATAAAATAGCAGATGGAAGTATTGGAATAAATGATATAGAATATAGCGATACCCAAACCGAATACTAATTTTAGTTAGTATATAGAACATTATATGTAGTGATAATAATCGATATCATTACATACATCAAGACGTCTATTACCGATTACCCATTTTACTATAATTGATTAATTGTTCTTGTGTAATAGCGGGGGCTACTTTTCGCGAATCCAACTCTTCTCTGCTAAAATACAATTGTTTTAAATTACTATGTTCATACCCAAAAACGGTTTTATTATCCAAATAAGATTTATATGTATATGGAGGAATCGATTGTTCTTCAGGTGCTTTTGCATATCTGGCAACATATCCAATATCATTCATAGTTTCTGCCTGATTCTGTCTGATAATTTCCGCTGCATTATCAGTTAAATATTTTCTATATTGCCAATTTGAAGTAATACCTGCCAATCGAATCAAATTGTTATTTGTAATCGCTTCTGGTTGCCACGATGCAATCAATGCACGGCCATCATCCATAATAGGAGGAAAATCTTTGTAAAGATTATGTGTTTGATATCCATATTGTGATTCAACCATATTGGATGCAGGATATGCATTTGCTAATTCAACGCCATTGCTAAACATAATAATATATATATTTCAATAATATATTATTCATTTGTATAATGAATATATTCGAATGTTAATTATTCCACTTCCAATAATTTTAGTAATTCTGCTTTTTTGAGTTTACTGGGATCACTGCATAGTCCCTTTTCAATAACAGTTATTTTCAATGTAGGTAAGTTCATTTTTTTATATATTTCTCTAAGGTTCGGTTTTACAACAGAGTCGTCAATTGTGATTTCTTCTATTGGTAATTCTATTTTTTTTACATTTACGTGCTCATCTTCAGTAATATCTTCTATATCATTTAGCACAATAGATTCTATATTTTCAGAAGTATTCGCTTGTTCTAAATGTACAACGTTTACATATTTTATATTATCACTTACAATACTTGGTTCATTATTATCTTCGTCATCTGAAACCACTAATTTATTTTTATTTATGGGTATAGAAACCACACTATCATCAGAATCCGAATCTTCGCCAGAACTTGCATCTGAATCTACATACGATTCGACGCTTGATTCAGAGTCTTCTTCGGAATCATCTTCCAGTTCTTCTTCTATAGCCGAAATAATGTTTTTAGATGGTAACATAGTATTACCTAAATCAAATGGATGGCGAATAGAGTGTACATGATTTAAAACAAAATTATTTTCATTTGAATCTGTATTATTATTTTGTGTAGAATATACAATATTTGTATAATTAGGTGTTGGTGTATAAGACGAAAGAGCCGGATTTATATTTTCGGCTAAATATGTTTGTGGCGGTTGCATAGAATTCATTTGAATATTACGCAGTTGTTTTACAACACTGTTAACAATATCAAAGAGTGTATCATATCTTTGTTCTAGACTATTTATACGTTGTTTAAAATGATAAACAAGTAATGCCACTAATAATATAGTAACGCCTAAACTAATAAAAAAAAAGGTCTCTATAAAATTAAAAACGCCCATAATTTATAATAGTTCTATAAATAATACTTATTATATGAACGTATATTTTTGTATCGGACTATATTATAGTTAATAATGAATACAGAAACTCCTCCTATACCTGAATCCATTCCACAGATTAGACAATCTACACAAATCGAATCAAATGTAAGCGGTTTCTTTAGCAATAATAATAATCTATTAATTTTTATATTATGTTCCATTATTTTGCTAATGTTATTGAACAACTCGGTTGTATATTTTTTACAAAATATTTTCACAAGTATTTATAATTTATTTTTAAATGTACTTAAATTATTTGGATATGCAACTGGTACAGCTATAAATGTAAGTGCTGATGTTGCAGGAGACGTAGCTAGAGCTGGTATAGATATTTCAGAAGGAACATTACATTCTATTGGTAATTTATTGGAAAATAAACCGTCTGGTACAACACACCCACCACCACCAACACAACCACCAACTCCCCCTCCTTCACATGAAAATAAACTAAATAATGCTATAAATACATCATCGCAAAAAGAATCTCATCCAGAACCAGATAAAACAGATAACCCTATACAAAATCCGATATCTACAAACAAACAAAATTGGTGTTTAGTTGGTGAATATAAAGGTACACGCAGTTGTATAGAAATAGACCAATATGACAAGTGCTTATCAGGACAAGTATTTCCAAGTCAAACTATTTGTTTGAATCCAACATTATCAAAAAAATAAATGATAACATTTGTAGTTATATAGTTATATATGTCTAGTTTTACGGATTTTTCACATGGGTAACAAAATATATTATATGATATATGATATCATATATCCTTGTCATATGGAAAGAGTTTCCATATGACCAGACATTCACAACCTAGATAATTATATATAATCAAATATATTTATTATCTGTAATTGTACACGGAGTGTATCCTACATTAGTATTGATGGTACAATTATTACTTTCATTTGCAGTATTAGAAGGGTTTATAATTTCACTTGTAGTTATATTTTCAAAATAATCGTTTAATGTAAAATCCAAATTGGTTATAACTAATTTAGTACTAAGGGATATATAAAAATCATATATTATATTTGGCTGTGTGTATAACAATACACTAGTAGTAAAGTTTCCAATAAAAAATGTAGCCGAGAAATTATCGGGATCTAATTCATGAGTTTTAAACGAAATATTACTTTGAAAGTTTTTTTGTGTAATAGTTTGGATAATAGTATTATTAAACTTTATTGTAAGAATAACACTTGTTATTTGTATATTTACCTGATTTCTTGTAAAATCCAAATTATAGTCACTATTTACATTATTCTTTCCAGATAACTTAATAAAAATTGGTATATTTATTTCATATGTACTATATACTGATGTAATGCTATCTCGAACATAAAGGGATATAATGCTAGTATTATTGTTTGTAATATCTGTCTTTATAATAGCATTCCATTCTACAGTATCTTCTTGTAAATATAAATTATAATTACGTCTGATATTATAATTATATAGAGGCACATTTGGATCTAAATATAAATATTCAATCGGTCCTGGTACATCACTTGAACTTGTAGGTACCGAAATATTATTCAAATCACATACATTATTTATCCATTTAGAGTTGATAGTTGATGCAACTGATGGATTATTAATTATTTTTGAAAAAAGCTGTTTTTTTGTAATTCCATTTTGTTTTGTGTTTTGATTGTTTGATTTATATTGTAATATTTCAACCTTCCTACGCATATCCAATTGTTTTTGACTATAATTAGAAGTCGTGTATGGACTGGTTAATTCAAATCTTACGGGTGACCGATAGGGAATACGAGCACGTTTTAATAAAGCTTCTATATCGCATATTATTTGGGTAATTGTTGTTTGACTAATGGAACTATTAATAACTGGATTACTCATTTGCAATATGTTATCTATTTTATATATAACATAGATAACATATATAAGTTTACTAAAGAATATAAAAATATAGCAATGTTATATATATTTATAAAAATGTTTACTATTTTTTGCTTTTTATTGCTTACTAGTATTGTAAATGCCAGTATAATTGATAGGTTTCATAATTGGGTTTCTCAATTTAATATTCATTTTAGAGATGACTCGCATTTTTCTGAAATATACAGAAAATGGGTGTCCAATGATAAACTTATAGATTTTGTTAATAGTCAAAATATGTCTTATACATTAGGTCATAACCAATTTTCAGGAATGGATACGGATGATTTTAGAAAATATGTTCAGTTGTATGCAGTTACAATACCCGATACTCCAGTTCAAACTTCTACTAATATGGAGAATCTACAAATTCTACCTACATCAGTCGATTGGGTATCGACAGGGGCAGTTACCCCAGTGAAAGACCAGGGACAATGTGGATCATGTTGGAGTTTTTCTACAACAGGTGCATTAGAATCTGCATATTTCAATAAATACGGAACTTTAGTATCTTTTTCAGAACAACAATTGGTAGATTGCGATAACTTACAAAATGGAGGAAGAGACCATGGATGCAATGGTGGATTGATGGATAATGCATTTTCATGGATACAAAAGAATGGTGGATTATGTTCAGAAAAGGATTATCCGTATGTTTCTGGTTCTACTAAAACTGCAGGAACATGTAGCAAAACATGCAAGGTAGACAGTAATAGTAAGGTACAAAAGTTTGTAGATGTATCCCCCAATTCGGATGATGAAATGATGACTGCATTAACTAAGCAAACTGTTTCAGTTGCAATTGAGGCAGATCAACCGGCATTTCAGTTATATAAATCTGGCGTGTTCACTGGTTCATGTGGTACAAACTTAGATCATGGAGTGTTGGTAGTTGGTTATGGTAAGGAAGGTTCACTAGATTATTATACTATTAAAAACTCATGGGGCACAACATGGGGCTTGAATGGATATATCAAACTAGGACGCGGACCATCTTATAATAATGGAAAAGGTCAATGTGGAGTACTTATGGAAGCTAGTTATCCAGTATTGTAAACAAAATAAAAAATAAGATAAAACTAATATAAACATATTTTGTATATTTGTAGATATACAACATAAATATTACTATTACATAAATGATTGAAAACTTTCTATTATTTAGTGAAAGATGTGCAGGTTCTCATTTTGTGCAATATGCTATGTTGGAAAACTTTTATATAGATTATTTATCAAGTCATCATAACAAAAGACATTTTTTTGGACATGAAGATGATACATATACACAAGAGGAAATAGATACAACATTGTTTATATGTGTTGTACGTGATCCAATAGAATGGGTAGATAGTTATTTTAAACGATTACATCATGTTCCTCCAATAAATAGAAAAAATAGTGATTGTTTTGTAAAAAATGAATGGTATAGTGTTCATGAACAAGGAGATCTAAAAGGTCAAGAAATTATGGAAGACCGTAATATAATTACAAAAAAAAGACATAAAAATATATTAGAATTACGAAAAGCGAAACATGAATATTTTCTTACGACTGCACAACAACGTTTTAAGTATGTTTATATATTAAAATATGAAGATTTACGAGATAATTTTGAATCCGCGTTGGAAAAAATGAAACATCAATTTGATTTACAACAAAGAGGTTATGAATATAGAAAAATAATAAAATATAAAGGGTCATATAATCAATTATATGCAAAAAAACCGATTTTATTAAGTCCTGAAATACAACAGTATATTAGAGATAATGTAGACAAAGAACAGGAAGCTGAATTAGGATATTTTGAATATGCTACATAGGTATGATTTATTATATAAGATTTTATACAAACTTATAAAATACATAAAGAGTAATTCATAATGAAATATATTCATTATGATTCGTGATTTACGATCTGCATTAACTATTTATGTTGTATTTCATTCTAAACTTTTTCCTGAATTGTATAATGAAATTGCAGAAGAAGATAAAAAATACTTGACATATTATGGTGTACGAGATAAAACTGATGTTTTTTCAAATGTTGTATATGAATATGCTCTTGATTTTTACAATCCACAACTGCAAAAAAATTGGTACAATGAAGGTACCGCATTATATCATATCTATATGAATGGGTTGTATAAAAAAACAAAATATATTGGATTTTGTCAATATGATATGAAAATATTACATGATACAATATCTACAATTTTGTCTGATACAGATGACAAAAATATTTATTGCTATCATTATTTCCCATGGTGGTTTTTGGGAGGACAAAAAGTGATTGTACAAGATTTATATATATTTAAATGTGGATTAAAAAGTTATAATGATTTTTTTCATACTAATTTTACAGCAGACGTAGTAATTAAAAATAAAATGTGTATAGGTAATACATTTGTTATTTCATCTGTATTATTTGAAAAAATGATGTCGTGGATGAGTCAATATTATGTAAATGATCAATTACATAATGATATATATGATCATGAATCAAATGCACAGTATAATGCAGGTAGTGTTATAGAAGCATTAGTTGGTATGTTTTTTGCACTTGAAATCGAACAAGGATATACATACAAACATTTTAAAATACAAGATGATGGAGAAGGGCGACCATATAAAAGCCAGGCATATTAAAAATCATATATTTATCATAACCTTCTATGTTTTGTAGCGTATGTCCATGGAGATAAAAACATATGTCACCCATGTTAATGTATAGTGCATGTTTTTAGTAATAGTTTTAATCCATATGACCAGACGTTAAATAGTACTTTCTTGATAAGGATCATATCTTTCTTCCTTTTTTGTAATTTTTATTACTTGTTCTATACTTGTAAAAGTACCTGTATCTTTATACCTCAGATATTTTTCCACATCTTGTTTATTTATTTTATCTGTTATAAAAGGCAAGTATTTATTCTCGAGTTTTGGCGATATAAATGAATTATCATAAATAACAATTGGTTTTCTAGGGGTTAAACACATTTTTTTCATATTATTATATAATGTTTCGTATTCTTCTGAATTATAATAATAATCTTCTTCATCATCATCACTATCATAAATACCACAATCTAATTCACAGTAATATCCACGTATGGTAGGAAATTGGTAATATGATATACCATTTGTATGTTGTATTTCTAAATAAACATAAATGTAAAAATCACAACCCATTTTGTTATAAGTATATATTTTTATTTTAATACATATTTCAACCATAACTATAATTATAATATAAAATAGTTTTTTTAGCAACAGACTAATATATCTGTTGCTAAACCCAGTTATTTATAGCCGATTTGTATACCATTTACTCGATAAATAGGAAAATCCGTAAGTAGCTGCATTTGAACTTGCATTCAATGTTGATATTGTTAAATTAGGGCCTGCATTTACAATAGAATTGATATCAAAAACATTCAAAGCCCTATCGTAATATCGAAGATTCGATAAATTACCCGAAAATCCTCCATTTTGGCATGCAAATACGTCCTGATAATTTTGTTTAGGTACATTTTGTAATATAATATGTGATGTAATTACTCCATTTACATATACATCCATACTTGTATTTTGCATTCTTACCAATAAATGAAACCATTTTTGCAATGGTATATTATTTATATTTATAATTTGATTTGTTTGGTCCGTATTTACAACTGTATCCATAATAATATGCAAGGTCGGATCAGTGCTACTGCTTAAGTATACACCAGGAGCATTGTTAACTGCTGCTATGCCATTTGCAGTGAAAGATTGTATACCCTTGTGGAATATATGTTGATATTTTATACCAGTTTCCGGAGGCACTACAGGTTGCACATTATTTATGTATAACCATACTGACCATGAAAACTCTATACCAGTTGGTTGATTGTTTGAACGTAATACAGTAATCGAATTGGAATCCTTAGGATCTTGTTTGATTTGTACGGGCGTAGACCCATTTATTAACCCATTAATTAAATAGGGATTATTAGTAGGCTGTGAAAAATATCCTAATAAAAATATGCCTAAACGTAGTAATATAAGAAAAACAATTACTACAAAAAAGACGAAAGCTATTTTAGCAATGATAGTATTTGATTGCAAAAAATCTTGACTAGCATCTGATAGATTTGTAGGAGATGAATATCCGCTAGTACTATTTACAACTGAATCTTTTATATTTGATATAGAATTTGCTACATTTGAATATGTATTTGCTGCAATATTTGAGGCACTATTATATGCATTAGAAGCAGCATTAGTTATTGCATTTGCACCAAATTGACTTTGTTCACTCATAATATCTTATTGTTATATATTATTTAACTAAATTATTTTGGTTTTGTAGTTATAATTCTATTTTATTGAGTAGTAATAAATATTTTTTTATACCAATAATAAGGTAAGTAATAATAGGGTATATAATAGTCATCATAAATATATACAGGAGTTATGTCTAAACTATGACCATTGTAATTTCCATAATATCCATTCATTCTACCTCCATGGTATCCGCCTCCATGGTATCCGCCTCCATGGTATCCTCTACCCCCATGATGTCCACTGCCTCCATGATGTCCACCACCTCCATGATGTCCGCCACCATATCCTTCTGTAATATTTATATTAAAAAATATATTATTTATTACTATACATATGGTTAAAAATACTATAAAATATAGTATATACATAGCCCATTTATTCATACTTTATATAAAGTATGAATAAATTAACATCTGGTTATATGGAAAAATATTCCATATGATCAGCGTATATGCTAGATTGTATATTTTGTTACCCGTGGGAAACAAATCATACAACTAGACATTAATAACTGTATTGGGCAATTGGTGTATTATCTTTTGTAATAGCAACACTGACCCCATATGACGAAATAGACGAAGAGTATCCATTTCCGCTCAAATATTCGTTCCAAACTGTTTGTGGGTCAGTTGGGGTAGGAACCCTTTGAAACTTCACTAAGTAAGCATCACATACTCCAAAATTAATATCGTAACTATTGGATACATTTGGCATGGATAACAATTGTGTCGATTTTACCATTTTTCCGTCTAAATAACAATCAACAACTTGATTATCTACGCTTACTACTATATATACCCAACTTTGTATAGGACAGTTTGTAGTAATAATTATATCATTTTGGTTATTATCCTGTGATTGTATAGAGCAATGCAATGTAGGTGCAGTTGCATCTAAATACAAACTAAAATTATTAGGTAATTTGTTTCCTACATTAGCTAAAATAATATTTTTCTGTTGAGTATTGTCCCAAGAATTAACATATACCCACAATTTATAAGAAAATCGTACAGAAGATGGATTTGACATATCTTTGTTTACTATAGGAGCATTGCTACTATTCAAGTTTAATAACGATTGGGTTGTTTTTTGAAAATAATAATACATCAAAATAACCAGTAAAATAACAATAATCAACAATAAAATAATAACGGTTAAAGACATTTTATATATAGTATCTAGAAATATTTATTTTATAAAATCTACAGGAGGATTTTTGTTATAATATAAATTAAACATAGTTGCGACTTCACTTCCTTTTAAAGGTACTTTATGGTAATTCACATTACATATAGCACCGGTTAGACCATTATTACTTCCTAATGTTACTAAATCAGATGAAGAATATTCAGGTACATTATTTGTAAAATTAAATGTTCTCTCTAAATTACCATTCACATATAAATCCGCTTTCGAGTTAAAATAATTTAGTACAATAAAAATCCATTTTTGATTGGTTATACTTAGCTCATATACGGCACTAGAATCGGTATTTGAAAAATGAAATGTATAAATACCCTTATAACTTGATCTTACATTATCACTTGTATTTTTATATGTAATTTTCGGATTACCATGACCGTAATCAAATATAGGAGTTTCGGTTGCATATGCAGCATCTGACGACGCTTTACTGTTTACATATACCCACATACTAATTGAGTAGTTTCTTCTATATACAGGGGTGGATGATGTTGCTTTACTGTCTATGATTGGTTTAAGTAGAAACATACTCGAGTTTCCAACTTGATGTTCTACGTTTAAATATACTGGCGTATGTTGTAACACTATCGACGATTTTTTTACAAATCTATGTATCCATGATGGGATATACATATACAATAATAATAACACCATTTCAATAATTAGCAAAATAAATACTATATTTGGTGTTATACGATATTGTTGAAGTATATATTCTAATCCATCACTTAACATACATGGTATGTAAAACAATAAATTAGAAAAGAATCCTGGCCATCCCTGTAAGTTTTGTAAGGTAGATTTAAAAATCTTAAATCCAATTGCTAATCCAACCAAAATCAATAATAATAATATTATTTTTAAAGCATTACCCGTATAATTTATTACAGTTGGTGTAATGTAATGCCAAAAATATTTAATACCTGCGAATAACAGCAATGATATCGCTCCTATAATGAAAAACATATATGTTTGTCCATCAAACCTTAATAAAGAAGAATATAATGCAAAACTTCCAAATAATGCAGCAATAATAATTATAGCATAATTACTCGCATTACTTGTTAATGCCTTAGGATCACGTACAGCATAAAACAATATACATGCTACAAAGAATATACCAAATAAAAATCCTATATTTGTTTGAATACAATTCATTAATAATTTTCTATTTTCACTATTATTTAAAAATAGTTTTTCACTTATTGCAATAAAAATATGTTGTAAATCTTTAAAAAAAAAATATATGAAAATACCTACAATTGCTACTGAAATAGCTAATACAAATGTAAGTCCTATCATACTTGTAGTATTTTTTGTATTCATAAAACTGGTAGGTGGTACAACCAATGGTATTGTTGACATATTTATTATTCTTATTATATAATAAGAATAATATATACATAATAAAATATATACATAAGATGAATATATATGTTTGTAAATGCATTTGTATTATTTCCTAAATCACGATGTATTTACAAGTTTTCCATTGCGGTTTTTTCACCGTGACAATCTCTACATAATGCTACTAAATTGTCAACATGGTTGCTGCCGCCATATTCCAAACGTATTTTATGATCTACTTCAAACCATGCAGGCAATTGTCGTCCGCATTTACCACATGTCCATTTTTGACTAGCTGCGACGAACTTTTTCTTGGTTTCACTTACTGAACGTTTTGTTGCTTTTTTACCTGATTCCATTAGTCTCTCTGTTTGAGATAAATGCGGTCGAACTTGTGGCATTGCCATTACAGGCATAGGGGTTTTGTCTACAACTGGATTACCAACAAACCGATTTTTAGAAGTAAAATCTAAAATAGGCGATATCATACTTGACGTATTTTTGTCGATAGGTAAATATTTCAAATATTCATTGGAAGATGATATTATTTTTTGAGCATAAAATGGATTTTTCTTAAATAGCCAATACAACATTAAAGATGCTACTGCAATACCCGCCATTTGCCAATATTTTTTCCACGAAATTACTTTTTTAAAATATTTACCATCTGTGTATATATTTGCCATTAAGAAAGCGGCAACTAAAAACAATACGATTTCAAATCTCATCACGATATAAACTTATATACTATACGTATATTTTTGCATAATATTGCTATTTTGTTATTGTTTTTTTGTTTTATTATGTTTTGATCTCTTTTTATTGTATGTTTTATTTTTACCACCTGATTTTACAGGTACTTGTCTTATTTCAGATATAATTTTATTAAACATTTTCTCTATTCGATCGCGTTGTTCACTCAAATCATTTATTCGTTTTAATTTATTTTTATCAGCATTTTTATTATTTGTTAAAGTACTTTTTATTTCATCTATTTGTGTTTCCAATCTTATTCCAGTTTCTAACATAGATGATAATACGTGATTTATTTTCTCTATTTTATCCTCATATTTTTCTTGTATTCTAGCGGATGATAAACTATTGTAAGGTAATTCTCTAGACTGAGATTCCGATTGGTCAATGATTGATTCTTCTGATTTCTCATTATCAATGTTTTCAGATTCTGAATTAGGTATTTTTGAACTCATGACTATATAATAATTGTATATTTTTATTATATGTATCATTATTATACTAATGATGTTCAATAAATGTTCTAAAATTAATAGTATAGATAAATAATTAACACACATAGGAAAATAAACATAAAATACAAATAATGTTTTTTTATATTCAGCTTTTCAGCTAAATAAATAGGTTTTGCTTTATAATTAGACTGATAGGCATCTTCGCATTCCTCAAATGTTTTTTCTTCTTTTCCTAACAATATATTTACTTTATTATGAATAAAAAACCCCCATTTTATAAAAGATTCTTTACTATCTAAATAAGGCGATACCGGATATTTATCCAGCATTTTACTAAATCTATCTCCCATTTCTGAATTAGGAAGAAACAAAGGTATATTTTGTATAAAATCATAATATTTGCGTTTGGTTATTACATTTGGATATTCGGGATAAGAATGGGTTATAGTATGTATTACAAACCAAAATTGTGGACCCCATACAGTAGAATCGTAGAACATCGTAAAAAGATAAACTATATAGAAACAGTTGATTATATTACTCTAGGTTTATCGTAAGTAATATAATCAAATGTCTGTACAGTATGAGTTTTTATGTAACAATTGTGGTAAAAAAGGACATCCATTTTATCAATGTAAAACACCTATAACTAGTTTTGGTTTAATCACATTTAGAATTAATATGCAAGGTAAATATGAGTTTTTAATGATTCGTCGAAAAGATACTCTTGGGTATATTGATTTTTTACGAGGAAAGTATACTATACATGACAGTCATTATATTATGAATATGATGAAGCAAATGACAATATATGAAAAGGAACGTATTCGAAAAAAAGAGTTTTTGGAATTATGGTATGATTTATGGGGAGGAAATGAAGAATTATCTGATTTATATAGGGCTGAAAAAAATAGTTCTAAAGAGAAGTTTGAAACACTAAGAGAAGGAACTATAATGCACAAACAAGTATATACATTAAACCGGTTATTGGACGAATCTGGTTATAGCAATACAATATCCGATGAAAAATCAGACTCTTCTATATCAAATAATAGTGACTATCATTTTCCTAAATATACTAATGGAAATTGGAATGAACCTGAATGGGGGTTTCCTAAAGGACGTCGAAATACAAACGAAAATGACTACGATTGTGCCGTACGAGAGTTTGCAGAAGAAACAGGATATAGCATAAATCAATTAATTTATATACAAAATATTCTTCCTTTTGAAGAAATATTTTCAGGTTCTAATTATAAATCCTATAAACATAAATATTATCTAATGTATATAGATTATAATCAAAGCTTATCGTTAACTACATTCGAAAACTCGGAAGTGAGTAAAATATCATGGAAAACATACGAAGAATGTATTGCATGTATTCGACCATATAATTTAGAAAAAATACGTGTAATTACAAATGTAAACGAATGTTTATTAAATTGTCAATTATGTTGATGTGTATTAGTAAATATTACAATTACGCAGGTTTTTATGTATATACTATATAGTAATAGTATATACAATGTCAAGTTCTCCTTCTGAAAAAAAAAAAGGTACCCGTAAAAATAGAAAAATTATTATTAATACAGAAAAGGAAAAAGTGGTTTTACCTCAAAAAGTAAATACCGTTCCTGATACTAATTATTCGAAAAAATCCGGACCCGAAGTGGTAGAAAACAGTGAACCGAGTAAAGAACAAACCTCAAACGACTTTACATTTCCATTACAATCTTTTATCGATCCTACATTAAGTGCAATACCTGCTGTTATACCAAATGGTCCATTGATTACAGAACCATTACCTGAATTAGTTTCTAAACCTGGGCCAAAAATAAAACGGCCTCAAAAAAAGGTACAAAAAGCCATGTCACCAGTGAACAATACCGAAAATATGGATGAACCTACTAAAGACAAGCCTGCTAAAAAACCACGAGCACCTCGTAAACCTAAAGTTGATAAAAGTTCGAAAGAGTCTGAAAATATAATACCTATGAATAGTACAGAAACGCCAACGGTAGTCACCCATACAGATGTTCCGATGATAGTTAAGCGTAAAATAACAAAACCAAAAAACACCATCGTCAAAACGAATAAAACCGTTAAAATAACGGATACTAAACCCAAAAAAACAACTAAAACCAAAAAAAACTCTGCTCAAACAACTATACCTGAAAATACGTCAGAACCGCCTATAACTGCAAGTGAAATAAAAAAAATAGACCAATCTAATGAAAATATAGATGAATCGAATAAAGAATTATTTCAACAAGAATTAGACGAATATAATGATAATGCAAACTATAGCGACGATAATAAATATGATTTTTTATATCCGACATTAAACGATCCTAACTTTATTGAAAAATTGTCAAAACACAAAGAGTTTTATGATACAAGATATGATGGAACAATTCATCCTATTGAAAAACAGGCAAATATTCTATGTAACAGTAGTTTCGAATTGCTTCCTCACCAATTGTTTGTCAAAAACTTTTTATCTTTACAAACCCCCTATAATAGTTTGTTACTATATCATGGGCTAGGTAGTGGAAAAACATGCAGTGCAATTGGTATTGCAGAAGAAATGAGGTCTTATATGAAACAACTTAATATTACCAAACGTATTTTAGTCATTGCGTCTCCCAATGTGCAAGCCAATTTTCGATTGCAATTATTTGATGAATCAAAATTGGAATATATTCAAGGAAAAGATGCAACCGAAGGAATATGGAATATTAATTCCTGTGTAGGAAATGCACTTATCAAAGAAATCAATCCGACTAATTTAAAAGGCTTACCAAGAGAACGGGTGATATCATCTATTAAACGTATTATCAATAATTTCTATTTATTTATGGGATATATACAACTATCGAATTATATTTTCAATGCAATCAAAAAAAGTACCAATATAGAGAACCTTACAAAACAACAACGTAAAAAACTCCTTATTAAACATATTCGCGATTTATTTGATAATCGACTTATTATTATTGACGAGGTCCATAATATACGTATTTCGGATGATAATCAAGAACGCAAAAAAACTGCACTTTTATTGATGAAAGTGGCTAAATACGCACAAAACTTACGATTATTATTACTTTCCGCTACACCCATGTTCAATTCGCATCAAGAAATTATATGGCTTACCAATTTGATGAATATAAATGATAAACGTGCTACTATTGAAATTGGCGATGTATTTGATTCCGCGGGTGGATGGAAACCTGCTAAAAAACTTGCAGATGGAACTATGAAGGAAGATGGTAAATCACTTCTTATAAGAAAATTGACTGGATATATTTCCTATGTAAGAGGCGAAAACCCTTATACATTTCCGTATCGTGTGTATCCATCTCAATATGCAGAATCCAAATATGTACTATTAAAACAAGCGTATCCAACCACACAAATGAATGGTTCTCCTCTTTCACAAGAAGATGCGATAAAATACATTGATATTTACGTAAACCGGTTTCCGTCCAATTCGGTTCAGTACAAAGGATACAAACGAATCTTGGAAGAAATGCATTCTAAATCGACAGACCAATATACGGCTATGGGTAAATTGCGTAGAATGCCCGCATTTGAAGATATGGAATCTTTTGGATATACCTCCTTGCAATTATTAATTGAATCGCTAAATATGGTATATCCTCATCCTTCTATAGTAGAGCCAGCTAGGTCTTCTAAGAAAAATGAAACTAAATCTGATACGGAAGAAAGCGAAGATGAAGAAGAATATATTTCAAAGGCAATTGTAGGAGAAACGGGTCTAAGAAATACCATGAACTTTGTAGAAGAAACGCAGAATATGATGCAAATGCGTCATAAGTTTTCATATAAACCGGATATACTTGAAAAGTATGGTCGTATTTTTAGCCCATCTTTACTTCGATTTTATAGCTCAAAAATAGATGAGATTTGCCATATTATTCGTGAATCTACTGGAATCATTATGATTTATTCACAATATATTGATGGCGGATTAGTTCCTATGGCACTTGCATTAGAAGAAATGGGATTTAGTCGATTTGGTTCAAACCCAAATACAACTAATTTATTTGAAACACCTCCAACTGACCAAGTTGACTATGAAATGAAACCTAAACAAAAAGATACGGTTTTTCATTCTGCCAAATATGTTATGATTACTGGCGATAAAGCTTTTTCCCCCAATAATGCAGCGGATATAAAACACTTAACTTCCAAAGAAAATAAAGACGGAAAAAATATTCGAGTTGTACTATTATCTAGAGCAGGAGCAGAAGGATTGGACTTCAAAAACATTCGTCAAGTCCATATAATGGAACCATGGTATAATATGAATCGTATAGAACAGATCGTTGGACGTGCGGTTCGTAATTTAAGCCATTGTCAATTGCCATTCAAAAAACGTAATGTGGAAATATATTTACATGCTACTTCTTTACCGAACAATTCGGAAGAATCAGTGGATATGTATGTATATCGTTATGCTGAAAAAAAGGCGGTTCAAATTGGTGAAGTAACCCGATTATTAAAAACAATCGCGGTTGATTGTTTTCTGAATATTGGTCAAACCAATTTTTCGGTAGAACGGCTTTTAGAAAATGTTAAAAATCAAAAAATGGAAATTACATTATCTAGATACGACCAAGATATACCGTTTTTAATTGGAGATAGACCACATAGTGAAATGTGTGACTATATGAATAATTGCGAGTTTGTATGTTCTCCTATGCCGGATATATCTCCGGAAAATATTCAAAAAGAGAATTATAACAATACATTTGTACAATCGAATCAAGACCGTATTATAAAACGCATACGAGAATTATTTCGCGATAAAATGCCAGAACCTTCGCGTGAAACTCCAAATCCAAAACCCCATTTATTTCATGTATATTTTGAAAGAGACCATTTGATAAATGCGATTAATATAGTAAAGGAATATCCTATAGAGCAAATATTTAGTGCATTATCTGTTCTCATTCATAATAAAAACGAGTATTTAATTGATGCATATGGGAGAACCGGTCGATTAATTGATAAATATAACGAAAATACAGATACTGCCTATTATGTATTTCAACCGATTGAATTAACTGATGAAAATGCATCTATTTACGAAAGAACCACTCCGATTGAATATAAAAGGAAAACAATTTCCTTGGAAATAGATAAATCCGAATTACCTATATCTAGGTCTGAAACTGAACCAGATGCGGAAAATAGCATTTCAAATGCAAGTCCCCAAAGTACAGAAGGAGAAGGAGAACCCGAAATACAGGCTTCAAAAAAACCTCTAAAACAATTACCTAAAAATCCTACAAAAGTTCCTAAACAACCATCCGAACCGATAAATCCCATATCATCCAATTCAAATACATTTCAGGCAATTCTAAAACAATTGAATAGATGCCTATACGGAGAACTTGTAGGAAATGAAGAAATAACCGGTTTAGTAAATACACGTGTTCTCCAAAAAGGAGAAAAAAATTGGTATGTCCATGCTGGAATGGTATATCATTATTCTAAACCTGAAAATCAGTATGAAGAAATAAAGAAAACAAAAGAAGAAGATAAAGCAATGGGTAGAGGAAGAGGAAAAGTAATTCCTATCAAGGTAGAAATTACCAAACATAATTTACCTATACAGCAAATACGTAGTTTATTTGGAATAACCGACGAACTATTTCAAAAATATATTATACATCATTTTATGGATTCTTTATTATTTGAAGAAAAACTGGCAATTATTCGTCATTTTTATAGCGAAAATAGAGAACCTAGTTCTCCTGAAGAAAAAATTATGAAATCGTATTTAGATGAACGTATATTAAAAAAAGAGGATCAAATTGGAATGCTTACTGTAAAGGATGATACTCTTATATTAATTATACAAAATGCCGAAACAGGCGAATGGATTGAAGGTGACCAAGAAGATTATGCGTTAATGGGTGGAGAGTTGAGACGATTTCAAATAGACAGAACTCCAGAATCCATGTTCTTTTTATTGGGGTTTATTACACCATTTGTTTCTAAAAAGACAAATACCAGAGAAATGGTATTTAAAGTCAAAGATATGACTGAAAAAAGAAATAATATAGGAGCACGTATTGATGATGCAGGTAAAGATAAAGTAATCAAATTATTGAATGCATTGGTAGAAACTCCTAATTATTATAATGATACAAATACTGCATTTATAAATCAATTAGGTATATGTATTACGATTGAAATTATAATGCGAAAGTTTAGTGAAGATAAACGAATGGGTAAATATTATTATTTAACCCCTGAACAAGCTATATTGAGTGATATTATTAAAAAATCCTTTTCTACCTAAATAAATGGAGGAAAATTGAAAATTATATTTATTTTTATGAACATAAATATATCTATATTATATTATTACTATTATGACTACTGCCATGGAACAAAAGCGAAATACCCAATCTACGGATGAACAAAAGATTTATGGCGTTTATATGCGTTCTTTATTGACATCTAAAGTAAACTTGGCAATTACTGAGATTGGACAAAACCTTAGACAAAACTTGGAAAAAAAACTGGCAGTAAAGATGGAAGGAAAATGCGGCATTGAGGGATTTATAGAACCTGGGTCAGTGAATGTAAAAACATATTCAAATGGACAAGTCAATTCTGGGTTTGTCGAGTTTCAAGTAGTATTTGAATGTATGATATGTCGGCCAGTTGAAGGTATGATTATTGAATGTACTGTAAAAACGGTTACAAAGGCAGGAGTACACTCGGAAGTAGTTGGTAAAAAAGGAGTGGTTCCAATTACTGCATTCATTGCACGTGATCATAACTACAATGACTCGCGATTTAATGATATAAAAGAAAAGGATGATATAGTAGTCACTGTAATTGGTGTTCGGTTTGAGTTAAATGATCCGTATATAAGTGTTATTGGAAAAATAAAAGATAAAAAACATCTCCAACAAAACCGAACTACACGCACAGGTGGCGGGTCTATTAGTGTATTTGACGAAGCTCCTTTGCATGCACCTGAAATATCATCATTGCATGATGGCGAGGTTTCCTCGGACGATGAGTTTTGAAATATACGATCTAGACACTGAATAGTGAATACTATTTAGTAAATAGTAAATAGTTTGAAAAAGAATATAGATAGTAATTGCTTATTTAAAAATAATATGTTGGAATTAGAAACTATAAAATATAAAATAGAAAAATTGGCAAAGCCGCATCATATAGAGATTTTAAAAATACTTAAAAAATCCAATGATATTACATTGAACGAAAACAAAAGTGGAGTATATGTAAATCTATCTTTTTTATCACAACCGATCATTGATGAAATTACTGCCTATATCCATTATGTAGAGGAACAAGAAGCAACACTAAACTCTTTAGAAATACAGAAACTGGAGTTCCAAAATACATTTTTTACTGAAAAAGGAAATAAAGAAGAAGTTATATCTATGTATAAGTAAATAAATATAAGTAGATTGCAATCATAGTATGTCACGATTTTTATATCAAACTTTTTATAAATATAACAAGTTTGATGAACCCGGTAAAATAAAAAAATTGGAAAAATGGATGTTTTCAAAAGAAGTATTGGAATCGTTCGCCGTAAAATCGCAACCTATCATTGAACCGGTTCCAATTATTGTGGATAAAAAACCTATGTTTTGCATACCAAATCAATTGGATACACTGTTTTGGTGTTTGTATATTTCACATTATGGAGAATCTGCCTATTTATTGATAGGAAATAAATACGGTAATGCAGAAATCACAGAAAAACAAAAAGTGATGGAGTTTCTTAAATCAAATAAGTATGCATTGAAACAAACAAGCAGCAAGGTTACATTAGGGGCTTCTTCGGAAATTATGTCCGAATTGATGACAAATAAAACAACGAGTCTTTTAGCTGTAAATGCATTTATGGTTTATTATAAAAAAAATATACTCATTCAAAACACATTCAATAACACATATATAGAATATTTATATTCTAGCGATACAAGTGAAAATGACTGGATTGTGATTCAATACAAAGAATCAAATGGGAAATCGAAATATGCCTATTTTTCTTCAACTGTAATGAATATGGATATAGACATGTATCGTAAAGGAAATCGTATTGAGAATCCAGAAAAACCATTGAAAGGTATTTCTACTTATAAATTGGATGAATTATGGAAAATGCTTGAATATTTACCCGAGTTTTTGAATGATAATATGCTAAACACTGCAAAATACATGGAATGGAAAAGGACAATTGAAGCTAGCATTAAAAAATCCGCTGAAAAGAAACAAGAGCTATATACAAAATTATGGCAATCTTTGCTATGGACATAATAGATATGGATTCTACGTTGCTGTATAGTAGATTTGTTCGTTTGTAATTATACAAAATTGAAAGATATATATAGAAATAATATGTAAAAATACTATATATTATTTTATCATGAGCGTTCAAAACCAATCTACGCAAAAATTATCTACATCCGGTAGCGATTCTGCGTATGAATCAGGAGAAATAGAAGAATCGCCTGGAGAAAAGGCCGCTGCAATTGCTGCACGGGAAGCTAGAACATTGCCTCAATTTTCTCCGTCTGTATCAAATCTACCTCCTTCTGAGAAACCCAAACCTATGACTACGGAAGAAAATACAAAAGCATTTAAAGAAACTATATCGGCTTATTTAGGAAGTAATCCTTATTTAGTAACAAGCGGTAAAAGTAGTGAATTGGAAATTAGTTTTGGTACCAATCCGAAACAAGGTCGACCACTTACTAAAATCGATTATGACAATATTGTCAAACAATTTTATGCGGCCGGATTTACTGCACGTAATCCAGAAGGTATTCATATGTTACGTATGCAGAACGAATATTATGATAATCGTATAAATAAAACGAAATTGTCAAATATCCGAGCAGAAATTGTCGGACTGGATATGATTCAAGAATATTGCAAAACCAACAGTATCCAAAAATTGTTAGATATGCCAAGTGTTATCGGAGCAAATGGCGAAAAAATCAAGTTTACACAAAAAACTATTGCCAAAGAAAACGACAAACCATTACTACCCGTTGATTTTGCCGATTTCAATTTCCGTGTTTCCTATAAAAAAGAACAGGATTTCTTCAAAGAATCAATGGTGGCAAAAAATATCATAAGGGATTGGACCAATTCCAAAAAAACTTTTCGTTATATGAATCGTGTCAAGTTTGAACACCCGGATTTGCCATTCTTTCTAGATATTAGTATTATCAAATGGTCAAAAAAAACAGGTAAAGTACCTATACCATATTATACTATTCAGGAAGCTGGTGTATTTGAAAATAAAGAAACATATGAAGTAGAACTGGAAGTCAATAATCAACGAGTTGGACTAGAAACTGAATACGATACCACAGACAAACTATTGGTGGCATTAAGAAAGGGTATTCGTATTGTATTGAGTGGTATTCAAGGAACCAATTACCCGATTGCGTTTTCAGAGCAACAATCGGTTATCTTAAATTATATGCGAATATTACATGGAAAAGAGTTTCAAGAACGATATGTTCGAGCCAATGATTTCGTAGGACCTTCTTCTGTTACATTACAGCTAAATAACCTTGTAAACAATCCAGATAGTAAAACACCATCTATATTGAAAAATTATTCTGTTACAGATAAGGCAGATGGAGAACGTAAACTTCTCTATATACACGAGAATGGTCGTATTTATTTGATTAATACAAATATGACGGTTTCTTTTACAGGTGCGTATACAGAAGAAAAAACATTGCTAAATAGTTTATTGGATGGAGAACATATTAAATATAACAAAAAGGGCGAGTATATTAATTTGTATGCGGCTTTTGATATTTACTATATTCAAGGTAAAAGTGTTCGCGAATATGCATTTGAACGCGATGAAACCGATACTACAACTCATCCAAATAAGTTTCGAAAAGTATTGTTGGAAAAAGCGACTTCTTTAGTTAAACCTAAATCCATTGTAAAATCTGGTGAAAAACAACCAGCCGATTCTATCGACAATTGTTCGTTCCATGTTAGATCAAAACAATTCCGTATAGCCACTGAGAACTATTCTATATTTGATGGGTGTGCATCTATTTTATCCGATATCAAACAAGGAATATACGAATATAATACGGATGGACTTATCTTTACACCTATTAATACTGGCGTAGCAAGTAATGAAGTTGGAGTTGCCGGTAGTTTAACAAAACCATTATGGGATAGATCATTCAAATGGAAACCTGCCGAGTTCAATACAATTGATTTCTTGGTTAGCGTAAAGAAAGACAAGAATGGACAAGACGATATACATAATTTATTCCAAGATGGCATCAATCTATCAGCAGTGGATTCTGTAAAACAATATAAAACATTGATATTAAGATGCGGATTCGATAAAGAAAATCATCGCTATATCAATCCATTTGAATCCATTGTTTCAGACAATTTACCAAATGTACATTACGAGAACGAAGAACGCTATACGCCTGTTCCGTTTCGTCCGACCAATCCATTTGATGAAACCGCGTGTTTTTGCAATGTATTCCTAAATAATGGAGAACTTCATACAGAAGAAGGCGAAGTATTTGAAGAATCTATGATTGTTGAGTTTCGATATGATATTGCTAAATCTGGACCATGGAAGTGGATTCCATTGAGAGTACGTTATGATAAAACTGCTTTACTCAGAAACGGTGCAAAAGAATATGGCAATGCGTACCATGTAGCGAATAACAACTGGCATTCCATACATAATCCTGTTACGGAAGATATGATTATGACTGGGTTAGGAATACCCGATGTAGTTGAAGACGATGATGTTTACTATAACCGCGATAGCAGAGAAATCAATACAGACGCATTGCGTGATTTTCATAATCTATATGTCAAGAAGAAGCTTATTTTAGGAGTCGCCCAACGAAAAAATACACTTATTGATTACGCCGTAGGAAAAGCTGGTGATTTGCCTAAATGGATCCGGGCACATTTAGGATTTGTCTTTGGTATTGATAAATCCAATGCCAATGTATTTGACCCATTAGATGGTGCATGTGCTAGGTATATCAAATCAGCGAAAGATTATGAGGCAAAAGATTTCCCTAAAGCCATCTTTTTACAAGGAAATAGTGGAAATAATATACGCTCTGGAAAGGCATTTGGTACCGAAAAAGAGAAGATGATTGCCAGGGCAATTTTTGGAAACGGTCCAAAAGACCGTCAAGTACTAAAAGAAGGAGTATACAAACAATATGGTATTGCCCAAGAAGGATTCAATATATCGTCTTGCCAATTTGCTTTGCATTATTTCTTTGAAAACAATCTGATTTTACACGAGTTTTTGCGAAATATTGCTGAATGCACTGCAGTTGGAGGGCATTTTATAGGAACATGTTATGATGGGAAAACCGTGTTCAAGAGACTACAAACTAAAAATAAGGGGGAGGGTATTTCTCTTATGAAACAAACGAAAAAAATCTTTGAAATAACAAAAATGTTCGACGAAACCGGATTTCCGGATGATGAAACCAGTGTAGGATATATGATTCATGTATATCAAGATTCTATCAATAAAACATTCCCCGAATATTTAGTCAATTTTGACTATTTTGTACAAATGATGGGTAATTATGGATTTGTATTACTCAAAAAAGAAGAAGCGGTTGGAATTGGGTTGCCAAATGGAACTGGGTTATTTAGCGATTTATTTACAGAAATGGAACAAGAATTACATCAAAATCCTAGAAAAAGTGTAGATTATAAAAAGGGTAAAGACATGACACCAGATGAAAAATGGATATCATTTATGAACCGTTATTTTGTATTTAGAAAAATGCATAACGTAGATGCCGAACGAATCTATAAACAATTTGTTTCGAAAAAACTGATGAGCGATTTACAGGAGGAAAAAGAAGAATTAGACAACGCTCTAGAAGTTGCTGCGAATGTGGTTGCAGAACAAGAAACAACTACTAAGAAAACAAAAATACGTAAAACGACTAAAAAAATGATGATAGCGGATACAGCCAAGATATCTGGAAACGAACCGGAAGGAGTTATAGAACAATCTGGAGAACCTTCTACTAAAGAGGTTGAAAGTGCTGTACAAAATAAAACGGCTAAAAATACAAAACCTCCCATTGTTATTGGAAAAGCAGTAACTATCAAAGTGAAAAAACCTACTACTAAATAGAAATAGGATTATCTACAAACGAAAACTGGTGTATAATTATACAGGTAGTTCAGTGGATGTAGATATATTTATGAAATAATTTTCAATGATGTCTTCATTTATTTTATCTTTGAAATTATACCTTATTTCTTCAGGGGAAGGCAGTCTTCCATTTGTATTATTAAACCCACTACAAAAATCATCTATTTTTTTATGCTCTGATTTTATTATGGCTGCCGTCTCTATTGCAGCTTTTGTAAATGCATGTTTAGATTCTTGTTTTCTGATTTCTTTTTGCCTTTCTTCCATTTCTTTGTGTCTTAGTTCTTCGGCTTTTTTTAAAAAATATAATTGACTTCCTGAGAACTCTTCGTTCATTAACATCTGTTCAGAAATACCAATAGGCATTTTTATAACATCCTTTGATCTATCATATACGGTATTTTTTACCGAAATAATAGAATCACATATATCCGGTTTTTTCAAATCGTCAAACTTTTTACGTTTATCTGTACCTTCCTTTCCCGACATATGTCTATTAAACTCATCTACTATTTTTGGATGGATAGATGGCGAGGTTTCCATTAATCGATCATATTCTTGGCGACTGTATTTCAAAAAATGGCCACATTCGGTTCTCTCCAAAGGTGATTTTGCCAATTCAATACGAATATTACGTGCAAACTTATCCCATGCAATTGCGGCAACTCTATGAGATTCATTCAATTCAGATATCTTCAAATATTGCTGAATTGTTGTTAAAATACCTATAAAAATATTGATTGTTCCAATAACCATAGGAGCATATGGTTGATACATAATTGGCAGACTAGTTTGTGCAAAGGAAGCAGTACCTGTAATAGTAGATAATGTTATGGCTGGAATGGTAAACCATGCGTGCATAGTTGCATATTTTTGATGAGACCGCGTATTTAACCATTTATAACATTGGGCTACGTCGCACCATTCTATCATTATATTTTCATTTTCAGTTGTCCAATCTAACGGTTTTGTGGCAGTTGTATTTGTATCAGCATCTGATTTTGTTTCATCATCTTCTTTTTTATCCTGTTTTGTCATATTGGGGGTTTTTATAGTATAGAATGTATACTATAGAAACAGATTTTTTATTTTCAACGCGGTAATTGTGATAACCAGCGTTGAATATTGTGCGATTTCATTAACAATAAAAAACTGTAAGTATTACAGTTTTTTATTTTATTATATATCTACTGTAACCTTGGTTTACAATAATAATTGTGTATAATATTATTTTATAAAAGAAGAAATGGTTGAAGAAATGACAATTATAGTTATAGGATTACCAATGAAATCATACAATATTATACAACAATGCTATTTCGTTCACTGTGAATGCAGATCAGTAAGTCATCCAGTTCCGCGTTCATTTCTCCACGTACTAACGTAGTGAATGCCGATGGTTTTGTCGCTAGTTCACGACACAATGTTTCTATGGCATCATTTTCCTCAATAGCCAGGAACATTGGGATAAACTGTGACGCAGCCGGGTTCAATTCTTGTGCAGGTACAATAAGTCCATGGCAATATTCGTCGATGGCTTGAAAATCTGCCTCCATCTCAGCTGCATGTTTTGCAAACATGGGAAGAAATCTGGATTCGCGTGGTTCTTCGGCATTTCGAATGCCTGTATAGACATCCGGAATGCTTATATTCATTTCAGATTGCAATAGCATCTCGTCGTAATCTTCGTCCATTGCCGGAGGGATCTTGACATCGGTCAATGTAGCGGCTTTCTTGCTAGTGCGGTCCTTTTTTTTCAGGAAAGATTTGACTTCCCAGTAGTTTTTTCTGTCATAGTGCAATTTAAATACTCCGCGAGTATTAAGGCTTTCGCTAAATGTATTTGCTTCAACAGTATCGAAGAGGTCGATGTCAATGAAGACAAAGCTGTAGCGATTGTTTTTTTCATTTAGTTTTCGATGCATATCAATGCTAGTGGGCTTACCAATTTTACTATCCATAAATGCCGTGCGAATGGAGGACATATGAACGCCTCCTAGAACACGGGGAATAAAGACTTTTGCAACGGTACTCATTTTAGAAAGAGTCGAAAGAGTGTTTGATTGAACGAATCAGTTAATGAAGTGTCAAGTAGTTGTAAACAACGGAAGAATGTATGTAATAGTATATTTATAAAAAAGTATTTCAATTTTGTGAAACCATTTTGATAATTATATTTATGCGTAACACAATATAAAAATATAGATAATTACTAGTTATATACTTTATTTATTCAGTATGCCGTCAAAATCTAAACAACACAAAAAAAATGCAAAACAATCATCCAATACAAATAAGTCTGCTAAACCGCAAGAACCAATAGAAGTTCCTTCGGATTTTGCCAAATTATTAGTAGATTTTACACGCGATTTATCCATTACTTTTCCTGAATATACGCATCTATGGCGACAATGGACAACCCTGGATATACCAGATGTAGAAGTAAGAAACGTATTTGAATATTGTTTAGCTATTTTGCCTGAACGGTTTTTCGATATATTATACCAAAATGATGATATATTCAATCCAGATAGCGAAACCAATACTATGTTTTTACCGGGAGTAGATTTCAAGACTCTATACAATTCAGAGAACGTAAGCGAAAATACCAAAAAATCCATATGGAAATATTTGCAAGTTATTTTATTGTCCGCTATCAATTCAGTAAAAAATAAGGCGGATTTTGGAGAGACAATGAATATTTTCGATAGTGTTTCAGAAGGAGATTTACAGGAAAAATTGAAAGAAACATTGAATGGTATCAGCGATTTTTTTAAATCTGCAGGTTTAGATGAAGATAAAGGTGAAAATGAGAATGGGGAATCAAATGAGTCGAATAATGAATCCGGATTTCCTGATCCAGAAACTTTTGCTAAATCTTTCAACTTTGAAAATATGTCTCAAAATGCCGAAGAATTGCATGGACATTTAAAAGGTCTTTTTGATGGAAAGATTGGATCTTTAGCAAAAGAAATGGCAGAAGAAATATCAAAAGATTTAGGAAGTCTTTTAGGAGAAGATGGTGAAAATATCACAAGTACCCAAGATTTATTGAAAAAGATGATTCGCAATCCCAAAAAACTAATGGACTTAATGAAATCTGTAAGCAACAAACTGAGCAATAAAATGAAGAATGGTGATATATCACAAGATGAATTGATGAAGGAGGCTACCGAATGGATGGAAAAAATGAAGGATATGGGAGGGAATGACCAATTCGGCGATTTATTCAAAAATCTGGCCAAAAATATGGGTGGTTTAGGAAAAAATACAAAATTAGATATGAATGCAATGACACGAATGCTTGGAAAACAAAGTACTCGAGAACGTATGCGTGCTAAGTTGGAAAAAAAGAAGGAAGCTCAACTGCATTCAACTGAAAACCCAAATAATTTTGTATTTCGCATGGAAGGTGAAACTGCACAAGAAAGATCGTCAGTGATTCGTCCTCCAGAAACGTCTCAACCTCAAACGAATGAAGATATAGAAAAAATTATGCAAGACCTTGATTTAACAAATGAAACACTAACTAAATCAGTTTCAAATAAAAAGAAAAAAAACAAGGGTAAGAAATAATGCCAAAGTAGTATATAGAATGATTTCGAAATATATAAATATACCTGTGTTTTTGGTGAGTTTAGCAGTAGGTCTGCTAATCATGTATTACTTTATGCCGGATTTGCGTAAAATATATGTATATCCTACTCCTGAAAATATAGATTTATTACAATATCGCGACAAGGCAGGTAATTGCTTTTCTTATAAAGAAAAGGAAGTTCCTTGTCCTAAAAACCCAAGTAAAATAGCAAAAATACCCGTTCAAGCATAATATATAATAGTGATATTACTGATATCTACACGATAACCAAGATGAGATATATAGAATATTGACAACTATGTTCGAAAGATTATTGGATTTGTATTTTTAAGTATATTGTTTTTAACATGATAGTATATAATTAGTATGAATATTCAAAGATTATTAAATAGTACCATTGGAAAAATTGTTTTATCGATAGTATTAGGATTTGGTTTAGCCACTTTATTTCGCAAAGTATGCACCGATCGTAATTGTATTGTATTCCACGGACCGGTTATTTCTGAAACGGATATATACAAACATGATGAAAAATGTCAACAATACAAAATGGAGTCGACTACATGTGATACAACAAAAAAAATAATTGATATTGAACAAAGAACTGATATAAATACAAAACCTAAAATATTTGGTATTATATAATAATTATGCGTCTGAATCACTTAGTATTTTGTGGGGGTTACACTGCATAAAACAATTATAGTTTTTGAAACTGCGAAAAACTCCGGAAGCGACACGGTAGGACATCGAGAAAACACTGGAGAACGAATTTCGAACGAGGTTGATATTATATAGGAAAATAGATATATTTTGAAAAATATCTCTATTTATTCGTTAAATTATGGTATCTTTAGCCATAATGTAATATATAGTTTTTATGGTCGATAAAATATCTACAACAAGAATCACAGATTTGCCTGAAAATATAACTATGCAGATGAATGGGGCCTTGCAACCGCCACCATCTATGCAACAACCTGTGAATACTAGACAATCGTTAGATATGGGAGGAGAACAGAACTTTCAATATAAACAAATGAATGTGCACCCGAATCCATATGGACATTCACAACCATCAATGCAACATGATATGACAGGAGGAAATTATTTCTTGCCTCCACAACAAATGCAATCAGAACAACCACAATTTCAACAAGGTCCTCAATATAAATTACCATCTCGCGATATTCCGAGAAATACGGATGGATATATGCAAGATATCGAAACCACTGCCAATTATATACCTGCTCCTAAACTGACATCGGATTATATTCGTAGTTTTCAAGATGATGATGAAATTGCCATTCGAGAACATAAACAAAAAAAGCACAAAGAACGTTTGATAGACACATTATTAACCGAATTACAAATACCTATTTTTATAGCTATTTTGTTTTTTATTTATCAAATGCCTCTATTGGATAGATTAATTTTCAAAAAGTTCTCCTTTTTAACTATTTATAACGAGGATGGTAATTTTAATTTTAATGGGTTAGTAATAAAAAGTATTTTATTTGGATTGAGTTATGCAGTTGCAACCCGACTTGTTGAAATAATAAGCTCTATATAGATTTATATGAATTTATATAGACAATGGATGAAGATATAGATAATAGTCATTAAAGATATGCTGATTTTGTGAAAAACATGTAGTATAATATTGCAATAATATATTTAGAATAAATTTTTATTTATTGAATTTGGTAATCCATGACCAAATAGAATCATATATATTAATATTAATGCTGCTAATAAAATACTTCTATTTTCAGAAACAATTTGTCTTTGGCCAAGTATGAAAATCATAAAAAAATATGATAAAACACCAATTATCAAAGAATGCAACACCATCATTCGTCCATTTTCCATTTTTATATATTATGATTACAATAAAATATTTTTATTGTCTAAATATAAAATTATTCATCAGATATATATTATTGAAATATTTTATAAAATCGTACTTTTCTGGTTTTTCTATTAGCCTTTTTATAGGTTCTCTTTTTATTAGAACGTAAAATCGATTTTATATTCGTTTCTGTATCTATCGTATTGTCCTTTTTAGGTTTTATATCTGACTTTTTCATGTAATTGGCTGGAGAGTATTTTAAAAACCACATTTCATATTCACGACTGCCTCTTTTGTCCGATAGTTTTTTAAACATTTCGGTTTTTTCGGCACGTATTGTTTCCAACGTTTCTTGTTTACCATAACAATCCATGGTAAATCTTTTCAACAATCCAGTTTGGTGTAGACGATTTTTCTCTTCTACCTCAAATAAGAACTGTGCCATACATAATATTCGTTCTTTATTGAAATATGGTTTATTTGTATAGATAAATGCCAAATAAAAACTCAAAATAGTGTCAATTGTAGCCACTTTTATTTCCTTTCCATCTATAGTAATTTTATTATAACTATGGCATGCGATAGGTTTGAATATGAAGGCAATGGTATCTTTTCCAACTAATATTTCATATCTTTCCGGAATGACTTCACCAATTGCTTCATGATGAATGGTTCGTACATTTTTGAAACCGCCATCTTCTAGTCGTTCCTTTAAAATGACCGCACTCGTTTCCGCATCGTCGGATAAAACGTCAAAATCGGGTATCTTACGAACTAGTTTACGCTGGTTTTCGGGCATATACTTTGCGTACAAACTACTTCCATATCCACCAAAAAATACGACCCCATCATCAATCAATGTATCGCGTGTTAAAAAATACAGATGCTCAGAATTGTTTTCAACTGCCATATTTCGTAGAAAATCAATGGTATTGCATTCAACGTCAGTTTTTAGTGGATAATGTTTATTCAATAAGGTAAGCCGTTTGAATACTTTTTCCCATCTAGAAACATCTCCCTGAGGTCTAGATAATTCTAAATACATACTCATTCGGAGATAATTTGGCGGGGCATACCGAATGCCTGCACGCACAATTGCATCTTTTTGCAATTGCCGAAATATTTCATCATCTAAATAAGTTATATCTGCAACGGGTATAAAATTGACAAATACTTTGAATGTACCATGATGCATACCCGATTTGGCTTCTACTTCTTTATAACCCTCTTTATAATATATATCGGCTAATTCTTTTGCATCTTCTAATGCCCTATTGGAAAAAAAATCGTAATCAGGTATTTCAATATCGCGATTGTAAAATTGGTCATATTTTGGCAATATATTATTAATGGCGGTTCCACCATAGCAAATACATTTTTTTCGAATCAGAAACTTTTCCAGTATTTTTATAATCATTTTCACTTCTTCGCTATTTGCGGTTTTTTCACCTTGCATAGTTTCGTTCAAATCTACGGCTTGTCTTAAAATAGCCAATTCACATTCTTGAAAATTCATTGCATTCGTACATTCTGTATTATTGTATTTTTTTGATTTTCTAGAATGATTATTTTCTTTAGATATTTCTTGTGACATATATAGTAATATTGATATTTTATTACTATATAAAAATGGGACGATACATATAGGGGGTGTAGCAGTGAGAGCTCATTGGTGGTAATAAACGTCTATTAGTAGACATGAACATACATGAACATACATATATGTATTTATTTCTATAGACATAAATACATATTGCATAATGATGATGTAGACTAGTTTTTACTCATTATGTCTAGTATATATATATCAAAAACTACCAAATGTAATACGGTTATTATCCAATTCATTCTTTACTCTTCCTAAATATTGTATTGCATATGCCATGGGAACAAATGAACTTTTATATTCATTAAAAAGGTTTTCAGATTGAGTTAAATTATCACTCTGTTTATAGAAAGGATACAACACAACTTGTACACCATAATTGATAACCATATCAATAATATTTGGGGCAGTTGTTTTTTCAGGCAAATCAGGTATAACAATTTTTTCATGTATTATATTTGTTATTTTGAAATTGTCTTGTACAATCGGCGGTGTTTTTTCTCGGTTTTGCATTTTATTATAATCATGTAATTGAAATGTATTTCCACCAGTTTCACCATTAATGTATTCAGGCAATCGTTTGCTATTCTTGGTCCAATCTGGATTATATGTTTTATCAATTAAAAAAATAGTCTTACCCATCATATGTTGATCCATTCTTGTATATCCGTCTATTTTTTGTGCACGTTGCCGTTGCTTCCTATTGTTTGGGTTGAGTTGATTAAACCAATTTACGAGTAGTGGTTTACCTTTAATATTTGGTTGTGGAGGTGTAAATCGCTTATGCACAGGAAAATGTTTTTTTATCAACCCAGCAATTTTATCATATATTTTAGTATGTTTATTTTCAATGATTCTCAGATGTATAAATAATGGGTCTTTCGGATTTGGACAACCCGTCGATGATTGTATATTTGAAAAAGCGTTTGTTATTATTGTATGAAATATAGTATCTAATGGTAACCGGTTTGTACTTTCCATTTGTATAGCTTTTGGATCGGTAATATTTGCTACATATACAATATTATCCTTTTCGGAATAATGTATTTGCAAATCGATAAATCTACAACCTCTACTCAAGACATACTGTATCATATCTGTACTAATATTTTTACCAGTATATGCACTATTATACGAGCCTTTTATACAATATTCACGTAAAGCTTGGTTTTTTCGGTTATCATTCATATTTTGTATAGAAATAGAAGGTGCATATCTTGCTAATACTGCTACTTCGGGATTCAATGCAGTCAATCCTTCTTTTATGGATGCATTTTTTTTTAACAATATAGCCCTCTCATGTAATAATCCATATAGTATATATGAAAATATCATGATAATTAATAATATTAATAATATTCGAAACAATTCCATATATAATTAGAATACAAAGTATTCCAACAAAAACAAAATAAAATCATAGTATATATTTATTTAATTGATATGGCAGGTGGATTATTTAATATTGTATCTATTGGAAATGCGAATGTAATCTTAACAGGAAATCCTACCAAAACATTTTTTCGGTGTGTTTATTCTAAATATACGAATTTTGGATTGCAACGTTTTCGTATAGATTATGATGGTTTAAGAGAACTGCGATTAACCGAACCATCTGTATTTAGTTTTAAAATACCCAGATACGCCGAATTGTTAATGGATACTTATTTAGTTGTGTCTTTACCTGATATATGGAGTCCCATTTATCCTCCTGTAGAAAATACACCAGATAATGTAAAACATAATAATAATCAATGGGCACCTTACGAGTTCAAATGGATTGATAATTTGGGGGTTACTATGATACAGGAAATTACGATTACTTGCGGTTCTCTTACATTGCAAAAATATTCCGGTGAATATTTATCGGCCGTTGTAGAACGCGATTTCAATTCAGAAAAGAAACGACTGTTTAATAGTATGTCAGGTAATATAGCGGAATTAAATAACCCGGCATTTGCATTTGGTAGAGAAAATGTTTATCCCAATGCATTCTATACTACAAATCAAGCTGGTGCTGAACCATCTATTCGAGGCAGAGATATATATGTACCTATCAATACATGGTTTACATTAGATAGCCGTTGTGCATTTCCATTGATTGCATTGCAATATAATGAATTGGTAATTAATGTAACTATTCGCCCTATACAAGAACTATTTTGTGTAAGGGATGTACTAGATGCCGAAAATAATTTCCCTTATATACAGCCGGATTTTACCCAACCACAATTTCAGATGTATAGATTTTTACAAACTCCACCTAGTACATTGTTAAAAACAACTGATTATGGTAATCAAACAAGCACCTGGAAATCCGATGTGCATTTGTTATCTACCTATTGTTTTTTATCAAAAGAAGAACGAGAACTTTTTGCTTCCCAAGAACAAATATATTTAGTAAAAGATGTATATCAATATTCTTTCAATGATGTAAATGGTTCAAAAAAAGTACAACTATTCAATTCAAATGGGATGGTTTCTAGCTGGATGTGGTTTTTACGAAGAAATGACGCCTATATGAGAAATGAATGGAATAATTATACAAATTGGCCTTATTCTAATTTACCCAACAATATAATAAATGCTCCTGATACATCTGATTTTCAATCATCAGATGGAAACTATTATGGACCTTCTAAAAATCCAACAATAAAACACAATGTTACGAGTAATACAGGATTGTATATAACCGGTGATTATTCTTCGGATAATAATAAACAAATATTGCAAACCTTAGGCATAGTATTAAATGGAGATTATAGAGAGAACCTATTAACAAGAGAAATATATGATTATGTAGAAAAATATACGAGAACACAGGGGTTTGCTAAAGAAGGACTTTATTGTTATAACTTTTGCTTGAATACCAGTCCATTTGAGTATCAACCCTCTGGTGCAATAAATATGAGCAAGTTTAAAACAATTGAATTGGAATTGACTACGTATACTCCCACATTATTATCATCAGATATAAACACAAATATAGATGCCGGATTTATTTGTGATGTAAATGGCAATATTGTAGGGGTTCGAAGTTTGAACTGGAAGTTATTTGACTATGTATATGATATGGTATTATTTGAAGAACGATACAATGTATTATCATTCATTGGTGGAAATTGTGGAATGTTATACGCAAGATAATGATTTTATAGAGTAAAAAGGAAGATACAATATATTTAGTTCTATATAACTATATATAGTTATATAGTAGAAATGTCGTCTATATTTAGTAGTAATGAGAACATCATAAATAGTAATAAGCTAAATAATAGTTTAAGTACTGATGATAAAAATGAAACTACAAAAATATTGAAAAAAATGAAATCGATTTCAAATAAGAAGAAACACAATTATAAAAATATAAAAGAATTAGAAAACATATATGATTCTACTACTTCTAAAAAAGAAGGTGTTGAAATAAGAAATAAACCAAAACTCTCATCTACAGTGTTTGAAGATGATACATCTAAAAAAATAGATAACGATGGCAGTAAAAAAAACTCACATATAATAGAAGGGTTTACCAATGATGATGGCCCTAAAATATATATTCCTGAGTATGAATATGATAACTACAATAAGACTACGAATAAAAAATCGACTAATAAAATAATAGATAAAAAAGTTCCGCCTGGGTCAATTGATATGATAGAATTGCATAAGGAATATGAATCCGGAAAAATTACAAAATCGCAATATGACAATCTATTTAATTTTCATTTCGGAAATATAGATTGGTCATTACCTAAACCTACAAAAAATACATGCGGTCAATTTAATAAAAATTGTGATACAGGTTCGAATATTATGGCCTATATACAAAATGCTATCAATATTTTTAAACAATTTATTGGTATATATTCGGATTTACTACGTTACATTGCAACCCAAATTTATTTGTCAACTGATGGAAAAATAGATGGAGCCCCCCGTAAAAGTTCTAAAGATGTTGATTTAATAGTCAATATATTACATTATATTATTATGATTCCATTTTCTATATTTTTTGCATATAATTGGTTTTATATTATGTTTTATAAAGACGAAACTGGTAGTTTCGTTAAAAACGATTTTTCAAAGATAATGATGAACTCATTAAAAGGTCTTTTAATGAGGTTTCTTAAATGTTTAGTAGCACCAGTTATATTAGTAAATGCATTAATGAGAACAATAATACCGGGAGTATATTTTGGTGGTATAAAGATTTTCCAAAATATAGATGCTGGTCCATTTTCTAGTTTCTTTGAGACAATTGGAAATATTTTTGATAATCCATTGATCATTTTTATTTGGCTAACAATGATAATTTTATATATGGTATGTAATTATTCAGACACGGTTATAAATGCATTATATGCTTATATGGGAGATGGATCAACCCGCCCATTTCTCAATTTATTATATGGAATTATCGGGTATGATTTAGTAGTAGGGGTTGCAGCAATCCCACTTTTCATTAAGGCATTTGATACTATGTTAGCATTAGCATCTCCGATGACTACACTTGCGTGGTTTTTGATATTATTAGTATTTTCTTTTTTGATGATTAATTTTTCAGGTATATTCGTTATTATGTATTTATATATTATGTCGTATTTTGCATTATTAATATATTCACCGGCTGGATATAATGTTGCAATAAATAGTATTCAAAATGCATTCAAAAACGGGGTTTATTCATCTAAAAAGCCGTGTCCTCCTAATCCAGGTTACTTTGAACAATTATTGCATAATATATTTGAAGCTATTTATGATAATTTGACGTTAGTACTTTATGCAATAGTATTTTTTTATAGTATATTCCGAATCATTTTTGATATGAAATCAGCATCTTCTAAGATTATTTTAAGTAGTGGATTTGGTATTGTTGTTTTTATGATTGTATTAGGAATTATTATGACAACCGTAAATAAACTAAAAAAAAATGTAGATAAGAGTATGTTTGATTTGCCTACTATGTAATGTCTTGTATATTATGTTTGAATATTATTTTTGAATATTTTATTTTGGTATTACACTACTATGCTATATTTTCATAAAAAATACTATTTAAATCAAATGGTATAAATAGTATTTTTCAATGATAATATTTAAAAAATGAGTAAAAGTAAAACGAAAACAAGATTGCCATTTGTTAGTATATGTACTCCTACATTCAATCGACGCCCATTTATTGCTATTATGATTCAATGTTTTTTAAATCAAACTTATCCACGCGAGAAAATGGAATGGATTATTGTAGATGATGGTTCAGATAAAGTAGAGGATATTATAAAGGCAGCAAATATACCACAAATTACCTATATCTATTTACCCAAAAAGGTAAGTTTGGGAGAAAAACGTAATATAACACATAAACACGCAACTGGGTCGATTATTGTTTATATGGATGATGATGATTATTATCCACCGGAAAGAGTCGCTCATGCAGTGGAAACATTACAGGCAAATCCACAAGCATTATGTGCAGGTTCAAGTGAAATGTATGTGTATTTTAAACATATAAATAAAATGTACCAAAGTGGTCCTTTTGGACCAAACCATGCAACTGCTGCATCCTTTGCATTTAGAAAAGAATTATTAAATGAAACTCGTTATAATGATGCAGCGGCATTGGCTGAAGAAAAGGTTTTTTTAAAAGATTATACTGTTCCTTTTGCACAATTGGATCCACTTAAAACCATATTGGTGTTTTCACATGACCAAAATAGTTTTGATAAAAAAACATTACTTTCTCATGGAGAAAATCCAGTTTTTAAAGAATCAAATAAAACTGTACCTATGTTTATTCGTAATCGATTTGAAAAACCTATTATGGAGTTTTTCTTAAAAGATATAGATAATTTATTGAAAAATTATTCACCAGGTGACCCATCACACAAACCAGATGTACTTAAACAATTGAAAGAAATAGAAGAAGAGCGTGCACGCATGATGCAAACTCAAGGAAATACCCCTAAAATTATGATACAAAGGCCCGGTGAACCACCATCCGAATTGTCACTAGAACAAATTGTACAATTATTGCAACAACAGCAAGACCATATTAACCAATTAACGAAAACGATTCAAGAACAAGCAACTACCATACAAGAACTAACTAATAAAACACCGGTTTTTCCAGGTACATCCCAGGTTGGTCCGCAACCAAAAATGGCTGATTTGGATGTAAGTATTAAAGAGCCTCCTGCCAATGTTCAACCTAGTATTTCAAATATAAATAGATTTTCAAAAACCGAACCGGAAGTACACGTTTCTATAAACTAAAAATAAAATATATTATACCATAATATTATGGTATAATAGTATATATGTGGATACAAATAATAAGTAAAGTACTAGCAGAGTCATTACTAAGCTTATATCCAGTATTTGTAAAAAATATTCATATACCATTACATTTGCAATTATGGAGTCGTTTTTTTACTTATATATCAATTTCCGCATTTTTTGTGGATTGGGGGTTTATTAAAGAAACCATATTTTCCAAAAATGGATTACTTTTATCATTTGTTACAATTATTCATGTTTTTGCATCCTATCGCGGGTTTCAATTATTAGAAAGTGGTATAGCCTATACATTGTTTTACACTTATCCATTGATGATTCTATTGTTAGCGTCCAAACCATTGAAACCGATTATGGTTTTTGCATTAATAGGTGTTATACTATTGTCGTTTGATTTTTCCAATGGGATTATAAAAAAAACGGAAAATGTCGATTCAGTAAAAGAGGAAGATATACGCGAAGGTTTAGAAATAGCATCCTATCCATTGGAAGGTTATGTAATGATCGCATTGGCCGCATTTACAGAAGCACTCATATATTTTATTGTTAGGTCAATTGAAACTACGAATAATTGGAATCATGTATTTTTATCCTATTTTATAGGTACATTTGTCTTCTCTTTTATAGGAATACAGGAAATTGCAAAGATAACACTAAATAGTAATCTCACTATTTCAATCCTTATAAATAGTGTCATCGGTTTATTTGGATATTTACTACAATTTTATGCAGCAACACGCCTTTCACCTACTATATATGCACCATTATCTTATGTTGGAATTGTAATGTCATTTGTATATGGATTTATATTCAATGGAGAACAAGTATCTATACAGAAACTAATTGGTACCTTATGTATATTATTATCTATTTATAACACTGTGTAATATTGTATATCACTATATAAAATATGCAAAATTATATGTTCTCATCCTCCAGTTCATCTTCACCGTCATCTATTGTTTCTTTTTTTACATTTTTGTCTAAATATCTATACATTCGTTTAATATCCAATTTATTTAATCCATAGTTCTCAAATAATTTTTCTACTTCGTTTAACTTTTCATACTCATTATAAAAGTTTTTACCATAAAACAATCGGACTTCTTGAAAAAAAGAAATCAAATCCTTTTTATCCATATCCAATGTTTGTAATAAATTAAAAATAAAAAGGGAATTATTGTACTCGGTAGAATATTTTGTCAATACTTTTGTAAATCTGATATCAATGGATTCTTTTGAAGTTTCTTTGAACTCTTCATGAAATATTTTATTGTTATGAAATGTTTTAATCAGAGAACTCATTTCATTAAATTGCCATATTTGGTTTTGAAACGTGATACGGTCAATATAATCTGCAAAACACAAATTATCCAAAATCTGTAAATAAAAAGAAAATGCCCTTTTTTGGTCTATTTTTTCCAAATATTCTACTATGTTCTCATGCCATAATAATGCTATAATTGTTCTATCCGTTTCATTAATCGAACTATTGTGTTTTTCCATAGGAATGTATTCCATAAACAGTTTTTGTGTAATTTTTTTCGAATCTTCATTATAGGATTTATTATGAAATATATAGGATATTGTATTTTTGTTTAGCAATTCGGGTTTTTTATGATACAATTCTTCTACAAAAAATAGTTTTCGCATATCTCCTTGAATATACGATACAATATCCGGTTTAATATCTGTAGGCAAATTAGGTAATTTACAGTCAAGTATAGTTGATATTTGACTGTCACTAGGTGTTTTAAGTTCATATACATTACATACCTTCATTAATTCTTTTATTTTTTTATCTACGAAATAATTTCCTATACAAATAATTGGATTTAATGTCATGTTCTCTGTTTTTTGTTTTTTCGTTTTCTTTTGACGAATTAATTTGATGAGAGAAGTTATACCACCTTTATCTCCATTATTCATACCGTCAATTTCATCCATTACTATGGCGATTTTCTTCTTATTTTTTGTCATCATTTGGAGAACATTTTGATTGCTCATATTATTACTAGTAATTGTATCTATAAGCGATTTGTTTCGGACATCTCCCGCATCATATTTTATTATATCATAATTCATTTCTTGCAATATATCCATAACAAATTGTGTTTTACCACATCCAGGAGAACCGTATATGTAGAATCCTTTTTTATAGTTTATATTTTTATGATTTTCATCAAACGCCAGTAATTGTTCTTTTATTTGATTAACAATCGATTCTCTTTCTAATATTTTTGTTATATTATTTCCAAACATTTCTGGAGAAGAAATCAAATCACCTTGTCCTGGATGAATTAGTTCATTCGATTTTTTCATAGTAGTTATTACTATTTTTTGAATATCTATTTTTATTTCTTTTCAAACGCATATTATCTTTTATAGTATGCGTTTTATTATAAACAAATACATTGTAATTTTATTATCAGAGTTTTTATAGCCTACTATTTATAGTCCTCAATATCACAGATGTATTTTATTTTGCAAAAGCACTGAAATCGGCGGTAATTGGTATATAATTGGATCCTTTGTTTGGCAATGCTCCATAATAAGAATAATTATCAATGGGAGGTGCTCCTTGAGAAAATCCAGGAGCAGAATATCCATTACCGACTGGCAGGTTGGTTCCGCCATAGTATGCACTCGTATTTCCTCCAGATCCACCTCTATTTCCTCCAGAAATCAGATTATTCAATACATTAGCGGTTGTATCTACCGTATTATCTATAAGGCCAACTGCTCCAGAACCAGCGGATTTTAATAAATTAACAGCTCCAGTTGCCCCCGATTCAACTAAATTAACAGCACCGGAAGCACCTGATTTTACTAAATTAGTAGCACCACTTGCTCCGGATTCAACCAAGTCAACCGCTCCAGTTGCTCCTGATTTTACCAAATTAGTAGCACCACTAGCACCTGAAGTCAATAAAGTAGATGTGGTGTTAATTGCATTGTTTGCAATATTGCCACTCGTATTTACTGCATTATTTAAAACATTATTTGAATATTGCACTCCGTTACTTACTGTATTACCTACATTGTTTGAATAATAAGAACTATTCGAAATTACGTTTCCATTATTTTGCGGTACGGATACATTACCGCCATTTGCAGTAGGGGTATTAACTGTACCATTAATTGCGGTATTCATACATGTTGATGGGCATGAAGGACATACCGGTGGAACAATTTGCGTTTTTAACATATAGTCGTTTGTATTAATCGTATTTTGAGAAGGGCTATTCCAATACCAATACCATTTATAATAATCAGATACAGCTGAATCTGAAGATGTTGAACTAGGGGTAGTTGATGGATTTGTAGGATTACTGGATGGTACAGCAGAACCAACATCTATACCATGAATATTGAATCTACCTGCGTTCAATAAGGCAATTCGACCATTGGTATCAGAATTAAACAATACAACCAAGGTATCTGTTCCAGAAGGGATATATACAATTTGTATAGTATTGTCTAAATTGTAATTAATCCATGGCGAATAAGAAACACTGGGTATATTCGCAATTACAGTATTAGAAGTAGTAATATCACTACCTGAGCGGTTGTACACCGAAAACTTTGAAGGATCGGTACTACTAGTTACAAGCAAATTACCGTTTGTAATATCAAAGAACACTGTAGGGTCGAGTTGATATACGGGGTTCTTGGAATTATACAGCTTATTGAAATTACTTGTATTATTTGCAGGTGATGTAACGGATGATGATGATGATCCGGTTAATCCAACTACATTTTCCTGATAGAAAATCGCATTAATATTGGAGTTTTGATCACCGACTATTTTATATGTAAACACATTCGTAGGTTTGAATGATGATGTAGTTTTATCTTTGGGAGATGGTTGCAATTGAAATCCGTGAATATATGTATCTGTATTCCATGGAATGTAAAACAACTGATATTTTCCAGTAGTATTGCAATTGGTTGCATAATAAGGTAGTATAGTGTATGAACTTGTAATCGATGCAACATTACTCTCTTTTGTGTTGGCAGGTTGAGTACTTGTTACTGGATAATTATTTATCGTACCATCTCGTGTTTCTACAAAAATGGTAGAAATGGATGCTCCAGTTAAATCTACATTCCCTCCAGAAGAACTATAATTGGTAGGAGTAACTGAAACATTACCAGTAAACTCTTCTGAAACTACCTCGACAATATTTGCATTTTGCCTATCGAAAAATATATTATCGTATAATTTTATAATAGGTCGACTAGAATATGGGGGTACAACTACCGTATTTTGAGGTTGTATTCCGGTAGGTGCTAAACTGGCATTAAATTGCACAAACCCTTCCTTTTTATAATTTGCATTTTCATGCATATGCAATGTATTTTTTACCACAATAACGGTTATTACTAATATACATAGCAATAAAAAAAACAATATCAGTGGTGATAGTTTCATTATTTATAAATACTATATATATAATAAAGACGAAATTGTATTGAAAATTGAAAAATATCATTATATAATTTGTTTCGTATATTCAGGAAATTAATTATATTTGACTGTAATTATAATACATTATAGATATTATGTCTAAATTAAACTCTTTAGATCAGAACTTGGATGATGTTATTCTCACCGAAGAGATAAAAGATGCTTCCTGTAAGTCAATAAACAAATCGCATTCTATATCAAAACCGAAACCCAATACATGTCTTTCGAAAATATATGATATAATAAACCAGTATGAAATTGGGATTGATGAAGCAGGTAGAGGACCATTGTTTGGAAAATTATATGTAGCAGCTACAGTATTACCTAAAGACGATTCATTTGAACATACAAAAATGCGTGATTCCAAAACGATCAAATCGCGAAAGAAAATACAAGAACTTTCAAACTATATTAAATCAAATGCAATTGCATGGCATATCGAGTCAGTAGATGAATCTGTTATAGATACGATTAATATTCGACAAGCTGTATTAATGGCCATGCATGAATGTGCAAAACAAATTATCATACAATGTGACAGGTTATCTGATATAACACCACTCTGTACAAGTGTTAATAGTACCAATAATAAATATATGTTATTGGTAGACGGTAATGATTTTACACCACATATGGTATTTGATGAAATTACGCAAGCACTACATGAAATACCATATGAAACAATTGAAGGGGGTGATAACAAATATACTTGCATAGCAGCAGCAAGTATATTGGCAAAAAATGAAAGAGATACTTACATAGAAGAATTATGTGAAACCTATCCGCTATTAAATGAGAGATATGGTTTAGCAAAAAATATGGGATACGGTACAAAAAAACATCGAGACGGAATTGAAGAATATGGTATAACTCAATGGCATCGAAAAACATATGGATTATGTAAAATTGCTAAATATTGTCCATTATAATTATGTATTATTGTAGCATCTTTTCTTTCAATACATTTACGTCAACCGTCATATATTTAGTTTCACAATCCATAATACTATATCCAATTAATAATTGATTCGATGCTTCCAAATAAATAAATCCTAAACAATATTCGACTTTCGCCCCTTCAAATGTAAACCATGGCATGTATGTTTTGAACTCATATGTATTTGCATCCAATACTACAAATGTTTGATAATAATATCTACGGTCTTCATAACTAACTGCATGACATAGAAACCATATTTCATTTCCAATCTTTACACCATTGGTGGATCCTCTTAATTGCTTAAAACCTTTCGGCGTATTTTGTTGAGAAATAGTTTCAAACAATGAAGGATGATCATCAGATGGCTGAGTTTTTGTAATTTTACCGAGTGTTAACGGATGCCACTTATAAATACAATACAAATCATCGCCTTTTTTATCGACAAGCACCCAATTTTTTTCGACTTCGGATGAACCGGGTTTGGTTAATAATACAGAGTTTACAGTTGTTTTATCTGTAAGAGAGATTTGCCCATGCTCAATTTGAATATGACGATGACTTATTCCACGATTGCAGTTGTAATATATAATACCATTTGATTCAAATAGACGAATGTCTTCCAGACCAACATAGACATTATCCAGTGTTTTATTATAATCTAAAATAAAATCAGTGCCTATTTTTTCAAGTGTATTTTTTGAATCATTAAATCGCAATGTGGAAATAATATTTTTTGTTGTAATATGTGATTGATTTACATAACCACCGTTTTCATCAATCCGGTAATTTACATATCGTACTTTTGCAATAATATTACCTGTAGTGGTATCAATGCAAAAAGATGGAGTACTGCTATTGAATCCTTGTAATTCATCGGTAAAATTGCTACCGATGCTTTTCAAAGCATCTACATTAATCGAATTGTTATTATGTGTTATTAATTTTTGTGCATAAAACTTGTAATTACTCATTAGATTTTTGGTAATACCATCATCGATACTATGTTTCAATACTTGCATGCAATATTTTAATATATCGTATTTTTCGGTATTTACATAATATCCTATAATTGTAAACTCATAGTCCAATTTATATTCATATACATCATTTTCCGTAAATAGAAAATCGCGTGATGGATACGTTTGCATAGATTTATTTGCCAATAGATAAAATCCATAGGCTAATGTATTTTTACCATTACATCTATAATGTTTTACAATTTCATACAAGTTTTCAATTCGGTTTGGATATGCATTATATCCTTCCATCCATGCAATAATAGCTTTATCATGTTCTCCTTTATGATAATAACATTTACCAATTCGATAGTAACTATACCATATTTCTTCTATCCATCCACCTATCTGAATACGTTTTGTATATGTTTCAATTGCCAAATCATGCTGTCCAGAATCATGATACGTATTTGCCAAATAAAATGTATATCTATCATTATTTGGTATTTCAATTAACCCATTCTTTAGCAATTCAATATCGCGGGTAAACTTGTTCGCCTTTGAACCTCCATCCCCTACATCATTTATAAATACTACAGATCTATCTATAATACTTTGGTTACATCCACTCGGTAGATTTACATACTCATGAGTAACCCCCCAATAGGTAATACCTTTATTGTTTTTAACAATGCGAGTATTTTTATAAAAATGGTGATTTGTTCCTTGGAAAATATAGTATGCTTCTTCTTTCAACATTTTTTTGAAATCAGTTGGTGATACTTGTGGATTTAATTGAAAAATCATATCTGCATCCAGCAACAATAAATAATCGGCATTCGGAAGATTTTTACAGGCATTTAAAGCAAATGTACGATTGTATCCAAAATCTTTAAATGGTTCTTGTACGACTTTACCAGGTATTCCTCTTTTTTTAAAAAACTCGGTAATAATTTCTACAGTATCATCTGTACTACCCGTATCGCAAATACAATAGCTATCTATAATAGTTGAAACCGAATCTAATAAACGGGTTATAATTTTACCTTCATTTTTTACTATCATATTTAGACATAGTGAAGGATATGGATTCGAAATAGTAAAGGTAATAGATGGATCCCAAGATACTTGTTTAGACATAGCTATTTAATTGTAAGATATAACTTGATTTGTTTATATACATTTTTATTTTTAATTTTTTATTTTATGATAACTATAATATAGCTATATTATAAATATAATTACTATACTATGGCATTTACTCGATTTCATGATGATCCTATACGCATTAAATATGGTTTAGAAATAAGTACTTTTTCTGGAAGATACGCATTAGATACTCCTGGTCCGGGTTCAAATCTACCTTATTTAGAAGATCCACAAATAAGAATGCAGCAATGGGGTGCAAATATGATGACAAATCCGATTAATATTGAAAGTGATTTACGTGGACTTTCGAGACGAATGAATCGGGATAACCCGGTCCTAAATATGTATCAAAATTACGCAGCAGAAACTTCTAAAATAACACATACAAAGGTTCAGCCATTTATAGAAGAATCAAGAGCGACCCATCCTGCATGGATATACAAAGATTTAGAACAAACACGTTGGGAAACCCCGTTATTAAATCCACAAGTCAATTTTGAAAAAGGATTTTATGACAATATTCAAACACGTATATTGGAAAAAGATTATTATGTACCGGTGGTTCCCGTTCCTATGAATAAATAATATTGATTTAGACAAAGAATCGTATAATACAAATATAATAGTAATATAGATTCCTTTTTGGTATCTATTTTAACTTTATTTGAATAATATTATATAGAGTATATATAATATTATAAATTATGGAATTAGCTATACCATTAGTTGCTTTAGCTTCTTTATATGTAGTAAATAACCAAAAAAAACAAAATAATGCTACAGAGTCTTTTCAAAATATTACAAATGAATTGCCAAATACAAATATACCAAATAAAAATTATCCAGATGAATATCCATTAGTTGTACCAGAATTGGAAAAAACGTCAAAACTATCTACTGTAAATAACTATGATGGTCATGGGGCGTTTACTGATAAATATTTTGATCCCACGTCAACCATGCAATATGCTGGAGATACTACCATTCCAACAAATGCACTTAATAATACAGATTATTATTCATTGACTGGGCAAAAAGTGGACAGTAGTTATTTTAGTCATAATAATATGACGCCTTTTTTCGGAAGTACAATTCGTTCTCGGTTTACTGATAATAATTCAAATGAAGGGGTACTTGATAACTTAGCTGGTTCAGGTTCGCAACAGTTTTCAAAGAAAGAACAAGCTCCTTTATTTGCACCATCGGAAAATTATCAATGGGCACATGGTGCCCCCAATCAAACCGACTTTATTCAGTCTCGTGTAAACCCATCTATGAGAATGGCGAATGTAAAACCATTTGCAGAAGAACGGGTTGCTCCAGGATTAGGATTAGGGTATACAACGGAAGGTGCATATGGATTCAATTCGGGTATGGCATATAGAGAACAATGGTTGGATAAAACAGTAGATGAATTGCGTGTAAACAATAAACAGAAGGCATCTGGATTAATGATGTTTGGACATGAAGGACCTGCTATCAGTCGTATTACGAATACTGGAACTATCGGTACGATGGAGAAAAATAGACCCGATACAGTATTCGAAATGGGACCGGAAAGATATATGACTACTACTGGATTATCAAAGGCACCTATGATGCACGCCATGCCAATTGATCGTGCAGTAAATCGTCCCGAAACTACTATGGAATATGCAGGCGGTGCTGGATTTGCAAATAGTAGTACGTATGTACCAGGCGAATATATGCCAACTCATAATGTGCAATTAGGAGAAGTACCATTGTCTGTAGCCAATGCAAATGGACGGAATTATGCGAATGATGGAGATTATGGTATTCAAAATGTGAAAGCCTATAATAATAATCGCACAGCCAATGTACAAAAGGATTATTTCGGTGTTATTGGTGGTGCATTGGGGGCAGTGGTTGCACCGATTATGGATATTTTAAGACCGTCTCGCAAAGAAAATACAGTTGGTACATTGCGGCCTTACCAAAATGCAAAAACTGCTGTATCCGAATCCTATGTATTTAATCCTGCAGATAGACCTGGTACTACGATTCGCGAAACTACTGAAAACTCCAAATTTCATCTAAATGTAAATGCTGGTCAAAATGGAGGAGCTTATCAAGTAACAGAAAATCAAGCTATATCGAATGCTAGACAAACAACCAGTGATTTCTATTATGCAGGTGTCGCAAGTGCCGGGTCTGACCGTCGTGGAACTAGAACATATGATGCGGAATATAGACAACGCAATAATGACGTAAAGTCATCCACCATTGATGGAAGAATGGTTCCTGGAAATATGGGGTTATATAATGGAAATATTAATATGCATCAAGCAAACAGAGATGCATATTTAGTAAATAATCGTGCAGTTGCACCTACTATGCCATATGAATCGCCTGATGTACACAATATGGGTCAACTTTCAGGTAGTTCAGGGTCTAATTTATATTCAAATATTCAATTGGACCGAAGTTCTCCTGAGATTTTATCGGCCTTATCTGGAAATCCATTTGCATTGAATGTCACTAAAGGTTTATAATACAAGTGATTGCATATATTTTATAACTGGTACTGTATAGGGGTCAATGATAGATCTCAGTTCATTTACATATACTTGTATGACGTCTACAAACGAAAATACAATAATATACATACCAGCAGAATAACATATTTTTCTATCCAAGTCAGTAAATGTGATTTTATCTTTTCGATAGGAATTAAATCGATAAATCAAATAAATTGCGAGTAATGATTTTACTATAAAATTAAAAAATAAAAAGCTTTTCGGTTTATTTGTATAAAATCCAATAATAAACAAAATGGCTATCATTTTTGTCAATAAACCAAAATAATGCATGAAATAAAAAATAGAATTATAAATAGTAGGATTATCAATTATTATATCCGACATGTAATTATAAAATATGTGTATATATATTTTATACGTTTTTATTACTAGGTTCACTCTTATGCGTTTATGATGAAAATAACTCGGACATAATTTCGGCTTCTCGATTATGTTGAGGTGGTAGGAAAATAGACGCCATAACAGTATCATCGCGAAACCGAATCGAATATTCCTGTTGAATCTTATTGCGGCCAATTCGACCCATTGCCTGTATGATTTTTTGCTGTGTCATGTTTTGTAAATCCTTTCCGATAAAGCCGTGGCAAAATTGATAATTTGTACCATAAATATAATCCGATGATGCTATAATAATAAACAATTTTTGTTCCATTGCTAACCCTTTCATTATTTCCATATACTGTGGTTCGGTAGCGGAATCAAACATACCAATACCTAATATCAATAATAATTTCTTATTCGTATCTACATTCAACATCATAATCTTTTTGATTGTTGGTTCATCAATACTTGGAACGAATGCATTGGGTATAGGATTATCTGTTGTTGTCCATATTCGCTGATGTTGAGGAGTATTTGGAAGATACGTTTTGTCCATAGTAACTACTTGGATTTGACTACGTAGCTCATCGATCTCTTTTTTCAATGTACGTAATTCGCCGCTAAATGCCTCTCTCTCCATTTTCTTCGATTTTTCCATATCTTTACCCAATTTATCTTCCATGGTTTTTTCCAAAATATCGAGCCGTTTCTGCATAACCGTATTTTTTTCAATTCTATCCATCATGGTCGTATACACGCGTTCCGGCATTTTTGTTTGATGTATGAAGAATGCACCCATTTTTTGTATATCTTCTGCTAGATAAATAGTAGGTCCATCTGTTAATGTATGTGCATCCGCAGTAGTTAATAAAATACCTGCGTGATTTGCATTTATTAATGTTTTTTTTGGTGGGTCCAATGATACGCTACTTTGTCTAAATATAGTAGTAGAAGATACATGCGGCGTTTCCATACTTTTTGTAGGTCGCAATGCATCGCCTGTAGTAGGTATTTGCGGTAACGATAAATAGTTATATATCATTGTCCATTTTTCTGGATTTATTTTATTTAATAACATCAAATAATATATCTTTATTTCATTCATAGTAACTTTGCAAATGTCGTCTTCGAAATAATATTGCATTTTGTATGCTTCATCAATCGCATCTGGAGTTTCGTTTACATACATAATAAAACGCACAATTTCTTTTAAATCAAAATAGCGAAGAAGTGATTTATTTTCATTGCAATGCGTTGCACATTCCTGCAACTTTTCATAAGTTGAAAATAATAGATGTGGTATAACTGGCTTACCATCTTTACTCAAAATGGATATTGATTTTTTGCAATCGTAACTTTGGATAGTATGTATATCGGCTCCTTCGAACTTATACTGAAAATCCATTATGGTTGATGCAATTTCGTGCTGTTTCGGAAGTGTAGCACAAGATAAAACCATTTTTGATATACGGTTTTCTACCCAATTGCGATGAATGGTTTCGTGTAATTCATGGTTCTCATAATCCATGGTAATGGTGGGTTCATCCCAGTATGTAATTATTTGCGACTCGCGATTGAATGCCAACATATATTGCATCGCAATCAAATAGGATTTTACGTCACAAATGATAATTTCTACTTTATCACCTACGCTATTATCTACCTTTCCAATACCACCCGACCTTTTATTGATAACATAATCAGTTGCTGCAAAATAGTGAAGACGAATATCGGATGCGGTATCACAACCAAATGCAAATGCGATTCGCTTATTTACGGATATAGCACTTTTTGCCAAAGCAAGACCAACGTGTCTTGCAACGCATACAAATATGACGCGATAATTGTTGGAAAGTCCAATTGGTGACATTGTTTTGCCAGTTCCAGTAGGTGCCATGTACAAAACCAATTTGGGGGTTCGTCTATGACTAAATATAGAGAAGAGTTCTTTTTGATGTGAATACAAACTAATATCTTCATATTTTAATAAATATGGATTTTGCTCAATTACTGCATGTGCTCTTTGAACAATATCCATTACGGAAGCTTTTGATCTTGCATAATCGATTACTGATTTCACAAATGAAATAACATATGTATTTCCATTTTGGATAGAATATGTCTGTAATTGCATGAGTGAATACAAATAATAGATGTAATGGTGATTTCCCGGAACTTCATTTAATTCTGATAATTTGGTTGGCCGGATCGTTCCAACGGATGTCTTATGTTTGCTTTTTTTTTCCGCAGGTTTTACATAAGTTGGTTCTAATATTGCCAACTTATCGAGTAAATGTTCGCAAAAATCGATCAATATATATTCGAATATTTTGCATCTACTCGTGCTAATATCCATATTTTCAACGCGAATCGAATCTGCCCGTTTAAGTGCCTTCAAATCCTTTGTTTTCATAATAGGTATAGTAAATAGAATGTTTTCATCTGGTACATTGCTTACCTGCTTATATCGATCTACTATATCAATTAGTATTTTTTGGAAATAGATTTCAAATAGATAGGCTTCATTTGCCGCAGTCTGTTCTAATTTTATAAATTGAATGAGAGACAAATGCCGGTTGGTTCGAACGTTTACATTCGTTGCACCTTCATTGATCATTTTTAATACAAATAGCTCATCTTCGGATACAGGAACTTCAATACTGTTCCATTCCGCCCGAGATAGTTTTGATTGGGTAAGATCCATTCTAATAAGTAATAGATGTAGGTGTAGGGAAGTATACAAAGATATTCAAAGGTATAATTATAAATATAGAGTAATATATTCATATTACTTTATAAAAGTATTTTTCAATTTTCTGAGATAAAAAACATAAAACAAATCAAATACGTATAATTAACGAATCCGTAGAATATGAACATATTTTCAAAATGGTTTGAAAAACCACCACAAAAAATAGGGTTTGAAGATATGAAATATGTTATAGACAATTATTTGCAATATTTGATTATTAATACACTGCCAACCAATGAACAAAGCTGTCTTATTAAAAATACGATTTCATATGATATAGAAGAATCTACATTAAACGAAAAAATTACACAATATAAAATGTCATCATGTTATATCATTATTTATGGAAGAAACTCTACAGATATTACCGTAGATAAAAAATACAAGCAATTATGTTCTCTTGGATTTACTAATATATATATTTATTCAGGCGGGTTATTTGAATGGCTTTTATTGCAAGATGTATATGGTACGAACGATTTTCCTACAACTACAAAAGAATTGGATATATTAAAATATCGTTCCCCTAAATTATTGAATATTCCGCGTATTACCTATTAATGGGTTATAGGGTTTATATATCCTTCTTTGTCTCTACAAAACTCAAATACAATTCCACCAGTTGACATATCTTGATACATATGTAGTTTTTCAACGGTGGATTTTATTGGTAAATAGGAAACGTATTGATATGAATCTTGTTGAAACTCCAAACATAGTTTATCTAGTATAATTGCAGTCTCGTTTTTTTCAGGTAACTTACAACTTATATTTTGTGGATAAAATGTACCCATTTTTGTATGATAATCAAATGCCATTTTTCCACCAACCTTAGTGAAAATATCTATCAATTCTTTACAAGAAAACTGCATGATTGATAATATAATTATAGTATTAATAGTATTAATAATATTAATAGTATTAATAATAATACTAATAATACAATGATCAATTTTCCAAATTATATATATGACCCTCTCGCCATAATTGCGTATAATGTTTTTTGGTTTGATATTTCGCCTGTTCTTGTCTATAATCAGAATAGGATTTTAAAACGATTGCATTTTTATATACAATACAATCTTGTTTTCCCACCATAGTAAAAAATAAATCAAAATCGTGTATTTTATCTATGTTTTCCTTTATATTATTAAAGTATAAATCACCGACTAACCCAGGTCCAGTTGGATATAATTCATTGAATCCGAAATAATTCGTTTGTGTATTTTTTACAATTCGTTTTATACAATCTAAAAAGATAGGATTTTTTGGTTTTGCAATAATAAGTGCGTTATATATACCATATGATTCTGGTTTCCAATGGTTTGGTCGTTCTAGTACAAATCGTTCTTTGTCCATAATATCTATTAATTTAAACCCATCTATACATTGATATTTTATATCTAAATAGATACCTCCATGAATATACATTACGCAATATCTCCATAAATCGGCTTTATATGCCCCCGGTATAAGCTTTACAAATGCATTTACGACATCGTCCGTAAAATGGTGTTTTATAAACTGTAAACAATCGTCCTCGTCGAATAAATAATATTCCAATTCTGGATTATCTGTTTTTATTTTATTGACCGCATTTATCATTGACGGAGGTAACTCACGTGTATGCCATGTCTGAAATAATTTTTTGGGTATTACTGTAGTAGAAGTATATGTTGGTGGAGTATATTTTGTTTTTATCATTTGATTTTCAGTTACATATTTGTACAATTTGTACTGGGGATCTATTTTTAAAAATTGATTATAATAAATATTTGATACAACCGTAATTGTACATACTGTTATAAATAGTAACAACAATATTTCATGTTTCTTTTCCATAGATCAATATAAATAATATATATTTATATTCGATATTCTTCTACCCAATAATTTTATATGTGTCTAAAAAATTGATTATATAATAAATATAAAATCAATTGTATATACAATCATCATATACAAATTATACTAGTATTTTCTAAATCGTTTATAAATAATGGAATCCCCTAGACTTATCACGATTGAAGGAAATATTGGTGCGGGCAAAAGTAGTATTCTTGCAAAAATGAAAGAAAAATATGCAACGCGTAGGGATATCGTATTTGTGCAAGAACCTGTCGATATTTGGGAAGGTATTTGCGATGAAAATGGAACAAAAATACTCAATTTGTTTTATCAAAATCCAAAAGAATACGCGTTTGCATTTCAGCAAATGGCCTATATAACACGTGTAACACTCTTACGAAAAACCATTCGCGAAAACCCAGATTGTAAACTCATCATTTGTGAGAGGTCATTAGCGGCTGACCGTAATATTTTTGCAAAAATGTTATTTGATGATGGAATTATAAGTAAGGTATGCTATCAGATTTATAATTTGATTTATAACGAGTTTACTGGAGAGTTTCCAATTGATCGTTGCATTTATATTGATGCCGATCCAGATGTATGTTTTGAACGTATTGCAAAACGTGCCCGTTCTGGAGAATCTGGTATTGAATTGAAGTATCTAGAAAAATGCAAAAAATACCATGATGAATGGTTATTGAATATGGGGTCTGAACCCAAACAGCTATTACATTTGAAAACAAACGATAATGCTACATACAAAGATGGTGATGAAACGGATTGCGGAAACCAGTGGATTTTGCAAATAATGAGGTTTATTGAATAATAGTTAGTAGTTTGTTATTCAAAATAAATTATACTATAGTATAATTATTTGTGCTTTCGTTTATTATTTTTTTTTGTGTATTTTTTACCTCCATATTTATATGTATATTTTGCAGGTGGCGTTTTGCTAAATGGTTTACAGGTTTTTACGGTTTTTCTAAACTCCTTATCACCAACTCTTTCCCATGTTATTTTTGAATTTGTATTATCTTGGTTACAATCAACCCCTTTAGGTGTATTTTTTTCGTTATCGTATTCTATTTCGTTTATATTCTCTTCTCCAGCCTTATTGATGTATTTTAATTTTATAAAATATTTCCCACCTTTTTCATAAGGTACTCCTAGTTCTGGTTCCGGTTCTGGTTCCGGTTCTGGTTCTGGCTCTACTTCTGGCTCTACTTCTGGCTCTACTTCTGGCTCTACTTCTGGCTCTACTTCTGGCTCTACTTCTGGCTCTACTTCTGGTTCTGGTTCCGGTTCTACTTCTGGCTCTCCTTCTGGTTCTACTACGGGTTCTCCTTCTGGTTCTACTACGGGTTCTCCTTCTGGTTCTACTACGGGTTCTCCTTCGTCTTCGTCTTCTAGTTCTACTTCTTCGCGGTTTATGAGTTGAGATTGCAATTGCTGTCGCTCTATAGTATTTTTTAATTCAGCATTTTCTTCCTGTAATCTTTGGTTTTCTATAGTTTTTGTATCTAATTCTCGACGTAATCTAGCCAGGTTCTCTTCACATCCTCTATTATCATCTGTTAATTTTTGTAATTGGGTTTTCAAATCATCATTTTCAGAAATTAATTGTTGTTGATTTGCTACTTGTCTATTCAATATTCTTAATTGTTCACGTAAACTATTCATTTGCTTAACCAATTCCGTATTTTCATGTTTTGAAAGATCAATTGTATTTGTTAATTCGCCAATTCTCATTATCAGTGTATCATTCGTATTTTTTAAATCGTCCATGTTTTTTTTATACTGTTGTTCTATAGTTGCAATTGTAGTATTCAATTCTGTATTTTTGGAACTTAATGCTTGATTTATTCTTGTAAGTTCATTTATTTCAATTACATTGGCATCAATAAATTCTTGTAATGTAGTAATTTTACCTTCAATTTCGATTATACTTTGTTCATTTGATGCTAATTGTCTTTTTACATTTATATTTTCTTCATGTAATTCAAGAATCAAGTTATCCGTCTCAGTTTTTAATTTTGTATGAGTCTCTTCTAATTTTTTTATATTAGCTAGTAGTTCAACATTATCATTTTTCAATTTATCTAAAGTCTTTTCATATTGGCTTTGCATAGATTGATTTTCCTTATAAAAATCTTTATTTGCAGAAAATGCATTGTCTTTTTCATGTGTAAGTTTGCCAATAGTAGATGCTTGATTGGTAATATCATTTGATTGAATAGCAATTCTATCTTTTAATAGGTTAATTTCTTTTTGTAATTCAATAGTTTTCTCATTGTGTTCTTCATTCGATTTCGGTAATGAAATACTTGATATAGCACTTGCAGTATCGTTTATAGACTGTATTCCAATGGATTGTTGTTTATTATTCTCGTGTAATCTTTCATTCAGTTCTACGATTTTTGCATTTATTTTTATATAATATCGATTGAGTGTTTCATTGAATGCGTATATTTTTTGTTCTAATTCATCCATTATATATAATATATGAACTTTGTATTTTGTATTTTTATAAAAATATAAAATAGTATTAGGTTTTAATGTCTAGTTGTATGATTTTTTGCCCATGGGCAACAAAATATACAATCTAGCATATACGCTGGTCATATGGATTATTAATCCATATGACCAGACGTTAATTATTCAAAATATTAAGTTTGGTATCTAATTCATTCTGCATTTTGGTTATCGTTTCAATTAAATTATTTATATATTTTTCAGGTGGTTTTGACCATTCACCAATAACTTGTTTGAAATCAATTGGGTTATATGGACTATTTTCATCATAAATGGGTGTTATTGTACTTTTATTTATTATTTTATCGGCATCACCACTATCAGTTGATTGTTCTATTGTTATTTCTATTTTTCCTCTACGTAATCGGCCAGTATCAATAATAGGAATATTTGGTATATTTATGTTCTCACTTTCTTGTATAATATCTAGTCCTATATCACCTAAAATCATATTTAATATTTCATCGTCATTATTTTGCATTATCGCTGTGACTATAAAAATATACTATATAGTATATTTTTACATGTTTATTTTTATACAATATGAAACAACAATTGATTTTATATTCAAAATTATACACATAATGCGAAGAGCTTTTAGTAATAGAGGTTACATCCTCTATTACTAACCATTAATAGTAATCATTTTATTTTACTATTCCTAATAAAATTTTAAACAAACAGCGGAGATAATCCTAAACCTACGCCTAAACCAAGTCCGTTACGGGCAGATTCACTTATGGTAGGGAGGAACACATCGAGAATGGAGAATGTGGCCGCAGCAGAGAGAGCCAAGATGACAACCTCCTCCACGTTCAAAGATTTCTTGGGGATAACAATACTGACAACAGCAATGACAAGACCCATTACTAAATACTTAACAATACGCTTAATAAGTTCGGAAAAATCGAAGCCCATTTTGGATTCTTATATATAACAAAAACAAAAAAATATTCTGCAATAAGATTCTTTAACTATACAATAAGATTCTTTAACTATAGGTTAATTATAAATATATAATATTGTAAAATACTTAAATATAGTTTTCCTAAATATTTATATTATAATGTCTAATAATACATTTGAAAGAAAAAATAAGAAAAATGGCCAACCGAATCCTAAATATATCGATTTGTGTGATGAGGATGCCCCTATCGCAGGACAAAAGTTTGCATGTGTGTCCTTTGTATCTCCTGAAAAGATTCTAAAGAAACGGGAAATCTTTATATTCGATGAGTTTGTCAAACAATGGGATTTTACTAAATCTTTATCAAAGTTTTTCGACTTTCTACATTTTATGGCATACAAATATAATTTGAAAATAGATGATTTAGTTTCGGATTTCAATGATTTTGCTAAAGAAGAAGAAATCAAGATAAAATCTGTTTCTGTGGAGGATGATTATAAAAACTTTTTGGATAAGCAAGAAGAAAAACTAACTCAAGAATTCCAAAAGGCACATGCATTTCAAACCTCTACTCGTGGGTTGAAAATCCGCGGCGTCTATCCTACACAAGAAGAAGCTGAAATCCGTTGTAAGAAACTACGCGAAGCGGATCCTAATCATGATATCTATGTTGGACCTGTCGGAATGTGGATTCCATGGGATCCGGATGCCTACAAAACCGGACGTATTGAGTTTATGGAGGAAGAGCTAAATCAATTGCATCATGAGAAGGTAAAGAATGAAGAAAAGGCTAAACAAGAATTTGACCAACGTATTAAAGAATCAAAGCGTAAGGCGATTGAAGAAAATATTAAATTGGCCAAGAAGAGTGGCAATGTTCTTACCCAAACTATGGATGAACAAGGTAATTTGATTGGGGTTAAAGAAACAATCAATTTTGATGAACGTGAAGTTGCCGATTCATCTGCTACAAACATTCGCAATGAAATATTGCGGAATAGTGCAATGGAAAAGGAAAAGGATGAGTAAAGTGAAAATAATATAAATCACATACGATACCTATACAATTTGTGATATATTCTATATCACAAATTGTAATTTTTGATATATAGTTGATACAAAACGCCATGTTACCATTTTGTTTTCTTCACGTTAATAGCCGGGCCTGCACTTTTTTTCTTAGATTTACTTGGATCATAAGCTTCTTCGTCATCGTCACCCAGATTTTTCGATATTTCCCAAAACTCTTTTGAACCTAATTTGAAATCCGGTCGTTTTTCGGCTTTATACCAAAATATTTGGTCCTGAAGTTTATTCGACTTAGAATTGTTGTTGATAACTAAACATTCATAATTTTCAGTGGTTTGGTCCATCACTGAATTGAAGGATTCAAACGTGGGAAACATGGAAGCGTAGTTCTCCCAGATACGCTTTCTATTTGTCATATATGGTTCTCTTAAAATAAACACATAGTCAATATTTGTACGTAAATTGGGAGGAATGCCTAACGGATACTGCATGGTAATAATAAGCATGACTTTCCAATGACGGCCGTTCATGAAAAGCAAACGCATCATTTTATCACGTGTCCATGATTGGTCATACAAACAATCATCCAAAATCACGAATGTACGCGGGTCAATGGTGCTTCGACGATACATTTCCATTTCCTTATTTACTTGTTTTAGAACAGTTTTTTGGCGTCGCAAAATGTTTTCAATGAGAACCGTATTATATTCTTCGTGAATAAACAATTTAGGAACATAGGATGCATAAAATCCGTTTCCGGCTTCTGTACCAGAAATAACTGTTCCTATGGGTACATCCTGATGATGAAAAAGTAAATCTTGCACTAAAAACGATTTACCAGTATCGCGGCGTCCAATCATAACAATAACCGGTCCTTTATTTTCATCTGGTCTGAATGTAATTGTTTTCATATCAAATTTTTTCAATTCCAGTGTCATAGTTTCCTAAATCAAATATATTATTATATCCATTTATATTTTTTCAACTATTTTTACTTATAGACACATACTGGATAATTACTTGTATTCAATATATCGTTTAAATACATCGGATTTTATATTAACAACTACATATACAGATTATCACATAGTGATGCAAACCCAATATAGGAAAATGGAACTTGTAAGTTTAGCTAATTTGAAAAATACCAATATACTTACAGAACAAGATATAGAAAACCAGTATGATGCCTTTAATATAAACGGATTGCAGCATTATAACCCGTTGTATTCTAGTTTTTTCGAAATGAATGATGTAAAAAAAGTTACCTTAAAACATAGATACTATGTTCATGATTTAAATACCATTAAAGACTATTCAAAGCATGATAATAAGAGTTCGCATACAGTAGATTCACTGAAAGGTTCCAGAAGTTTTACAGATGAAAATGGAGAACTTGTAAATAAAAAAGTATTTATCAAGTTTTCTCCATTATTGGACCCTGTAAAATATATGATTGGTAAATATGATAATCAAGATGATTCTATACGAACTTTACCTGATATACATAATATTATACCAAATATAGAAGAACCTCATAGAATATGTCACCCTAAACTGTTAGACAAAAATAATGCATCTTATATTGATTGTTTTTTTAGTTATCTTAGTAGTCAATTGTTACATAGACATGGTCTTATCAATTGTATTGATTTTTACGGATCTTATTTAGGAATACAAGAAAAATATAAAATGAATATTTCAGACGATATGGAATATTTATGCACATCCCGTTTTTTTAATGAAAACGTTGGTAAATTATTTACTGTTTCAAGTGATATACCTACGGATGATCAGTCTGGTGGTGGCGGATCGCGTGCTCATAAACAGAAGCTTACTATTAATGGTTCCATAAAAACACATAACATATCTATGATTGATCTAGACATAGATGAGCATTTATCCCCATTGGATGATACTGCGAATATCTCCCGACGCGAAGCGGTAGGATATCGAGAAAACTCTGGAGAACTAATTTCGAAAGAGTTTGTGCCTACTACAGAATTATCCCAAGACGCATTACAAAATATAGATGAAATTGTTTATGAAAAACCCCAAAGCAATCGTAGTAGTATATCTTCGGATAGTGATAATAATAGTGATGTTAATTATAGTAGTACAGATGAAGATGATATGGATATGGGCGATAGTAAATCGGATCGAGACGCAGAATCGTTATCCGATGATTCTGAATCAGTAACTTCGGGTAATGAATCAAATGACTGTTCTGATTCTGATTCTGAAATATCTGAAATGGATAATAATGTATATGCATATATGCAAAACTTTCCAGTTCAAATGATTTGTCTTGAAAAATGTACTGGTACATTAGACTCCCTTTTTGAAAAAAGCAATATGGATATAGATACAAGCACATCTGCTTTATTACAAATTATAATGACATTGTTATCATATCAACGTGCATTTTCATTTACACATAATGACCTTCATACAAATAATATTGTCTATATTGATACGGATATAGAGTTTTTATATTATCAATTTAATAAAAAAATATACAAGGTTCCTACATATGGGAAAATATATAAAATTATAGATTTTGGGCGTGCAATTTATAGATTTCAAGGAAAAATATTCTGTAGTGATAGTTTTGCTCCAGGGGGTGACGCAGCTACTCAATATAACAGTGAACCGTATCTAAATAATAATAAACCAAGATTAGACCCTAATCCCAGTTTTGATTTATGTCGTCTTGGATGTTCTCTTTATGATTTTGTTATTGATGATGAGAATATTAAAGATATGGATGCAATTCAAAAACTCATATATAAATGGTGTTGCGATGATAATCGTAAAAATATCCTGTATAAAAAAAATGGCGAAGAGCGTTATCCTAATTTTAAATTATATAAAATGATATCTCGAACTGTACATCAACATGCTCCTCATACGCAATTAGAACTACCATTGTTCAAACAATTTGTTTTAACATCCAAAGATGCGAAAAAAATAAATAAAAAAGATATTATAAATATAGATGATATACCTTCTTATATGTAGTGTTATCATATATATATATATTTCTATTTCGATTTCTTTCCTCCAGATATTTATAGGTTTCCTTACACTTTATCTCCGGATGTCTTATCTTCATCGGATATTTTTATATAATACTTATCTAATGCAGGTTGACTTATGGGACATGGTGGAATATTTGTATTATTTATTTGTTTAATTTGGTAGTATATATCTTTACTATATTCGGTTTCTTCATAAAACACTGAAAATATCCAGATAATTTTTATTTTATGAGAAGCATCCGTATGATGATGGAAAATATCTCCAATTGCATATTTTTCAGTAGGTATTATGATTTTAGATGATTCATATGTATTATCTATATTATTATCTATATTATTATCTATATTGTCTTGGGTTTCTTGATACGTAGGCATATATACAAATATATATGTCTATGTGTTCTTATTTTATATTATTTCTTATTATTTCGTATTATATTTACGTTTCCAATAGTAAAATCCATAAGGTCCTTCAGTGTTATTAATCCAAAATATAATACCATATTTTTCTATAATATTTGATTGTGCTATTGTCCATTTCCATGATTCGACGGTATGGTCATCTACAAACCCATATATTTGTAATTTTTTATGATGTTTACATTTATTTATATAATATTTGAAAATCCAATGCAAACTTTTATTACATAGAGGGATTGAAGACATATTAGATATAATAATATGATTCAATATTACATATAGAATACAAAACAATTTTATATATTTTTGTTTTATATTTATTCCAACTATTCTAATAGTTTCTTAGTTGATTTGTCTATATTATCTACAATGTTCTCTAATGATTTTACGTTATTTTCTGCCATAGAATCATTCTTCAAAAACTCAATCAGATTCAATATTACCTTTATTTTTTCATTCGTCCATTGTCCATTCAGCATATCTACTGTTTCTTTACTATACATTTGGGTCATTCCATCTTTGCGAAATAATTTATCGTTGTAAATATCGTCCATGTAATTGGAAATTAATACATAATAATAATTAAGACACAACCTAATTATTGACCAAGACTTGTAAGTTTCCATCAAGTTTTCTAATCCTTTTTGTGCGGATGCAAAAAGCAATTTCATTCTGGGCATCTTTTGTACAGATTCTTTTGATAAATATTGTTGACATGCCAATTGAATTGGATTATAAATATATTGTATGTCCATTTTGTTTGTATTATATAAATATCGACACAATGCTTGGAATGGTCCCGGTTCTTGAAAATAGAGAACATTATGTTGTATAGCTATTTTGGTTCCGATTGGTTTATTACTTAGAACAGCCAATTTTATTATAACCGTCAATGGATCCAATAAAAACAATTTTGTATTTATATTTTGATTATCTTCAGGAATAGTTGGATGCTGTACTATAAGATTATTCATTTGCATATAAGATTTGTAAATAGTATAAATCTTATATACAATTTGTTTTTACATTGTTATTATTTAGTATAAATGTATTTTTTATAATATTTCAATTTTATATTATATTTATGATAATAAATATTTTGAGAGACGTTATACAAAATAAGTATAACTATATAAACAAAATAGTATAAAATATGTAAAATGTGTGGAATTGTCGGGTACTTAGGAAATACAAACTCGATTGATTGTATTTTATCAGGGCTTACACTTTTACAAAATAGAGGATATGATTCGGTTGGTATATCATGTATAATAAATAATGAATTACAGACTATAAAATATGCTTCTACCAATACAAATAATTCACTTGATTTAGTAAAAACTGAAATAATAAAAGGGGATTATACCATTTTGCCAATAACTACAACAATTGGACATACGCGTTGGGCTACTCATGGTGGAAAAACGAATGAAAATGCACATCCGCATCATGATAATAAAAACCGTATAGCAGTAGTTCACAATGGTATTATAGAAAACTTTCAAGAAGTAAAAAATAATCTAATTCAAGAAGGATATTGGTTTAGGTCTCAAACAGATACTGAAGTCATTTCAGTTTTAATCGGCAAATATTTAGATAATAATAAAACTATGGAAGAAGCGATTGAATGTACTATTGATAACCTTTGTGGGACTTGGGCATTAGTTATTATACATTGTGATTTTCCAAATAAAATATGGATAACCCGCAATGGTTCTCCATTACTTTTAGGATTTGAAAACGAATATATTATGGTGGCTTCTGAACAAATTGCATTTAATAATTATATAAATAAATATATTGTTCTTAATAATCATGATCTTATTGAAATTACAAAAACAGATACTTCTATAACATACAGTAAAAATATGCATCAGTATAAAATCAACAAGTCAAACATTTGCGAAATAGAATTATATCCAACAAACTATAATCATTGGATGATTAAAGAAATAATGGAACAGCCTGAATCGGTTCTTAGAGTGATAAATAATGGTGGACGAATTGCAAATAATATATCCGTAAAATTAGGTGGGTTGGATGGATTCAAAGAATACTTAATAAATAAAAATCATCTTATTCTGTTAGGTTGTGGTACCTCCTATCATTCAGGACTATGGGCGGTAGATATATTTAAAGAATTAGATATATTTGAAACTGTTTCTATATATGATGGTGCAGATTTCGGGCAAAAAGATATACCAAAACGTGGAAATTGTGTGGCTATTTTGATATCGCAATCGGGCGAAACTAAAGACTTAATACGTTGTATACAAATTATACAACAAAATAATATAGTTTCTATAGGATTAGTAAATGTAACTGATTCTTATATTGCACGAGAAACAAATTGCGGGGTTTATTTACATGCCGGTAGAGAAGTAGCAGTGGCTTCAACCAAATCATTTACAAATCAATGTATTGGATTAACTATGGTAGCTATATGGTTTTCGCAACAATTAAATACATGCCCTGAAAAAAGAGATAAAATTATAAAAGATATTTATAATTTATCATTTCATATAGAACAATTATTTCAAGAAAATAATATAGAAAAAATAAAAAAAATAGCTACAATACTAAGTACTCATAATTCATTATTTATATTAGGAAAGGGTAAAGAAGAAGCAATTGCAAAAGAAGGTGCTTTAAAAATAAAAGAGGTTACTTATATTCATGCCGAAGGTTATTCATCATCGGCGTTAAAACATGGGCCATTTGGATTAATTGTTCCCAATTTACCTATTGTATTAATAGATGTAACAGATGAACACAGAGTGAAAAACCAAAATGCATATCAAGAAATAAACGCACGTAATGCATTTATCATACACATAAGTGATTTAGAACAAAATATAGATTGTGATAATTACTTATTAATTTCAAAAAATAAAACATTCGGAGGATTACTTGCAAATATTTACATACAATTACTTAGTTATTATTGTGCTATACAAAAAGGGTATAATCCAGATTTTCCGAGAAATTTGGCAAAAGTTGTAACTGTAGAATAAACAATTATTATACAAAAATATAAATATTATTCAAAATATTTCGTCTTGAACTCTTCAGGTGTCATGATCGGTATTTTATGTTCTACTGCATATTTCGTTTTACTGGAAACATCATCCATGGACTTTACTATCAAGACAAATGTTTTAGAATTAATCGTATCTTCCAAAGTAGCTCCCTTTGTTTTTAATGCATTTATAATTTCGACATCTCTTACCTTTGTCATCACTATTTTTTTACCATATAAAGGGTTTGTAACGTCAATACTTGATTTTGGGTTTTCTAATTCATGTTTCTCAGTATGGGAAGTAGTCGCATGCAATTTAGTAGATTGTCCAATGCTATCTAAAAATGCAATAAACTTTGGTATGTTCTCCACAAACAACGATGCAGTCTTACTTTCAATACCTTTTACTGATTTTACCTTTGCTATTTTGGATTCTATGGAATCCGTAGAAACCAATATATCAGGGTATTTTTCTAAAATGGGCGATAACTTTTTCTCTCCTAATCCGCGTCCCATTACTCCAGATGCTACCATTAATTGTATAATAGTAGCTTCTTTTACTTTTTGACGAATGTTCTCCACATATTTATCTGCCAAGGTTTTGTATCCGACTTTAGTAAAATCCACCTTCGTCATTTTCAATATCTTAGGTATAGTATCATACCCAGCCGTCATTAGTTTTTTCACATTACCAGCCTTCAACCCATCGATTTCTAATGTACTAAAAAAGGTTGTGATGTTTTTCTCTTGGACAATGGCATTTTCGGAGGCATTTGCTAACAATATATCTACATGAGTGTCATTCCATGTATAAGATTCTATGGGCATTTTTGGGTTTTCTGCAGGTACAGTAACTGCCAATATTTTAGGTATAACATCTCCAGACCGAATAATTTCTACAGCCGCTCCTATACCAATTTTATTATCTTCGATAAACTTGGCATTGTATCCGGTTGCATACTCAATCGTGACTCCACCTAAATGTATAGGTTCAATACGCACCCTAGGTTTTAAATATCCATCTTTACTTGGAGACCATAATACATCTACTACTTTTGCTTCGGCTTTTTGATCGGATAAAATCATTTTAAATGCAAAAGCATGATCTGGATTTCCAGAAATACGCGGATGAATATCATCATCTGTTACAATAATACCATCTATTTCATATGGATGATTTGTTCTCCAATCGACTAATGTTTCTGACAATGAATCGTTCGATAATGTATCTCGCGTTTCATACTGAACTACTTCCAACCCGCTTGACTTGAGTTTTTTCAATTGGTCACTTGGTTTTAAAGAGGGTTGTATGACCTCGTAGCTTACAAAATGTAAATCATTGGCTTTTTCATCCGCTTTTTTGGCATTTACTATACCCGATACTAGGTTGCGAGGATTCGCAAATGTTTGGGCATATTTGTCTTCGAAAACTTTTTTAGGAATAATAAACTCTCCGCGAACAACCAATCCTTTGGATTTAGGCAATTTTAAAGATGGCAATAGAAAACTAATATCTTGTCCGATTTTACCGTCCCCACGAGTATACAGTTTAGGCGTATCTCCTTCTGTGGTATACAATCCACTTACGCCATCCAATTTACATGATACAACATATGGTCCCTTATAGGTTTTCATCCATGTTACTAATGCATTTGTATCTGGTTTTATTTTGTCCATGGACCACATTTCATATGGTAGGGTTACTTTATTTCTTACACGGTCTTCTATAGGTGCACCTATTTGTTCCAATGCTTGACTGGTTGGATATTTCTTTTCCAAATATTCCTTAACAATATCATATTCATTATCAGTCATTAACCCACCTTTATCGTTGTAGTAGTTTGCATTAGCTGCAAATATCATAGCAACTAGGTCAGATTGAGACACCAAATCCAGTTCTCCTATCCCATTTTGTTTGAAACGTTTTATAGATTCTATCGCCACATTTTCAGAATATTTAGGAATCATATTGGAAGAATTACCTATTGGTTCTTGTAAAGAAGGGTTTATATCTTTTTTTGACTTGGATATAGATGTAGCGATAGTTGTGGGTTTAGAGATAGTTTTAGATATATTTTTGGCAGTTTTTTTAGGTATTTTTACTTTTGGTTCTCCTTTAGCCTTTTTTTGAGTAGTATTTTTTGGTGGAGGTAAAAGTTTAGGAGAACTTTTTTGGATGTTTTCATCCATTTCATAATTAATTTTAACTATCGGGGATTTAGGAATATCTATATTTGGTTGTTGTATATCTTTAGGCGATTCTTTTTGTAGTTTTTCAGAGTCTTCTGGTACCTCTATATCTCCTATCACTTTACGTCCATATATTTTAGCGGTTTTGTTTTTTCGTATTTTTTTGATAGTAGGACCTTTAGGAAGTTCTTCTAGAAGGTTCGTATCAACCGGAAGTTTTATTGAAGGTTTTTCAAGATTTTCTACGGATTCATTTTCAGATATTTTAGGAGATTCTTGGAGAACTTTAGGAGATTTTTCCATAGTTTTTATAGATTTTTTGTTTAAAAAATCCATACAGAAGGATTCGATTTCTTTTGGATCTTTCGATAGACCTTTAGGAACTTTTTGGGTTTTGTTTTTGATTTTTTTTGGAGATTTAGTTGAAGTTTTCTTTGATTTAGGAGAACCTTCTAGTTTTTGTTCTTGTTTTTCAATGGGTTCTTCTGAAACTTTAGGCGATTCTTTGGTCGCTTTTTCTGTAATATCATTTATGGTTTCTACCGGGGTATCATCTTTAGCAACCACTGCTCTTCCATCAATACGTTCTTCTGGGGTTTTATAAACAAGCCCCAAATAATCAAAGATTCCTCGTTCTTCCAATATATTTAGGGAAAGTTTTTCTTCCTTTTTTTTGTCCACCATCTTTGATAATCCATGTTCATTTAGCGATACGCCTTTTTTCAAAGCATATCCCCTCATAGTCGCATTAAACCCTTTACTACCCGTAAAATATAATACTGCAAATGCATATTCTGCTGGAGTTGTATATAAAAAATCAACACGTCTAGCTCGATCCTGTGAAGTTAATCGTGTTATAACCAAACATTTGGATTTACCACGTGATAATACTTCTATAATAATATTTCTGGATAATAATTCATTTATCCATTCATCAAATGCATTTTGTGAATCGGATGTAACAATTACATCTATATCCCCAGAAGTCATTGCTCCGCGACGATAACTTCCAACAATTTCATATTTCATATCAGTAGTTTTAGTTATTTTTTCATATGCGGATTGAAATACTTTAGCATATTCATCTATTTCTTTACGCGGTATTTTTTCTTGAATATCTTCGTAATATTTTAGACCCACTTTTTGAATATCATTGAGAACCTCATTCTGTTTTTCACGTAATTGGGATATAGAAGTAATGCCTTTTACAACCAATTCTTTTGCTTTTTTTGGTCCAACCCCATAGATATCACTTAATATATTCTCTGGGTTCTCCTTTTCTTTTTCAAGAATACTCAGCGTTCCTGTTTTTTCATATTCATGTAATTTTTCTATAATAATGGGACCTATACCCGGTTTTCCATTCAAATCTTTAGGAGAATGTATATCCTCTTTTATAGATAAAATGGTTTCTTGTGCTCTTCGATATACCCGGTTTCGTATAAAGTCGCCTCGTTTTGCCATAATTGTCGAAAGTTCTCCCATCAAATTACTATAGGATTCATTCTTTCTGGGTAATGAAGATGATGAAATTGGAGAACTTATAGATGGTTTTGGGTGAATAGGATATGAACGTTTTGGGGTTTTTAAATTGGTTGATGTATCTACTACAACGCCTTTTTTTTTCGTATATTTTCTTTTTTGCTTTGGTATTTCCATATAAATATATATTACAAATAGATATATTCGTAATATACAGTGTAGATTATATAAAACTAAAATCCAGGTTCATCTGTAAATACCTGTGTATTCGCTGCGGTACTTAATGTAGCTGTGTCTGTAATAATATTGAAAAAATCATGTATGTTTTTATTGAAATGAAAATACAAAAATGTACTAGCTAAAGAAGAGATAAATACAATAAAAGAATCACGTATAATGATTTTGAATGGTTTTACTTCTTTTTCTAAATATTTCATTTCAAATACTTTTAGTAAGAAAAATAGAATAGTAATGGTTATTGATATGATAATTATTTGTTCCATAATACATTTATTTTAGGTTGTTTTCAATGTATTTTAACGCAAAATAACATACAAAATATGGCTTTTTATATTTCAAATACCTACTTACGTAAGTTTAAAGTTTGGTGATATGGAATAATCGGCATTTGAAATGTCAAAAGGTATATAAACATCGCAGTTCAAAAAAAACTATTATACTTTTCATAGATATCGTTATTTTGTTTGAACAAATCTATATTATTTTTTGTTCCATATCTATTTGTGTATCGATTTGTGTATCTATTTATGTTGCGATTTTTTGCATATTTAGTATACACATAAATAACAATTATTATAAAAAAAAGAGAACCGAATCCAGCAGTAATTCCATATAATATATCATCTTGTTTTGTAGGTAATTCTACAATTAATGGTATATCATTTTTACTTGGTAATACAGTTGGTAATATACTTGGACATATAGTTGTAATAGAAGGAGTTAATTCAGTAGGTTCATAAGTATAGTTTTCCTCAAATATTTTACGTAAATTGTATTTATTCAAACCCAAACGTATGGTATTTGCAGAACCTATATTACTGGGTGAAGATATTTTGTATGATCGTAATCCAGTATTAGTTCGAGAGATTGTGGTAATATCTATGTGATGTAAGATGATGTCTTTGTTAAGAGTAGTTAGTGTTGGAGTATATGATTCCATTAATAACGGATATGTTTTTATTATTTTGCTAGGTGTATTGTTAACTATTTTATATTCTTCTACAAAATCTTTATATTTCATTATAAATAAACATTGTATATATCAACGGATATACATTTTTTATATGTTGTATTTACAATATATAAAAAAGATATTTTACCTGTATATGAGTGTTGTTATACATGCGATATTACACCAATTCTTCTATACCCAAATCAATGCTCTCTTCGGACGATTTCCGTGGTCGCTTATCTTCTTCCAGATCCAAAATATCAAACGCACTTAAGTCATATGGTTCTGTATGGATTTGAATACGTTCTTCATCCTCATCATCTGATATTTCTTCTTCTAATCTACGTTTCAAATATCTATCTGCACTAATTTCTTCTAAACGTTCTTCGGTTTTAGGTGCATTTACTTGTTCTATTTTTTTCGCTAAAGGGTCAATAACCGAATCAAAATCATTGAAAGATATACGTGTAACCGGTGCTTCGTCATTTAAATCTTTAACGCCTGGTTTAATTGCTTCAGCAATTACCAATGTTTCCTCTATTTTATCACTCGACCCATCGATTGGATCTGCGGTAGGTTCAGGTACTTTTTCTACAGTTCGATTGGACACATTTTCTCCATTATTATCAACGGGTTCTAATAAGTTTTCAATGATAATTTCTTCTTCGTGTTCAACTGTTTCGTCCATATAAGCACGTATAATGGCCTCTGTGGGAATACTTTCACGTATAGCCATTAGAATGCATTCTTGTACAATTAATTCCAATTCACGGTTGTTTTTTTGAGTTTGAAGAGAACTTACATTACGTTCAAATAAATAGACATTTTTATAGACCTTTCTGGCTACATTAATATAGACTTTATGTACAAAATGGTCCAATTTTGGTATAGATATGTCAATTTTTTTCTGTTTGTTACCTACACGTATGCATGTGAGAACCTTTAGTTGAATAATATGAACACATGTAATTAAATCTTCTAAATAATTACAACCACTTCTTTCTATAATTCTTTTTCGTTCTTCTTCTACAATGACAGTGTTCCATTTGTGTACACGCGATAATAGATTTTGAAAGGTCATTAGATATTTTGTTACTTCGCCATTATCTACACACATTTTCCATGCTTCATTATAAATAGACTTAATACCTTCAATGACTAAAGGACAGAAAATACTAACTAAACGACTACACCATTCATTTCTTGACTCTTGTAAATTAGATAATACAAAATCGTCCATGTTATAAAAAATGGTAGATACATTTTTTTAGCGATTTTTACACAAAATATTTGTACATATAAAACAAAATGAATTATTAGATATTTTTATTGCATGTCATGTTTTGACATACTCATCAATAGTTCGACTGGATTATATTTTAAAATACTTTGCTTTTGATTATTGGTAGGAGCATTAGGTCCACGTACAGAAGTGATTTCTGCTTCATATTCTGCTTGTAAATTGTCAGATAGTTCTGGAAAATCAGTAAATAATTGTTTATAAAATGAAAGAATCATGTCATATTTGTCAAGTTGCCTTTTTGGTATTGTAAAGGATATATTGGTACGAAACTCATTATTTTTAATTTTTTGTAGTAAAATAAATAGGGACCATGATTGGCAAAACACATCGCCTTCGCCAATTTGTGCAGGATTCGAAAGTGAAATAAATTGTGTCATATATCCAGATGTTTTAAAGAATGGGATAACAACCTCATTTGCTACTTCTGCCATATAAATACCTGCATGTGCTTCTTTTGTTTTGTCAAATGCAGGATCAATTACATATAATTGTTTTTCAGTATTATCTACAATGAATGTCTGGAAATGGGTTTCATTATCAAGAGCATTCTGTTGAATATTAGTGGCAGTAAATACCACAATTCCCTTTTTTTTTATTATTTCACTACAATACTTAGTTATTGTATCAGCTTTTGATTGACGTGTTTTTCCTTTTTGTACAAAGGCGTTAAATGTACGTATATATTTTTTTCCACTATTTGTAAGGGATGGATTATATTTTACAATAATATAACGGCGTATACTTTCATCGCCTAGAACAATCTTAAGTGCGTGCAATACCCAACTAATCGCCTCTTTTCGATATGGTTTGGTTACAGTTATGGACATTGAGTATTTATACTGGTTGTTATAATATTATACAATATTATTATATATTGTTACTACTATATAATAATCTATTTTTCAATTTTATATTTTTGATCAGTTTATTTTACAATTATTGCATATTTATGCTATTTTTTATAATACATAATAAATTAAACATTAACATTTTTTCACACCTAAACTCTCTTCGGATTTTATGATATTGCATTATTATATTTATCTTATTTAAATTATTAATTTTTTGCGTATTTGTAATCCAATGAATAATTTGAAGACATGACAATCCATTTTCATAAAAATAACAGGTTATGTCATTTAATTGCTGTAATGTAACTGTCGATTTGTAATGATTCGTTGATTTATTATTATTATTATTATTATTATTATTATTATTACTAGAAATATTATCAGTATGTATATTTTTTTGAGGTAATATAATTGATTGTGATGAAAAACATGCTTCTAGTTTTTCGGTAACCATATTATTTTGTATAGATTCAATATCATCAATTGGATATTTTTTTTGCAGAATATATTTGTGTAAATTGATTATTTTTCCATCAATGATAAAATCTGGTACATAAATAGTGCAAAATCTAGATAAAATCGGATTCAATAATTTATTTTTGTTTTCTATAACAATAAAAAACCGAGTAGTGTGACTAAATAATTCAATACATCTACGCAATGCGGATTGAGCATCAATGGTTAAAAAGTCTGCATTTAAGAGAACAATGGATTTAAATAATACTCCATTGTTTGACTGTATATTTGTTTTTGCGAATAATTTCAGATCTTCGCGTATAAACTTTATTCCTTTGCCATGAGCACAATTTACAATCATTACATTGGATTTTATTTTGTGTTTATCATTTTGATATATTTTGTTTATAAAATTAGACAAAATTGTCTTTTTACCTGTTCCATTTGAACCATAAATAATGATGTTAGGAATCTTATTTGTTTTGTAGAAATAATCCAATTTAGTTGTTATTTTTTCATGATGGTGTATTATATTTTGTATATGAAGATTAGAATTGGTATCTGTATTTTTTATTTGTAAGTCGGATATATGTGTGGAATATTGTAATGGTTCTACAATATCAAGTGATATATTTGTCGAAGATACGTTATTCATATTATTCGTATTATGAATAATGTTTTTGTATTTTTATGTTTATTTTTCAACCTTTAATTAATGTCTAGATTGTATATTTTGTTGTCAATGGGTAACAAAATATACAATCTAGCATATACTCTGATGATATGGAATATTGTTCCATATGATGAGATGTTAATGCATGGTACTATAGTTTTACTATTTTTTCACATTCTTTTGTAAATAAATACCTTTCATGATATATTGTTTTTCTACGTATATTACACGTTAGACACGCAATCATTACATTTGTTGAATTATGACCAAATGTATTATCTATTCTATCTAATGTCCATTGTAACGGTTCTCTTACATTTTCATATATTATTTGAACCGTTTGTTTACAATAATAACATGTTATGTCATTTTGTAATAGAATATCTATAACATTTTTTGTATTTACAAATTGTTCTGGTGTATATAAGTTTTTTTGTATATCTTGGTTTTTATAGCCAGTAATTTTTTTATTTATTTGCTGCAATACACAATCTATTTTTATATTATCATCGGTTACATTTTTATTTGTAGATATACTCAAAGTATTTACATTGTTTTGTATTTTTGTCAAAATAGTTATTTGATTTTCTTTAGAAAAATCATCTCTAGAAAATATCCATTTGTTACTGCTCGTTATAACACGTTTTTGTTTTTGTTTTTTTGTAATTACCTTCTCATTATTTTCAGTATTATCGATTTCATAGAGAGAACCATTCGTTTGTGGGGTTATTGATATACGTTTTATATTTTTATTTGTAGGTTCTAAAATAATATTACGTATGTCCATTCGTTTTTATAATACAAGTAGTTTATATTTGTTCATTATAGAAAAATATATTATATAAAGGAGATAAACATATATTATTATATTATACAATATAAAGACTATATACTCTTATTATGTTTACCAATCATGCACAAATATATCCGGTAGTAACCAATGCTGTAAATATGTCATCTATTGAAGAATTATTAGAAAATGAGAAACACAAAAACAAATCGGATTCTTGGAATAAATTGGACAAAACTGTTAAAACCCAAAAATTGCATGCTTTTGCAGAAAAATACGGAAAAGAGCATAGTTATTCTGCAAAAGATGTAAAAAATCTTAAAACGTTTTTTTCAAGTGCCTTAGAAAAAGGAAAATTACAAAAAACCAAGGAAGTCATTTATGAAAAAGAAATTGGTGAAATAACTAGTATTCCTGCATTGTTTTTTAATACCACTTCGAAATCTTTTACGTTGAAAATTATGGATTCGAAACGGGTAAGTACACTAAAATCCCTAACACCTAAGAAAAACACGGAAAAAAACCATGAGGAAATTGGGGCTTCTATATAAACCCGTAAAAAATATAAAATTGATTCAAAAAGAATCTAAACACTTTATATTATGTATATAAGCATAATATAATGAACACAAATACTATTCAGTATAGTGATGATACTCCATATAGTATTTTCAAAGACGAAACGGACAATGATGCTGATAAAAATGATGATGTATCTGATTCCATTAGTAGTGAAAGTATTGAGTATGAAACATGGTTAGATAATATTTCTGAAAAAAGTGCAGATGAAATAGAAGAAACTATTTTGGAATTGATGGAAGAATACATTTATGGCACTATATCAAAAATGTCATCTCCGCAATATCAAACAATGGTATGTTCAGATATAACCGCCTATTTATTCGGTTTATGGGTTGATAGTCAAATTTGCGAAAATACAGATGAGAATTATCTGGATTTGGAAAGATTTGTAAGAAAAACATATGCAAAATATATGGAAGACTATTGTATTATACCGGTAAGACAAACCGATATTCATAAGGCATTGCCTCCTATTAACACTAGTAGCATTTCTGAAAAGTTGATGCGTTTATATAGTATTGAACAACCTAAACAACGTACACCAGAATGGTATAAAACCAGATATAATATGATTACGGCGAGTAATATTTCAAAGGCATTGGGTAGTGAGGCGTCGCGTAATAGTTTAATATATGAAAAGTGCAAACCGCTTGTTTATACAGATAATCATGGAGTAAATACGGAATCGTCTATGCATTGGGGGGTTAAATATGAACCAATTACTGGAATGATTTATGAATCCATGTTTTCAGCTAAAATTGCTGATTTTGGTTGTATTCCGCATTCACAATATCCTTTTATAGGTGCATCGCCTGACGGTATAATCGTCGATCCATTTCATCCTCGATATGGTCATATGATCGAGATAAAAAATATAGTAAATCGGGAAATAACTGGTATTCCTAAAGAAGAATACTGGATACAAATGCAGGTACAGATGGAAACATGTGAGTTAGATTATTGCGATTTTATAGAAACACGTATAAAAGAATATGAAAATCAGGAACAATATATGGAAGATACGGAACATACATATAAGGGAATTGTACTCTATTTTGTGAAAAAAATGTTGGTTACAGATGCATTACCTGATGCCGGATTTACTGATAGAATGATGAACGCTCCATATTATGTATATATGCCATTGTCTATTCCCCTAAATAATCAATCTGATTGGATTCGTGAAAAACGGGAAGAATTGAAAGAAGAATATGTATTATATAGAACAGATTATTGGTATTTGGATACCATTTCATGCGTTTTGGTAGAAAGAAACCGCGAATGGTTTCAATCAGTATTACCTTCTTTTATTGAATTATGGGAAACTATAGTTAAAGAAAGAACCGATGGATATTCTCATAGAGCTGCAAATAAAAAACCGAAAATACCTATTATAAATCCAAATATAGATTCAACAATAAAAAATATAGCATTACCGAATACTAATAATAATATTTGCTTAGTTAAATTGGATATATAATATGGATTTGTTTTATTCATTTTTTAATTTTTTATTGATTTTATACAAATTATGATATAACTATGGTTTATAAAATGAAACATCTAGTTCAATACTTTGCTGCCTTATAATCATTTTTAAGTGTTCCATTTGTTGCTTTTGTGCTTCACATAATTCAGTAAGATAATCAATCCGTTGCTTGTGTTCTGTACATTGTCGCATTGCTTTTTCTTTTTCAGAAAATACATCATGTATTGAGGTTAGAATTGCCTTTCCTAGATTATTGTAATATGGGCTATGATGATCTAGGTATTCTATAATACCATCGGCAGTACGTAAATCGTATGTTTCCGTAGACACAGGTTGTTCGGCCTGTACCTTTCTTGATTCTAGATACTCATATTTTATATAAGGGCTTTTACGATTTCTAACGTATCCGGTTTCTCCGTCCAATGAGGATTCACTGTCCGATTCATCTTGGTAATATTCTACATGCTGAAAATCATCCGAACAATCTTCTTCGCGTTGCAATTTGCGTATATCCTTTAGTCGTTTCAATCTGCGTTTGCATTCTGCATGTTTTACTTCTCGTGCAGTTTCAATAAGTGTATGTTTTTCTTCTTTGGTAATATTATTACTATTTATTTTTTCCACGAGTTCATTCCATCCAACTCCCATATTAACAGGAATTGGCGGTGCTGTAGAAAATACTGTTTCGGTTAGTTTTGTCCTAGTTATTATAGGATTACTAGTACCATCCGATTCTATATATATTTTCAAAAGGTTGAAAAATTGATTGTGTACAGATGAACTTCCATAGAGTCGGTTTGTTCTTATAACAAACTCTTCAATTTCTTCACCGTTTTCGATACGGATTTCTGTATGGATAGCAATAGTTATTTTTGCGTGTTTTCCTCCTACAGTTTTGTAGTTAATCATGCAACTGTATATGGATTTTTTTTGAACGCTATTTACGTATTCTTGTTTTGGAACAATAATATCGATGCTATGATTTAAGTAAATAAACTTGTGGCAAAGTTGCGATAATCTTTCGCATGAAGTAGACATTCGAGACAATCTGAATACATGATTTCTTAACGTCCATGCTGTAATGCTACTTATACAAGACGGGTTTTCAAATTGCTTTCTTGCCAATGCAAAGGCTTCTTCGTCATTTAATGGTTCATAACCTAAATGTAGAGATTCACATGGTTTTAATGGTATCATTTTTGTTGGATCAGTTGATATCGTAGCCATTGGAGTCATTATAGTTGCATTAGCGAATGCGAATATCTCTTGACGCGAAGTGGTAGTAGATTGAAGTATTTGAGAGTTTGAAATATTCATCATGGTAGAGATTAGTATAAAGTGGTGTGGGCGGGATGTTTAAATAGATTTGATATAATTATTAGTATTAATATAATTATATAAACATTTCAATTTTATGCAAAACTATACAAACTAAAATGACATAAATAGTTTATGTCATTTATAGTAATAGTATCACATTATGACAGATATTCAGCCTATGGATGAAATGTATGTTACCAAAAGAAACGGTGAAAGAGAGACTGTTTCATTTGATAAAATACTTCAACGCATTAAAAAATTGGGGACAGAGGCCGGAATAAAGTTAAATTATACCAGTTTAGTCATGAAAGTGATTGACCAATTATATGATGGTATTTCCACAACTAAAATAGATGAATTATCTGCTGAACAATGTGCATCTTTAGCGTCGACGCATCCTGATTATAATATTTTGGCTGGAAGAATTGTTATTTCAAACCATCATAAAAATACACCATCTCAATTTTCTGAGGTAATCACGAAATTACATTCGCATTTAGATAAACATGGAAAACCTAGTTCACTCGTTTCAGAAGAATTATATCTGGTTGTATCCAAATATAAAGAGCAATTGGATATATTATGTGATTACAATCGTGATTATTTGATAGATTATTTTGGCTTTAAAACACTAGATCGAGCATATTTGATGAAAACAAACGGTAAAACAGTAGAACGTCCTCAACATATGTGGCTTAGAGTTGCAATAGGTATTCACGGAGATAATATGGAAAAAATAATAGAAACATATGACTTAATGAGTCAAAAATATTTTACTCATGCAACCCCTACTCTTTTCAACGCAGGAACGCCTCATCAGCAATTATCGTCATGTTATTTACTTTCTATGGAAAGCGACAGCATAGAAGGTATTTATAATACATTGAAGGATTGTGCATTGATTTCAAAATGGGCAGGAGGAATCGGCCTGCATATTCATAATGTACGAGCAGCCGGTAGTGATATACGAGGTACAAATGGGTCATCCAATGGTATTGTACCAATGTTGAGAGTATTTAACAATACGGCTAAATATGTAGACCAATGTGTCACTCCTGATACTCTTTTGTATACAAAAGACGGACAGATTGAAATACATGAATGTATTGCAGGTATCACACAAGTAGTCAATCGTGAAGGAGGTTTTGAAACTGTTCAAAAAGTATTGGAACATAAATATTCTGGACCAATGCAAGTAATTCAAACCGTAAATACTCATACTCAGGCTATGAGAATTACACCAGAACACCCTATATATGCACTAAAAATGTCAGGTGAAGATGCTATGACAAAACAAACAATCGAAAATAATTTACATATTGGGTTAGCTAATTTGGAATGGGTGGATGCTAAAAATATTTCACAAGGTGATTATATTGCGTATCCAATCCCACAAACCGTAATAGATTATCCAGAATTGACAGAAGAAATCTGTGAAATCTATGGTATTATACTTAGTGGAATGTTATTGCATTCCAGAAATCCTTTCACTTTAAATAGTGATGATTACATTGGATGGAATTGTATTACACATTTACCTAATAAAATAAACCAAATAGCCGAGTTTTTTACAAAACATGCTATAAAATATGAAACCAAGTTTTTACGATATTACAATGCCATTTTATGGGAACCAACAACCGTATTACCATTTTCACGAAGTGATTTCTATACTAATAAACAATTGGCAGTAGGATCCCGTTGGCAACATTTACCTTTGAATAAATTGTCAAAATTATTAAGGGGATTAGAATGCCAAAATGAATCATTTTATGAATTAGCGAATGTTATTCCGTATTTGCGATTGCGATTAGGTATAATGCCTGATGATTGTATAAAATACAAACAATTTTGGTTAGTTCTAGTAATTTCAAACAGTGAAATGAATTATTCTGGATTAGTATATGACTTACAAATGAGTAAAGAACATAATTATTTGTTGGAAGGTGGATTGGTTCACAATGGTGGTGGAAAACGTAACGGATCGTTTGCTATTTATTTGGAACCTTGGCACTCGGATGTAGAATTGTTTTTACAAATGCGTAAAAATCATGGCGAAGAAGAATTGAAAGCCCGTGATTTGTTTTATGCGTTATGGATTCCGGATTTGTTTATGGAAAGGGTAAAATCGGATAAGATGTGGACATTAATGTGTCCAGATGAATGCCCTGGGTTAGCGGACGTATATGGGGATGATTTCAAAGCATTGTATGAGAAGTACGAGGATTCTGGAAAAGGTCGTAAAACGATGAAGGCACGTGATTTATGGTTTCAAGTATTAGATGCCCAGATGGAAACAGGTACCCCCTATATTTTGTATAAGGATGCTGCTAATAAAAAATCAAACCAAAAAAATGTTGGCACCATAAAGTCGTCAAATTTATGCGTTGCTCCAGAAACGATGATTCTTACAGATGAAGGTCATATAGAGATACATTTACTGGAAGGTAAAAAAGTAAATGTTTGGAATGGTGAAGAGTTTAGTGAAGTAAACGTATTTAAAACAGGAGAAAACCAGGAATTAATTGATGTTTTTACAAGTGATGGGTGTAAATTGTCATGTACAAAATATCATAAGTTTTTTATACAAGATACTTATTCAAAAAAATCCACAAAAATGGTAGAAGCAATGGATTTGAAACCTGGTGACAAAATAATTAAATGTGATTATCCAATTATAAATGGAAGCGAAAAGATGAATTATGCATATACTCATGGATTTTTTTGCGGTGATGGAACATATGGAAACAAAAATGTAGATATGGAAGAACGTAGATGCAAATATGCGTGTTTGAATAATCATTATTATTGTAAAAGACATATTGATTTTGAAACATCCTATGCATTAGAAAAAATAGACACAAATACATTAAGTACAACTCAATGTAACGCAATGTCATATGTAAAAAAACCAATCGTATATTTGTATTCAAATAAAAAAGAATTGTTGAAATATATGGATTATAGAACATGTAAGGTTAATAATGAACGAATCGTCATTACTTTGCCATTAGACATAGAAGAGAAATTCTGTGTTCCTTTGAATAATACTATAGCCGATAAAATGGAATGGCTTTCTGGGTATTGTGATGCAGATGGAACTATTTCTAATAATGGTAATAATCAACAATTGCAAATTAGTTCAATTAATTATGATTTTCTAATGAAGGTTAAATTAATGTTACAAACATGTGGAATAAACCCACAATTGAAATTAATGAAACCTACTGGATTTAGTAACTTACCGGATGGAAAAGGAGGTCATAAATTATTTAAGACCCAACCACTGTATCGTATATTGATTTCATCGCATGATTTAATACATCTTTCTGATATAGGATTTTCTCCAAAAAGGTTAATAATACACTCACTAAATAATCCAAATCGTTCTGCAAAACAATTTATTACAATTACAAAGATTATCAATGAAAATAGAGTAGATGATACTTATTGTTTTACTGAACCCAAACGACATATGGGTATATTCAATGGTATATTAACTGGACAATGCACGGAAATAATCGAATACTCGGACGAGAATGAAACCGCCGTATGCAATCTAGCCAGTATAGCATTACCTGCCTTTGTTAATACGCAAACCAGTCCACCTACATTTGATTATGAAAAGTTGCATGAAGTATCACGCCTAGTAACTTATAACTTAAATCGCATTATTGACGTGAATTATTATCCTACTCCAAAAACCAAAACAAGCAATATGCGTCATAGACCGATTGGTATTGGCGTGCAAGGTTTGGCGGATGTATTTATGATGATGAATCTACCATTTATATCAGATGAAGCGAAACAAATAAATCGGTATATTTTTGAAACAATCTATCATGCGTCATTGACCGAGTCATGTGCAATTAGTAAAGTAGATGGTCCTTATTCTACATTCCGCGGTTCACCTGCAGATTTAGGACAATTGCAATTTGATATGTGGAATGTAGTACCTGACTCAGGTAGATATGATTGGGATAAATTGAAACAGGATATACATATATATGGTATTCGTAATTCTTTGTTATTGGCTCCTATGCCAACCGCGTCTACATCTCAGATTTTGGGATATAATGAATGTATTGAACCAATTACGAGCAATATCTATAGCCGTAGAACATTGGCAGGTGAGTTTATTATTGCGAATAAATATTTGATGCAGGATTTGATTCGTCTGGATTTGTGGAATGATCGGATTAAAAATAATATCATAGGAAACCATGGTAGTATTCAGCAAATCGATACAATTCCACAAGAAATACGAGATAAATACAAAACGGTTTGGGAAATGCCAATGCGTAGTTTGATTGACATGGCAGCAGACAGAGGGGCTTATATTTGCCAGAGTCAAAGTTTGAACTTGTGGCTGGAAGATCCCAATTATTCGTCCTTGACATCCATGCATTTTTATTCTTGGTCGAAAGGATTAAAAACAGGTATTTATTATTTACGAAGAAGAGGCAGACATCAAGCACAACAATTTACTATAGAACCAGAAAAAGGAAAAGGGGTATCAGAAGAACATGAAATATGCGAAATGTGCTCAGCATAAATTATCGCACGATATTCCACTAAGATGTAAGTAGCATTTGAGACAAACCATGGTATCCACCATAGAATCATGTAGATTGTCGGGTATGGTTCCAAATAATTTTTGATGAAGTTCGGAAAGTTTAGGGTATTTTTTATATGTATATGGAATACCCCTTTTATCGATAGAGCTGACTATAATATTACATAGTTCAACCGTATTTGTCATAGTGCAACATCTTGTTTTTTTTGCTGATACTTCAAATCCAGTTGTTAATAAAATAAATAAATGTCGCATTTTTCTTTGTATATAACGTTCGTTGCGTTTTAATTCAATTCGAACCATGTTTGTGTCAAAATCGATATTATGTGCAACAATTGTATCGCATCTCATATATTGTTCATATAATTTATCAAGTGCATCGTGAATACATACTCCTTCGGAACATTTTGCACGCGTAGCTCCAGTAAGTTCTTCAATTTCTCGTGTAATGGAAACACTGGATGGAATATTGATATAGGTATTGTAAGAATTGTCTATTTTTTGTGTAGTCATATCATAAACAACAAAACTTAATTGAATAATATACGGACATTTTTCTATATCTGGTTGATTTTTTGGAATAAGACCAGTTGTTTCCACATCGAATACGAGAACAAGATTTGACATGTTTTGCAAATGATAATTTATATCAATGGTATTGATTATATTATTTATAAATGAAATTAAATAATACAATCAATTTTACGTAAAATTATTTATAGCTATTTAATAACTTTGTATATTATTATTATTATGAAAATATATAAATATATTGATATAACAAATATATTATACATATAGTTATAGTTAAAGATGTCGGACCAATTTAATCTAACATTCGTAACATATTATTTACACGATAAAGATAATTCTCCGCATAATCCAGAATGGGATGTAGGTAGATTAGCTGAACTTGCAAATACTGGTATACCCCTTTATGTTTTTGTAAATAATGAAAATAAGGATGATTTGGATTTTTTGAAGGGACTTTCAAATATTTATATCAAACTTATTGAAAAAACGGAGTTATGGATGTTCCAATATTTAAAAGATAAAGAATATAGATTACCACAAACTAGAGATCAGATCAAAGATACTGCTGATCACTTATCATTGACACATTCAAAAGTAGAATTGGTATACAAAGCATCCCTAGATAATCCATGGAATACTACACATTTTGCCTATATTGACTTCAACATTACATATTTGTTTTGGCATAAGGATACCACCTATCAATATCTATATCAAATGGCAAAGCGTACTTTTTTCTCAAAAATATTGATGCTTCCCGATTGTGCTAGAAGAGTCACAATGGATATGTTGGAAAGTCTGAAAGATATTATTTACTGGCGTTTTTGTGGACCGTTTTTTATAGGGGATAAAGAATCGATTGCCGAATGGCGGGAAACTTATTACCCGTATTTTTCTGAATATTTTGAATCCTATAAAACACTAACATGGGATGTTAATTTTTTGTCATGGGTTGAAGTATACAAGCGTTGCGATTTCAGAACCTATGCAGGTAATCATAACGATAGTTTAATATTGGGTATTTCGGTAGACTGTATAACCAAGAATATGTCCGAGGTGGCTAGGTTCGAAAAACACAATTATCCTGTCATACCTCAATTTAGACCTACCTCCGCTTCTTATATAAAAACTAATGACGGTAAACGATGGTTAAATATACGATATGTAAATTATTGGCTATATAAAAATGGATGCTATGGATATCCTACTAGTGAACATGTAATTGAGAATAAAAACATGTTATGTGAATTGAATGAAAATATGATACCAATTGACGGTTCATTTCGAACAATGGACGAAACGTTAGATATACCATTATATGAAGGTCATGTATATTCACGTGGATTGGAAGATATTCGGTTATATACTGCAGAAAATGGTAATATAAAATGCATTGCCACCAATGTAAATTATTCGCCAAATGGTAAAAACCATATGATTGAAGCAGAATATGATATGGAAACGCATACTATTAGTAATGGCCATGTATTGATGCCTCCAAATGAGAGCGGATGTGAAAAGAATTGGATTCCATTAGATAAAGATGGGCAATTTATATATAAATGGCATCCTTTAGAAATTGGTAGGTTGGATGAAAATAATAAATTGAATATTACCCATTCTTACCCAACGAATGCATTTTATTTTGATAAAATACGTGGATCAACTACATTTATTGAGGTTGAAAATGGTCTTTTAGGATTAGTTCATTTTAGCGAGGAACATTCTCCTAGACATTATTATCATACCTTGGTTTTATTGGAGAAAGGTACCTATCGTCCATTGAAATACTCTAATTTCTTTTGCTTTAAAAAATTGTGTGTAGAGTTTTGCATTGGATTTACGAATGAATTGGAAAATGATTATGTATTTTGGATATCGCAAATGGACCGTGATCCATTGACTGTTTTTATCCCTAAAGTAGAAATACCGTTATGTTTTGAGTTTTAGGTATCATGAAGATATCTGAAAGCGAATCGTAGATCACATCGAGAAAACTCTATATAAAGAAGTTAGTAAGAGTTTGAAGTGTATATAGGTTGAATAATTTGTAATTATAATGTATATAATTATAATTACAATAATGAATGCTGATAGTAATACTATGAAAACAATATCATCTGATGGTTCATCTAAACCTACTAATATAGCAAAACAATATACAGTTGAGTATACTATAACAGAGGATGGTAGTATCTATGTTTTAAAAATTGACATAAATGATGAAAAACGCAAATCGGATATTTTAGATTCCAAGGACGCAATTAAAGTATACGATGGAATAAAAAAATCCAAGGTATCCAATATTTCTGGTAGTAATTTACAAACTATAATCGCAAAAAAGAGTATCCCTGAAGTAGATATAGTTAAAGATAATAGTGAAACATCGAATATTGAAACACCTTCTATAGTCCAACCTGAATCATCAAGCGATACCTCATTATCTGACAATAATACAGAAAAAGAACCAAAAGATGTTCAATCCACTGAAGAAAACGACCTCAAATCAGAAGGTACTCAACCTATTCATGATAATTCATCATTTAATAGTTATGAAAAACAATTAAAGGATATTGAAAGTGATATAAAAGAATATGAAGACTTTATTGAGAATTGGAAAAATGAAAGAAAAGCATATGATATAAACGATAATAATAGCATAACCGAAAATGAAACCAAACAAAAAGAAGAATACAAAAAATTGAGAGAAACCATACAGAGAAACATTCAAGCAATTGATGATAAACTGGAACAGAATACAGAAATAAGTGAGGATGAAAAAAACAATTTTATTGAAGAAATTAGAAAATTACAAAAAAAACTGAATGACGTAGATATTAATGACTATGTGAAAGAGAATGTAGATGAAGTACCATTAAAGGAAGATGAAGTAGGTAACCCAATGCATGTTTCGTCGAATGAATCTACGAATATGATTCAAACGACACTACCACAAGAAGTAGAGTCAGAAATAGCCACAAAAATACAAGAACCAGAAAAACCATCCCTCATAGAATCACAACAATCAAACCCATCAGAATCGCAAGGTGATGATAGTACCCAAAATGAATCATCTGCTTTATTAAAAGATACTATAACATCAAATAGTAAACCCGAAGCAGATAGTATTGCAACCACAAAAAGTCCAATGCATGAGGGCGGATATGATTCTACTAAAATATTTTTACCGAAACATACCCGAAAACATAAAATATCCAGAAAATCAAAACCACAAAGACGTTCTCATACATTGAGAACATATCACAAATAAACCCAATCGATTATCACAATATATTTATATATTTATATTTTTATACTGTTGGAAAAAACTCCCAATCTAAATCCATACATACCTTTTTCCATATCATGTCCTGTTCTAATTGTTTTTCTCGGTCTTTCATCATAGGAATATATGGCAAATATTGGACTTGATCCAATAATACGCACAATTGATATAATGTATAGGTATAATTGAAAAAATTGGTACGGTTTGCCGGACAATGAACTGCCCAAGGTTTTTGTATTTCAATAAAGAGAACACAAAGCGTTTCATGCAATTCTTCATTCATAATGGGTGGTTTTATACCAAAAATTGAATTAATATATTGAATATGTTCAAAATATTTATTAAGTCCTAGTTTTCGTAAAATCTCACGCATCTTGTCATAGTTTATAATCGACATATCCGTAATACGCTCTTTTTTAATACGTGCACGAATGGCATCTATAACTTCTTCGGGTATTTGAGTAGTTTCTTTTGCCTGGAATTGAGAAAGGATTTCTTTGAAATGATTGAGTCGAATATATGCTGTATAAGATACTTCGTTCGGAGGTTCTTTATTAGACGGTTTAGAGTTGTCGACAATATAAGTAATATATTGACCACATTTTGAATTATTGCATATGAGAATACCTTCTTCATCCTGTGGAATGAGTTCTCCGGATTTACATTGTTCGCATATATCTGATGGTACGACAAAATCATGTATATTTATGATAGATTGATTTATATTTTTCCAATATGCGTGATAAGTATTCTTGGATTGATTGTATTTGTTGCTTGTTATATTTGAGGCATCTTCCGATTTTGCCTTTATTTTGAAGAATGAATTGAGAACATTTACATTTTGACCATTATCTCCTGAAGAAACCTTTTTTTTTTGTTCGAAATAGTCGAAAATATGTTTGGAATTGTCAAGTAGATATTGTTTACGTAATGATTTAAGTTGTTTTATTTTTTGAGAAAGGGTTTGTATCTGGTCTTTTATATCCATAAATGTATCAATTTGGTTTTTAGGCAATTGTTTGAGTTGATTTTTCAAAAGTGCCTTTTTAGATTGTAAATCAGGTATTTGTTCTGTTTCAATGAGATGAAAGTTATTCAGCATCTCGGTATGCTTTTCATCAATGGTTCCTTTTGTAGGGTTCATTGCATTAGATGTATGCTGTTTTTGCATTTTTATATTATATTATTTTTATAATATAATAGATTTGGTGTTTTTATGTTGATTTATTGGGATATTATATCATTATAATTTATATATGCTTGGTGTTATGTCAAATCAATCGAAATCAGCGAAATCATCCTCGAATAGATCAATTAAATTCAAAACAACCCCAAAACCAAAAACAAATACAAAAACGGTAAAAGGAAAAACTTATGAAGAATCACCTATCGAAGATATAGAAGAACAACATATAGAAATGGCTAAAGAAGAAGAAATTGTTGCATCAAAATCATTATTTGATGCAAAACTTATAACTGCAAGTTACGGTATTCAACAAGCATTGAGTTTACCCAACCCGCCTATATTTATGAGAATACTTATAGATTCTAACAATCCAAAAACAGAGATGAGAAGATGTTGTTATACAATAAATGAAGTAGAACAAGATATATATACACATCTTTCGATATTACAAAAAAATCCTGGGATAGCAGTACCGTTTGATAGGTATATTGTACATTGTTTTATTTCTATAAATACCGAACAAATTGATCCAAATTATGTAAATGGTCCAGGTTACGAAACTGTTGAAATTACGTTCAATCGTTTGATTGACGGAGCCGGAAATATAAATGAACAATCGTATAAAGATACGATTGATTTGTTACGTAGTTATAATGCAATATTTTTAGGATTAGATAATGATACTAAGATAAAAATATTATCATACTTAGAAATATATAATAATTATAAAAATCCGGAGTCATTTATACGGAAGGCACACGGATATCATGCATTAAAGGAAACTTTGCAACCATTATCAATAGACCCAGTGATTGAAAATTATCTTGCACAACTTATAAAAGGTTATGAAGAAACTCTTCAGAATAAAGGTATATCAGATTATATTGAGTGGTTAAATTATATAATACAACCAGAGGGTGAAACATTATCTAACCCTGAACTAACATATTTATATTTACAATCAACATTTGATCAAATTGAACGGCTATTTTCAATTGATATGTATGAAATCATTCTACATGAATTATTTGAATCATTACCTAATCCAGAAGAAATAATAATTGGTGATACTATAACTGTTGGAGATAAAAATGTACCTATACCCGCTGCAAGTAATTTCAATGATGTTTTACAAAAAATTAATTCTGTGGATGACCCATTATTAAAAATACAATTAAATTTTGTTTATAATTTTTATTTTTTGTTGAAATCTTTATGTTTTATATTACACGATAAACCGGTTAACTCATTTGTAGACGTTTTGTTTGAATACATTGTATTACCAATGTTCAATTACTCAGCAAACACCTTTATTAATATACACAGTATTATAACTGATTTTGTTACAATTTGGAGGGAAGGATTTACTAAAGGTGGATCGTCAGTTGCATCTCAAACTAGATCACATCAAACTGCTGCGAATTTAACAACCAGTTTTACTCAAGTAATGAAACATTATAATATAATTGTTCCAGAAAAAATATTGGTATATTCAATGCCATATTCAGTGTTTAGATATGATATAGCTGAAAAAAAACGTGTAAACGAATTGCTTAAATATTTTAAATATGCATTATCAGATGCAGTAGGTAATGAGTTTATTCAAAACCTTCATAGTGATATAGAATTATTATTTCCTTTTGGTCCAGCAATCCAAGACGCTGCACCTCCTTCAAGAACAAACGGACCATTAATTGTTATAAAAGAAAACATATTAGTGTCTCAAGCTGGAGCTATGAATACAGCAGCAATATCAACACAAGGTATTGAATTAGAAAAGCAAGTTGTCGATATTCATACAATTTCATATTCTAGTAGTATAGTTACAGAACCGGTTAGATTTGGTGATATTGTAATATATCCTTTACAAAATGGAACAGTACAACCATTTGTACTATATTATTTGGATCCAATAGTACATTTTCCATCAGAAAATATTGTTAGTATAATATCTGAGTTCAACGCTGGTTCTGGTATATTAATAGATTTTATGAATAATTTAAATACATCTTGGAGTACTGATATTTTTAGAAATTATATGATTATAAATGATGTAGGAGTATATGGTCTAGACGGATTACCAAAAATAAAACTGTTATTTGGAGTCTCATATGGAAGAATATCTCAAAATGATACTATTCCATTGATAAAAGATTTACTAGATATGAGTAAATCGGCTAGAGGTTCTGGTCCTCCAAAAAATATAGTAACTCTTAAATGGTTAGGTCAAAATACCAATACTTATATTGAAAAAAAATCAAAAGTATTACTGGCATCGTTTACAAAAGAATTAGGAGATCAAGCTAAACGAAATGTAGTGGAATTATTGAACAGTAACGGACCAAATAAAGGATTTTTAGCAACAGTTGATACATTTTTACCACATGCATTCATAAACGGGCTTTGTATAGTTAGAGCTGGAAATATAGAAATATATGAACAAGAGGGTTTTAGAACAATAGATCGTGATACTATTGTATCTATATTGAAAATAATTAAACAATATGAAGATTATACACTAATATCCGGAGTAGTAAACAATTTTTTAGAACAAATAAAACAATCGATAAAAACAACTATTGACTATTTAGTACCTAATATCAAAGCTCACGAAATATCTGAACCGAATATTGATATATTCAAACATATATTGTTATATTGTGGCATTTACACAGAATTACATATAAATCCACTATTAATTAGCATAGACGCTTTTCATTCTATTATATATAATTTTATAACTACATGGCAAACCCCTGGATTTTCAGATGCAAATTCATTTATGAAAAGAATATTATTTTTAGGCAAAATACGAGAAATCTTTGCTATTTATGAAAAAGATATAGATACATTTCAAAGTTTTTTTATAACCTATGAAAGTGGAGGTAAAACATTTACAGAAAAACATTTAGGTAGAATTATAGAAAAATATTATAGTTATCATTATGTAGACCCATTATTCGATTTTGATACAGAAATTAATAAAGTATTTGATGAAGCCCCATTATTTTATTTATTGAAATATTGGAATGATATGAAATCTATACGAGTTCCAAATAAAGGGCGTAACAGCATACCGGATAAAGAATTACCAACCTATTCTATAGAAGTATATTACAATGCAGTTTCTCATAAAATAAATGATTTTATTAAAAAGTATGTAGATAAAATGTTCTACGATGTAATTGGAATGGTTTTAAACAGTATTTTACCGGGTTTTGCTGATAAAATAGTTGAATTCAATGATAAAAATGAACCTGCATATGATGATTCTCAATCATCGCAAATAGAAACATTGGTAGATTATGCAGAAAATGATGATGCTCAAAATATAGTAAATGAGCCTTCAACTGAAGTCTTAATAGAAATACCTGACCATGATATTATTGATTTTGGAACAAAATTACGAGATCCATCTCTATTATCAGAAATAGATCCTACGTTATCTATGCCAGGAGGTAAACTGTTTAGAAATAAAAACATATATTCTAGAAGAAAAATAACCAAAAAAAATACCAAACGTCTTCGTAAAACCCGTAAAATTACTAAACGGCCTAAATATATAAGGAAAAATGTCACAAAAACCCGTCAATAATTTCGAGCATCAAAAGATGGTATTTATTATGAATGCACTCGATGACGGTTGGTGTGTAAAAAAATCACAAGATAAATATATTTTTTCTAAAAAACATGAAAACAAAGTAGAAGTTTTTCAAGAAGAATATTTAGCCACATTTATTTTGAAAAATATGACATTATCCCCTTCTCAAATATAACAAATCGTATATGTATACACATTTTATATACGTATATGCAGATATTCTAGTATTATAACATACATACTTCAAATATTACCTACCAGTTGACCCAAACCCACTCACGCCTCTTTCTGTAACAGAATGGTCATCTACCAAAGCTACTTCTGAAAATTGTTCAAATCTTGTCAGAATCATTTGTGCAATTTTGTCACCTTTTTGTATTTGGTAATCTTTGTTCTCCGAATGATTGATAAAACATACAAATATTTCTCCACGATAATCACTATCCACTACCCCTGCACCAATATCAATACTATGTTTTACTGATAACCCTGAACGAGGAGCAATACGCAAATAATATTTTTCTGGATTCTCATCCAATCCATAGGAACTTTCCCAACTTACTGAAATACCAGTTGGTACTAATACACGGGTTTTGGCACAAACTAATATATCCTTTGTAGAAAATAAATCCATTCCTGCAGCAGCAGATGATCCATAAGTGGGTACTTGTGCATCTGGATACAATGTTTTAATATTAAGACGCATACTTGTTTTGTGTTATAATAAATATATTTGTCTATTATGTTTATGTAGTTTACAAAAAATATATAAACATAAAAATCTATTTATTATGTAGTATTATCAATGCCAAAATGTGCAGAATCCACATGTAACAAAAATGCATATTTTAACACGATAGGTAAAACAAAGGGGGTATATTGTTCGAGCCACAAACTAGAAGGAATGGTAAATGTAGTCGATAAATTATGCGAGTCTTGCGATAAACGTGCAATATATAATTATCCTGGAAAAACAACAGGAAAATATTGTATTGTTCATCAGATCGCAGGAATGATAAATGTAAAACTGAAGCATTGTGCAGAGGTAGGTTGTTATACAACTCCTATTTATAATATGCCAGGATGTTCTACGGCTAAATATTGTTCAGAACATAAGGAAGATAGTATGGTAAATGTTGTATCAAAAAGATGTCATCAAGATGACTGCGAACGTATTGCACAATTTAATGTAGAGGGAGAAAAAACGGGTAAATATTGTTCTATTCATAAATTGGAAAATATGATAGATATAAAACATAAACGATGTGAACATCCCGGATGTTCAAAAATGCCATCCTATAAGTATTTGGAAGATACTCAACCTAGATTTTGTGCTCAACATAAAACCGATGAAATGATAGACGGAAAACATATGCGATGTGAGTATGTAGGATGCAGCATAGCACCAACTTTTAATGAACCTGGATATACTCGTCCTAAAATGTGTTCAACTCATAAAACTGAAACGATGATAGATGTTTTTCATACAAAATGTATTTTTGATGAATGTAATCTTCGAGCAGTTTATAATTTTAAAAATATAAAATCAGCGAAATATTGCATAAACCATAAAGATAATGGAATGATGGATGTATTTTCAAAAGTATGTTTATCCGAATGGTGTTCAACTAAAGTTTCTAATAAATATGACGGGTATTGTTTTTTTTGCTATATAAATTTATTTCCAGATAAACCAATAACACGTAATTATAAAACAAAAGAAAAAACTATTGTAGATAGTGTTATAGAAACGTTTCCGCAAATGACGTGGTACTCAGACAAAAAAATAGTTGACGGTTGTTCTAAAAAACGTCCCGATTTATTATTGGATTTAGGAAATCAAGTTATTATTGTAGAAATAGATGAAAATCAACATAATGCATATGATTGCAGTTGTGAAAATAAACGATTGATGATGTTATCGCAAGATTTGGGACATAGACCAATTGTGTTTATTCGATTTAATCCAGATGATTATATTGATAAAAATGGCGTAAAAATATCATCATGTTGGAAGCTACAAAAAACTGGCATTTTGGCAATTAATAGACTTAAAACAAAAGAATGGGCTAACAGATTAGAAGTTTTGAAAAATCAAATAAATTATTGGCTCACTAATAACACAGATAAAACAGTTGAAATAGTGCATTTATATTATGACGGTATGGAGTAGTTATTATATTTTTCAAGTATCTAACATAATTTAAAAATAAATATTTGAAAAAGATTTAGCAATTCATAAAATAAATTATTTAGCAATTCCTATAAATTATTTTCTTTATATAGTATATAACGAACCTACAATATGGGTGGAGCACTTATGCAATTAGTCGCCTACGGCGCCCAAGACGTTTTCCTTACAGGAACCCCCGAGATCACCTTCTGGAAGGTCTCTTATCGCAGACACACCAACTTCGCTATGGAGAGTATTGAGCAAACTTTCTCCGGCCAGGCCGATTTCGGTCGCCGCGTTACATGCACAATCTCCCGTAACGGTGATTTGTGCTACCGCACATATTTGCAGGTAACACTCCCTGAGATCAACCAGTCGATGGCTAACACTGGTGCTTCTTCTACCAACCAGGGCGTTTATGCTCGTTGGTTAGACTTCATTGGTGAGCAACTTGTTGCTCAGGTTGAGGTTGAGATTGGTGGTCAACGCATTGATCGCCAATACGGTGACTGGATGCACATCTGGAACCAACTCACCATGTCTGCTGAGCAACGCCGTGGATACTTCAAGATGATTGGTAACACAACCGCTCTTACCTACATCACAGATCCTTCCTTCGCCAACATCTCTGGCCCTTGTGCTGCTGCCAGTGGACCTTCTCAAGTGTGTGCTCCTCGCAATGCTCTCCCTGAGACAACTCTCTATGTTCCCCTCCAGTTCTGGTTTTGCCGCAACCCCGGGTTGGCTCTTCCTCTGATCGCTCTTCAATACCACGAAGTCAAGATTAATCTTGATATTCGCCCTATTGGTGAGTGCTTGTGGGCTGTATCCACCCTCAACTCCATTGGATCTGGTTCTACTGTGTCGGTGACAACTGCTTACCAATCCTCTTTGGTTGCTGCCTCCCTCTATGTTGACTACGTTTTCTTGGACACCGATGAGCGTCGCAAGATGGCTCAAAACCCCCATGAGTATTTGATTGAGCAGGTGCAGTTCACTGGTGATGAGTCGGTTGGATCTTCCAGCAACAAGATTAAACTCAACTTCAACCATCCCTGCAAAGAGCTTGTTTGGGTTGTTCAACCCGATGCCAACGTTGATTACTGCTCGTCCTTGACAAACAACAGTGTTTTGTTCAAGACTCTTGGTGCCCAGCCTTTCAACTACTCTGATTCGGTTGATGCTCTTCCTAATGCTATCCATGCTTTCGGTGGACCTTCTGAAATATCTGGTACTGATCAATTCATCAATACATCTGGTTTGTTCCAAATGCCCGGAGCTGAGGATGTTTCTAATGCTTATGGAACAGCTGGTATGTGGGGAGGCAGTACTCAAGCGTTTGGAGGTCCTCCTGCCCCTGCTCCTGAGTCGGGTGTATCGGATGCTGGTACATTCGTTCTTGCTGAGACTGCTCTTGATATGCACTGCTGGGGAGAGAACCCCGTTGTCACTGCCAAGCTCCAGCTTAACGGCCAGGATCGCTTCTCTGAGCGTGAAGGTTCCTACTTCGATGTGGTGCAACCCTACCAGCACCACACCCGTAACCCTGATACAGGCATCAATGTGTACTCCTTCGCTCTCCGCCCTGAGGAGCACCAGCCTTCTGGTACCTGCAACTTCTCCAGAATTGATAACGCTGTTCTCCAGCTTGTCCTTTCTGCCGCCACCGTCGGTGGTACCAACACGGCTAAGGTCCGTGTGTATGCCGTAAATTACAATGTTCTCCGCGTGATGTCGGGAATGGCTGGGGTAGCTTACTCAAATTAAATGTGACCTACATTTTTACGAGTCTAGATTTACTATTAATTGAATAAAAATAAAAAATCAATATTATATGAAATAATATAATATTGACTTGTAAATAACATATACTATAGTGGGTTTATGAATCACTTTATTTATTTTGATGACAATCAATTATATGGAATGATAAATAAAAATATTTATTATGTAATCATAGAATATGTATAAAAAATAATATTGCTCGTTCAATCTTAGTTATCCAGGTTTTCCCGATAACCTACCACTTCTTGTCAGGAGATGTTCGCAATATATAAGTCTTTTAATTTCACCTTAATGTCTAGTTGTGTGATTTGTTGCCCACTGGAAACAAATAATACAATCTAGCATATACACTGGTCATATGGAACAATATTCCATACAACTAGACATTAATAGTTTATAATTCTTGGGTTTTACTTAGTTATTTTTTAAGTTTTTATATATCAATTCAAAATAATTTATACAGTTTTTTATTCATGTTCCTCTTCAAAGATGCTACGAAACAATTCTTTATGTTCAGCAAGATTTTCAGAAGTCCATGCAGGGCTTCCATCTCCTATCATAGAGAACGCCACAATTTTTGGATTGACTTTATTGCATAAAGGACATTTTTTTCGGTGGATATGTCTACCTCTCTCAACTCTTATAGGAGTTCTTAAGAAATCTATCCAGCATGTAAGTCCAAACTTGTGGCCGCAATTAGTTTGTATAGTTTCGCCTTTTATATGCGAATGTAAACAAATTGCACATTCTTGACTACAATTTCTTTCAAAATGGCGTCTTTTTAAGGAAACCATATTTACTAAGGGTTGATCCACAAATCTCACCCGTTTTAGCTGAAATAAAGCAGTTAAGTCTCTTACTTGATTAGAGTTTACTCGTCCTATTGCGAGAAGAGTATTTAATTCTTCTGTATTTCTAATCATTTCTATAGGGTTGTTCATTTGGTTCAGTCTGGTTGTGTCAGTTTATTAAATAAAGTTTAATATGAATATTTTAATAATAATAATAATAAACTTTATAAAAAAGTATTTCAATTTTATAAAATTACAAGATGGTCTGTCTCGAAGCGGTAGGATATCGAGAAAAACTTTGGGGGGGAAACTTCAAAATACTTTGGATAAATCAAAATATTTATTATAATTTTAGTAATAAACTATATAATAATTATAAATATTTTATTTTATAATTATTCATGCAACTAGATAATTCATGCAACCTTTTATATGAACTTGGTATGAAATATGGAACAGATAAAGTAAATCATTATTTTTACAGATGCAGTAAACTATGAGTTTGCAGGAAATCGACCCATGCAGGTATTACATCATAATCTGATTGGTAGTATTACGTTTTCTAAAAATTGTATTATTATTGTAAAACATACTCAAACAGATAAACCATATCGATATTCCTACAAATTATAATATTATAAACATAAATAATACTGTAAATGTAATATAATGAATTACTTAGTAAATAAAAACTATCTAAATAATATCAACGAATCAGTACATGAACGAAAGAGTTTCACAAAACCTGAATAAAAAATGACCAAATGGTATCTTTTTATATAATTAATTATTATTATTACAATCATACAAATAACTATAACAAATGAGTAATAATATTATCAATACCAGATTGACTCATTCGGGTCAAGCTCATACGATTTGGTCTGAATGAGGGTATAAAATCATTGCTGAGTATTTCGATCTGGCGACCAACTGGGAAAAATGGCTTATCGCCGGTTTCAGTAAGCTCTATAAAATCTCCTTTATCTGTCCAATAAAGCCCTGTATCTATAGAATATTCAATCGATGATGAAATTCGAGCAATAATACATGTTCGCTGCTTTGCGTATGCAATGAGGACAATATCACCGACTTTCATTTCTTCGACGAACCGCCTGTCTTGTCCTTTGGATAATCGTCCACCTGGTTTGTGTGGAACCATCTCATTGTATACGCCATCAATGACATTTTTACGAGCATTCCCCTCACCACCCCATGGACACGTAATAATTCCCTTCAGGTTTAGTTCTCTCATTTTAATTTGATCTGTTTTTTCGCCATAGTTTTGACGAAGAACCCAATAATTGTTGATTGACATTGTTAACTTACGTTTGTGCGAATAATCTCAAAAAGTAGTGTAATCAAATTATTTTACTATGTAATATACATTTTTATAAAAAAGTATTTCAATTTTTAGGAAAATGTAGTTTATATTTATAAAATCTCAATATGAAATTTGTATTCACATAAAGCCGTTCCTTTGCACAATTTTTTAGTAAAGTGAATAAAATTGATAGTTTTCTTTATTTTGTTGTAGTAATAAATAAAATAAATATGAATATGATACCATTTGAACGTTCATTTGCTTCCCATGAAAAATCGCCATTTCTGTCTAATAAGAATATAGATGATTATGGAGATATTATAAATCCTAGAAACATATTTAGATCATCTAGTAAAAAGTTTCTATTTACATGTAATGTATGCCTACATGATTTTGAATCACAACTTGATAATATTATCAAAGGACAATGGTGTCCATATTGTTCAAATCCACCAAAAAAATTATGTAC